CGGTGGTCGCCGTATCATCTCACAATGGCAATAAATACACTAAAAACAGTAAAATTCAAAACCAAATAAAATATACCTTTTTATTTGGTTTATTACTAGTAATTAACAATAATAATTTATTTTTTGTTATTTGATTTATTTTTTGATGATGAACTATTTTCCGATTTCGCGGCATTTGCTGCTGCTAACATATATCCAGCTGCTTTCTGTGACAAATATTGCGATGATAATTTTTGTGAGTTATTTTGATTTACCGGCATTGAATAAATACTATACACTATATACTATACTATCTTTAAATAATGTATCACGATATATCAATTCGTATTTTTACATTAAAATATGTTATATAAACCAATATGTAACAAACTTAAATAAATATCTATAAGATAACATACAATAGTAGTATACGATGAGCGGTAAAATGATTTATAATCCAGATTCGGGAATATATGAACCAGAGCAAGATCCACGCAAATATTGTACTGGTAGTATGATATATAATCAGAATTCTAACATATGGGAACCAAGAACCGATGACCCGCATAATATGTATGGTAACAATTATATTTCAAATGCGTCTCAATGTATGAGATACAATAATAATACAATGACATGGGAACAAAAACCATCTTCTTCCAAAAAAAAGTAATTAAGGTATAAAATTAATAGTTTTATGTAATATATACAGTATCGTCTTTTTATTGTAAATATTATCATAGTAATACATAAATGGGTTCTTCAATATCAATGGATATAAGTGCGGCCACCACGGCCACCACGGGCACCACAGAGACCACAGAGACCACGGACACCGTAATGGAGACGCAATTTGAAGACGCTCTTCGGCAAGAAGTTCTTCTTGTTCCGGAAGATATGGAGGATATACATATTCAGGCGTCGTCTGTTACCGCTACCGCGACCACTGCGGATGCCGATCCCGCGGCCGATCCCGCGACCACCGAAGACATCCCCGCGAATAATACGCGTAATGCTGCCGCCGCTGCCGCCGCTGTAGGCAAAGGCAAACACTGGAAACGGAACTTAAAGAAAAAGCAACAAATAGAACAACACGCTACCGAGCGAACCCAAGAACAACGCCGCGAACAAATCCGCCCTATTATCGACAAACTCACCGAACTTCAAATGAATGTTTCTTACCCCGCCATCCGCGAACTTTATAAAGTCTTGAACCAGTATGTAAAAACAGGCGAAGATACAAAATTCAAAATCCCATTCCCCGAATTCTCTCGTAAAATAAAAGGCGAATTATCGAATGCGCCTTATATTCCGTGTTGGGTGAAGTTGGAGATGGACTAACGCCACCGCCACCGCCGCCGCTAAAACACAATATTGTCATCAATCCATTTTTTGATGCGAATATTCACCGGTTCCAGTATTTTGTTCAACCCGTCAATATAATTCATATAATATTGTGCGTCGTTCTGGATTTTAATGAGTGTATGATAAATAATCGTATAATCTTCTTGTGAATACAAGTCCGTAATTTTGACGAAAATCCCGTCGATATTATTATCTACGAGAGTGTCGATGGGGGCATTGGACAGACCCGCACCCACCGCAGGCGTCAATAAAGGCCGTAATGGTGGAGACGACGACGCCGAGCCTCCCCTCACTTTCAATGGAAATTGACGCGGCATCGTTTCATCATCTCCGCCGTTATCGTCGTGATCATCTATAACAGAAGTTGTAGTGACTAATGATGATGAACCGCTGCTGCTGCCGCCGCTGCCGCCTAGCCTCCTAACCAACTCCGGATTATCTAACATCCCTTTATACATTTGAAGTGTATGAAGAATATGGATTTTATCGGTTTGATTATACGTTCGTGTTAAATTATTAATACCGCCTTTCGCCAAATCAATCAATAACAAAAAGAGTTTACGGTTCTCACCCGCGCCCGTGCCCGTGCCCGTGCCCGCGTCATCTAGGACGTGTTTATAAAATTTATGAAACCTGGAAAATACATTATACAAATAAAACACATCCTCTTTCTTATCATTGTTGTACCAACGTCGCACTTGTTGAGTATATCCAGGCCCTTGGACAGTAAGTATATTATTATGTATTGCCAGTTTACTTCCAATCGGATAAAATGAAAGAAGCCCGATTTGAAGGACCGCTTGTAATGGTTCTAAAATCGTCTCGAAACGTTCTTTCGGTTTTTTTATATTTCCGACGATGAATTGTAGAGTGTTTTGCATAATATGTATACTATCTGGATAATACATATTCATACATTATATATTTAGACCCGTTTATTGTACCCGGCCTATGGCCTATGGCCTATGGCCTATGAAGAAAGATATTCGTCGTTTGTAGAAGAACATTCTGTTTGTGATACGGGATCCCGTAATGCTCACACCACGCGATACATTTCCCGATATTCGTCTTTTTATATTGTTCCAATTTTTCGGCATTTTTGTGGTTTGTTATAATCGCTAATGTGGACGTGATATTCTCGATTTGTTGGTAACTAATCATCGCATTTAAATCCTCGATTTTATTCAAGAAATAGAGATCGTGTTCTCTCGGAACTAGTGATGATAAGGTATCCTCGGCACCGTTGTCGCGACCGTCGTCGTCACCGTCGTCGTGGTCGTCGTCGTGGTCGTCACCGTCGTCGTCGTCTCGGGCATTCACGCCCGCCACTTTTTGCGGGATTATAATCGAAGGAAAAATATCACAGAATTGTTGAATGATTTGTGTCGAATCCGCGATTTTAAACCCCTGGCATATCACGTATTTCTCAGAGTTCGCAACACGACTTGTATAGGGTTTCATTATCGTGACGTTTGTATAATAATACGACAGCAAATACAAAATATCAATCGTAGGTTTATGAAATATGTCGAATATTTTCAATATAAATGTACCACCCTCCTTTTGAAGAGCAAGCGCATAAAACACTTCAGATAAAATAAGTGTCGTCGCAATATTTTCCTGATTATTGAAATCAACCGAAAAATCAAAACCGCCATCCGCTGTGACGATATCCATTTTATTCTTGTATTTCGCGGCACAATATCGGAAATTTTCAAGCGAGATCAAGTTCCCCGTTTTATCTTCACCTGTTTCAATAATAACATTTGGGTTATGTTCTAAAAATGTGCGTGTTTTCTTCCATCCGGGACAGATCGGGTCATCGTTTACAAGAGTCATACCATAATAACGATCATTGCCATAAATTGGCGGATGGCCCTGGCCGTCGTTAGGTTGTTTTGAATTTTCAAAGATTCGCCGAGAAAGTTTCATATGTTCCATTTCTTTCATATATTCGTCGTGAAATTCGGTGTTTCGTTTTAATATCTGGACAGATCCGCCGCCAGTCGTCGTCGGTATCTTCGTATCACTATCATTGGATGGTGCCGCCTGCGCCCGGATCTTATTGTATTCAGTACTACGAAGGTACGAAATTGCCTCTATAAATCCACCCGGTCCTTCTGCCAAATGAAATGTGTTTATTCCCATACGATAATCTGGCACCGTTGTTATCGGATATTTACTTCGTATATCCTGGCCGTCTGGTTTCAAAATACCGTTTCCCGTTATAATTTCAATCATTTTATAAAACGATCTAGATAATGGCCGCAACTTACTTATATTCGTCTTATTCCCTGAAACATTTGTATGTATATATTCATACGGGTTAGTAAACTTTTTAATATTATCCCACTGTTCTTGGTATTTTTCAATCTGTTCTTTGATATCACACAAATGCGAATAGACTGATGCGGAAATATACGGTCTCATCGTTTTATTATATTCGACGGATAGTTTCAATGGAATATAATTCCCCGATGATGTATCATAACATAACCCTACTTGCGGTAAAGTGAAATGATTATAATAACATAATCCAACATTGGTCAGATTCGAACAACTCGCTGATCCGTTGGCTAATATCGTACTAGGTGCCGCCGCCGCCGCCGCCGCCGCCGTCGCTGCGTGTGCTCCCGTCGCGTGTTCTCTACTATTAAAAAAATAATTATTCTTTGGCGATTTTTTAAACATCCTGAGTGACAGGTAATAATTATATAATAATATAAAATCGTTATAAGTTGATTTTTCTACTCATCCGATTCACCGGTGGTCTTCTTTTTGGTTTTTTTACCGGAACTAGATGCTGTTTCGGTCTTTTCGGTCTTTTCGGTCTTTTTACGCGGTGCCTTTTTCGCCGCTGCTCCTGTGCTAGCTTCAGGTAGTGCCACAGGAACTGAAGTATCATCAATAATCGTCGCCTTCTTCGTTCGTTTCTGTATCTTCTTTTCAATCTGTTCTATTGGTGCGGATTCTCCTTCTGCTGCCTCTGCTGCTGCTGCCTCTGCTGCCTCTGCTGCTGCTGCCGCTGCCGCTGCCGCTGCTTTTGTACTCTTTGGCTTGGCTTTGATTGTTCTACGAACAACAACTCCTCCAGTCTCGGCGGGAGCATCAACGCGGTTTTGAATAATATGCGCAGCAATTGCCGGTTTTGAAGCAACATCAATCGGAATAGATGCTCGTGCTATTTTATCCAATGCGATTTTTTCACTTGATTCATCTAATACGCCGCGGTCACTACGGTCCTGCTCCTCTTGTAATCCAGCATATGTAAGGAAACTGCTCTTCAAATGCTTCGCATTAATATTCCGATTTTTGCGAAAGATGAAATACCGATTATAAAACGAGATCTGTTTTTCTTCAGGACGCATAAATAGAGCAGATCCGTATTCATTGCGAGACTGCTGCTGCGTCTGCGTTTGCGTTTGCGATTTTTGCTTACATTCAATCTCCATCTGATGAAACATCCCGTCAAATGTCTCTGTTCCATCTGGCATTGGAAATGTCAATGTAGTCGCGGCCTCTTCTGGTGTAACCAAATCAAAACCATAATTCTCTAATAATTGTGTCAAATATTCGAAGTTCACAAGGTATTCTACTGTATTCTTGTTGATGGACTCCTGAAACACCTCAATTTCATATCCGATACTGCTGCTATCCGGTTCAAATTCTGCCTGGTGATACTTTTTACGAACCGACCATATTTTTCGGGGGTCGCTTTCTCCTCCGACCGCACTGCCACCCGTGCCTTCCATCACACTGATTTCACCACCGTTTTCTAAACGCGACAACGCCTGAAAGATACGAACGCCGTCAAAGCACGTCCCGATGAAATACCCGCCCAATTTCGTACACTCGGATACATTTTGAAGGAAGGTATGAAGTTTCAGGATATTCTCGAAGAAGTAGTGAATCGCGAATTGGACGGAGCAAATATCAAACCCGTCAGCTGCGCGACCGTAATGCGGATAAACACCGCGACCTAATATGCTCGCATCCTTGGCTCCTTCACCGAATATCGCACGGGTGATTAACCTGTATCTCTCGCTGATTGCGGCTTGACCCGTTCGCATTTCTTTACTGCTATCCCCGTGGATAAAGATCGCCGCGGGAACATTATGTTTCGTCTTTTTGATATCCAGATACCTAGCACAGACCCCGTCGAATTTATGCTCTAGATTATCCTTGGAATAATCAATCCCGAAGACGAATCCGAGTTTCGCCGCAATCCATTTGGGTAAATCACCGCCTTTTCCCACCGCGAAATCGATGAGTGTATTTCCCGGTTTTGCGACACTTAATATCAGCTTACGTTTCACATATAAGTTATGGAAATCACGGAGACTCTTGGTGAGTGTTTTGATTTTTGCGCCGCCGCCGATATCATATCCACCGCTGCTGCCGCTACCGCCGCCGCCCCCCGAAGCGGAATGATTGTAGTAAACATCATCATTCACGAGTTCATCAGGAATATCTTCACCTGTCATTATCATCTCTGGTGTAATCGCATTGTGGATGGAATGCCAGTTGCTATTGGCGACGTGATATGCGTTTCCATAATTCTTTCCACCGGCACGATACTCGGCAGTCTTATCGTGACGAACACGAAGAGGTACCCAACGCCAATTTACCGGTTTTGTTTCATCGTAACTGAATTCAACTATCGTTTCATCTTGAATAATATCATTTTCAAGCGTCATCATTTGGCTAACACCTGCTTCATCTGGGCGTAACATAATATTACATATATGAGCGTCATTATCATACGGATATGTAGGATAAAACGGTGCTGGTTTATATGCGTCGGATGAGGATTCGTCTACGACAGACAACCCGCCACCGGCTCCACCGTGCCCGGCTCCGTGTCCGTGCCCGTGTCCGTTACTCTGCGACGCGTGCCCTTCAATCACAGATACACACGGATTAATATATCCGTGCTTCCGCTCATCATAACCTACACGCAATACAAGCGTTTTATATTGCTGGATTTGAACCGACCGTGACATATCTAGCCCTGATTTAAATATATTACTGACAAGGTCCTCATTATCATCCCCCTTTTTGGTTGTAACCAGAAAATCGATTGTATTCATATTCGCCGGCTTCCACTTGAACGAATAATTCCAGGTTGTTTTATACAGAGGTCCCGCATTCCCATCATTGCGTGTATTACTGCCAACACCGCAGTCAAGTGGCGTAAATATAAGTCCATCTGTATGATATTCAAATTGATGCTCCGCACACTTTCTTAAAATAGATGCGCAACCATCAAATATGGTCTTTCCGCCTCCTCCAGATGCCGTCGCCGCCGTCGCCGATGTCGTCGTGACTTCGAAATGCTTGTACTCAATACGTATCGGAGACAATGATTCCGCACCACCAGATACACATTTCGATTGAAGGTTCTTGACGACGCTTATAAGCAACGGTAGTCGGAAATTCGTAAGAACCTCTTCTTCGTGAATCGGGTAAAACAACCTTGCTCGAACATCGGACTTATGGACGTAATAAACATCAAATGCGAGATACAAGTTGATGAAATCCCCGTTTTTGTTATGAATGATATGCTCCCCGTCAAGTAGTGTATTGTGTAACTTGGAATTTAAAGACACCGCGCCGGTAAATTGAATGTTCATATTCGTATCGATCAAGTAGATACGCCCGGTTTTTGGTGCGACAAACAAGAGTTTACGTTGTCCGTCTGCCTTTTCAGTCACTGAATAATTCGTGCGAATATTCGGAACTTTTGAATCCGGGTTTACTGGACGCACATTATACATTTGGAGTGTAAATGATGACGGACCGATAAAGTGCTTGGGTCGTAGCTGGATTCCACCACGCCCACTCTCCGCCGCCGCCCCCGCCGCCGATGCCAATTCTTTTGCGTGACGCTCTTTCTCTTCTTTCTTTTCCGCTTCAGGATCGTCGTCACTACGGCTTCGACGACGGCTTCGACGCTCTTCATCGGAATCAGACTCTGAATCGGACGCTCCGGCTTCATCGGGATGAATAAGTGTATAATATCGTCGTTGAGTATTGCGTATTTCCGCCGACGAAACCGGGTAATTCGTTTCTTGAATGCCTGACAATACCATTTTTATGACACGGCGTATGGTATCCAGTAAATATTTGGGATGGGTAAATGATGTCCCAGGACCGACGAGTTCGTTGTTCACCTCAATCTCAATTTCATACCGGGTGGGACTTTCAAGAACTTTAGATGTGTCAAACGTAGAAGCGGAAATATATCCGGTTCGGTCTCTTTGTGACTCTTTCACGACACTCAAATCAATCTGAAAGGGCAGGTCTGGGTGTATCATTGTTGAACGATTAATGTACCGAAACGTCTTCTTATTATCGTTCCACGTTTTTATAATCGACCGTGCGAGCGTGGAAGTATTTGCGATACGTTTCTCACGTTGATAACTTACCTTGAAATTGAAGTCATCAAAGATGACTGGATGGATGGATGTGTCCTGTCTTGGCGTTGCTTCGCCGCCGCCGCCGTCGCCCGCACCAGGTTTGCGAGCATACATCTTCTGCGTGAATAATACGTATTTCTCATCCGGCATATTTGTTTTACAATACTTCTGGACATCATTGATTCCGTGGATTTCCGCCCGAATAAGCGACAGTTTGGTCTGTCCTGTGCGAGAATCAACGTATTCGTTTTGTATTTTCAACGAATATGCGTTCTTTTTGGAAAAGCTGAATCCGGACGCCAGTAACTTCTTGATGACATTATCAAAATTCTGTTTCGTGGTTGGTTGATTTCCGCGAGTTCCAAACCGTATCTCTAATTCAGGTATTCCATCGGTTTTATCCAATAGACCGTCTAAATACGACGACACAATATTGGAAAATTCTGACTGCTTATCCGATGACGCAAAGGATCTCGGCATTCCACTATATATATGAATAGGAAATTATTTATACACTTATTCATATATCTATTATATTTTTTCAATTTTATCCTGGGCGTTCGCATTCGATTCCATTCCATTCGGCTCACTCACTGATTCCATTCCATTCCATTCGGCTCACTCACTGATTCCATTCCATTCCATTCGGCTCACTCACCGATTCCATTTCATTCCATTCCATTTCATTTCATTCCATTTCATTCCATTATCATCTGAACTATCTCTTCATACAACTCCGATTTCGTTTTCTTCTTCTCACTCACGATGGATCCAAATTCGCCCAATACAACCTTTGTTTCAGATATTTCTAATTTTCTACATATGTCAATAAGGTCCTGAAGTTTGTACGCAGATATCGAACGTATAGGTGATGTTATATTTTCCATACTCCAGTATTTCTCTCTTACGTTTCCCAGAAACGCGGTTTTATCACGCACACTCATTCCAATATATACTCCAAATTTGCCCCGGATTTTCTCCAAGATAAATGTATTCTTGTCATTATCCGAACGCCCCACTTCAAATATTTTGCGGTCTTGAATAATACACACCGAGAGATTATAACATACGGCGATTGCCTGGAATGTTTCCAGGTTGATATATGGTTTATGAACAAGACTATCTTCGACGGATGAAACGCTTATTTTATGCGGTTTCAATAGCACCTTCTTCGTGCGAATATATTCCACCATTTGGAACTTAAAGGTGTTCGATTCAATGTAATGATTTTCAACACAATCGAATTTTTCAATGCCGTGAATCATAATATAAGCACACCATAACAGTGTATCATTTTTTACATTTGGAGTATACAGAACGTTTGATGTGGATACTACATTCACCTCGGGTGGCATCGGTAGCGTCGGTGGCTGCGGCGTCAGTAGCGTCATCACCGGTTCACTACTGCTACTACCCGTGCGTTTCTGAACAGGATACTTTTTAATATCAACATTACAAATGTCTTCAAATAAATTATTTCGTGTAAATGAAAAAGAGTTATATACACACGGAATGATTGTTGCCATACTCTCTGATTTGCGTATGATCTGGATATATAATAGATTGGGTTGTCTTTATGCCGTGTACTACGTGTACTACGTCTACCTACAGCTTAGACTCGAAATACTCCTTCGTGATGAGTTCCTTCTGGTGCTCGACTTCGTTCAGTTGTTCTTCTTGTTTGATAACATATTTCATATACTCGTCCAACTGTGCCAGTGTAGTGTCATTTAGTTTGGTAATATTAATAAAAATACCGTTTTTATTTTCATTTATATTTACTTGTTTTCCAGTCAATATTCGTAACACTTCAATTTGATGAACAAATGGCATCCGTTCAATACCATCTTTCAGCATCATCAAGTAGTTTGTTTTCGTTTCAACTTGCTGAGCTATCGTTTGGATTTCATTCATTTTACTTAAACTCGCGATTGAAATGTCAGTTGGAGCGTGTTTCACCATAACGTAGTGGAGCCGAATGTATTATTATCATTATTGAAGAACGATCCTTTATATTTTATTCCGCGTCATTACCGTGGACATTCATTCCGCGTGTAATAGCATTGCGATGATTGTCACGTGTGTATCATTTAATACGAACCGTCGTCCTATGATTTCGACCGTCAATAGATCACCTTCTTCCACACGACAGAACAGATCGTTGTTTCTGATATTCATATCACGCGACAAGAATACTTCAATCGGCGAGACGCTTCCCACATGTAATTTTGTCGCAATTCCACGAATTCCCGCCTGGGTAATTGTTTTCGCGATACATTTGATTTGTGTATGTTCATCCGGCAAACAAACCAGGCAATCAGCGACGACATCATATCGGATATTTCCCGCAGATAATGTTCCACACGAATACCGGAAAATGGAGATCGACCCAGGGCAAATATATCCCTCAATCGAGCATTTTCCTTCATATCTCGAAGCCATTTCATCAAGTAAGAGACTCTTTATATCCTTGATTAGGTGACGACTGATCTTGTAAAATGGAATTGTAATCGTGCGTTTTATTTGTGCTTTACGAAACAGACTCTCGTCGCAATATGAACTACTCATCGCGACAGGGAGTTCCAGTTCTGGCACTGGCAGTGGCACTGGCAGTGGCACTGGCAGTGGCACTGGCAGTGGCACTGGCAGTGGCACGGGTTCGGGCGACGCAGGCAGCAGCATCTTCTGCTCATCCTCCACCTTCGTTTTTTTACTCGTCGTCTTTCTTTTGGGACGAATAACAAGGGTTGCCATAATGGAATGACAATAGGTATATCAATTATTACATTTTGTTTATATCTTTATCAATTTTATTGAATTATTTTGATAATAATGGCACAGTTCTGGTCATTATTATTATTATTATATGTAATCGCATACCGTCACACGGTACGAAGAACCGCCGCTTTGGGTAATGAGCAGCGGTCCGGCACATCCATAGATTTGCCCACTAGCAACAAGAGCATCACATTCTTCTTTTGTAGCGTGAGGATTGATTTGCTCTAGATTATGTTTATACACACCGTGTCTCAATATTTTACAGTTGAAATCGTTGATATGAATGATAAATGTCTGTTCGCAATGAAGACACGTAAATACATAATCATCGTGGGACATTATTGTATACTGTATACTATATACTGTATACTGTATACTATTTATTATACGAGTTCACCAATCACCGATATCGCCTCATCGCCGATTTCAAATCTCTGGCCTATTACGCGAATACGTATTTCTTCCTCTTCCTGAATACGTGTAAAATCAGGTCGGTCGAAATGATGGTCTCGTGCCACGAATACGACGATAGGGGTTTTCGGTTCATTTAAAACTGCTCGAATACCTGCTAAAGTTATATTTTTCACAACACATTTGAATACGACACCTTCCACAAGAGAACACGACTGACATTCATATACAACATCAAATATCGCGTGTTTTCCGTGTAAATGCCCGTTGGAATATGTCAGGATTTTTACACTTCCTGGTCGAATAAATCCTTCGGCCATACACTTTCCTTCCACCATTTTCGAGAGAATATGTTCTAATGTGTCTTTTACATTCCGCCCGATAATCTGGAAAGGGATTCGTATTTTACGTGTCAATAATATTGCGGTATAAATACCAAATGCGCTTTTTGCTTGGACGCCGCCGCCGCCTCCTCCGCCGCCGCCTCCGCCGCCGCCTCCGCCGCCTCCGCCGCCTCCGCTGCCACCGCCTGGATATTTTGAAAGAGACGCGTATTGTTTTACTACACCGCCTGATGCGGACATATTATATATTAATAATTCTAGTATGTTGTATTATATTAGTATTATATTTTCGTGTGGATTACTCACCCTCCATATGTAATTTCTCAATATTACACAATAATGCCTCACCCGGTGTGAAAAACCATTTTTTACCATTTAGATTATTCGCTTGAAAGGTCCGCAGTAAAAATTCCTGGAAGACACATAATTCTTTCTGGGTACGGTGCTTCGTATTTTCGATCGTCAGTTTATATTCATCACCTTGCGTTTCAGGACATAACATTAAAATATTATTAATCATTGTAATTGTATCTGTTTTACCTGATTGGTCGCATCTCGCACCCTTATCGCGTTTCTTTTTCATCATTTTCACTTTAAATATCAGGTATTCACGTTTGAAGAACGCAATAAACCCGACAATCATATTCATCGTTTGGATTTGTGTCGATTGTAACTTTCCTAAAAGTAATGTAAAATCGCGAATATCTTCTGGTTCCGCGACAACCCACTCTGGTGTGTCATAACGTAGGACAATAAGTTCAAACTGATCCTTCTTTTCGTGAAAAAGCATCATTCCCATATCTTCTGGTTGTCCGCCTGCTGCTGCTGCGCCAGTGCCGGCCATAGTAGCAGCAGCAGCAGCAGCAGCCCGTTTTCCACCAAGCACCCTATGTATAATTTGTTGTGAATAATAGTTCAAAATCATTTGCTCGAATTGCGACAATGGTTGAATTCCAACTACACCTCCGCCGCCACCGCTGGCACCCGCGTCTCGTCGCATAACTATCATAGAACGCTTATTTTTATTGTATAAATAATTAATGAGTTTAATGCTGTCGCCGATAAATAAATGTTCCAATAGATTCGCCACAACCAAATCATATAATCGGTCTTTTGTAATATGAAACTCCTCTGTTTGAGAGATTTGGTCGATGGCTTTACCACAATAATAATACCACTCTTCTTGTGACTTCGTGGGTTTTTCGTGAATAACACGACACGTCTCGAATGTTTCTTCTAATGTTCGCAATAACTCTTGAACATCTTCTGTGGCGGGTGATTCTTGTTCAGACGCTGCTGACGCTGGTAACATCTTCTTCACAGCAGCAGCAACTTCTTCATTTTTAGACGCGACCGACGCGACCGACACGGCCGGCACCGACGCTGCCACCGCATTCGGCGGCTTTATATCAAGGTAATTATCGCTTACTTCTGCTGGAAGAGGATATTCCACATTTTCGTGTTTATATGGAATGGGAGTGCTTCGTTCGTGAATACTAGCACGTTGGTCGTTTAATTCAATCGGTTGAAATAAGTAGTAGATACCCACATTCACCAGTCGACCAAGACGCCCATATTTATCTGTAATATACTCATTGGGTTCAGAAACCATTTGGGTTAATGCTAAATTAATTTGTGCGATGGGGTATGGACGTGTCGCATTCACGTGTGATATAATTCCGCCGGGCCCGGTTTTCTTATAAAAAAATGATTCCTTATACAAATCCCGGATTTTGTGGATGATTTTATCGATATTCATCGACATAAATTTCTCATTAAATGTATCCAGGCGAACATCGCTCTTGCCATTGCGTTTGCCATTGCCGTCCCCGTCGCCTCCGTCGCCTCCGTCGCTTCCGTCGCTGTCGTCTCCGATTCCATACAACTCTGTCTGTTCTTGTATCGGTTTCCCATTTGAAAATGTCGGCCGACACGTATATTCACATCGCTCCATATAATCACACAACGCGGAAAATGGACGAGCCCCTACTTGATAATCGATTTGCCTACGAGACGCGAGTTGTTGTTTCACAACCTGGTTTAATTGTGCGGCGGTTTGTGTATTATGCTGGATATTCAATAAACAGTCCACTGCGGTCGTCCGTAATACACGCGAAACCGCGCCGATTTTCACCGCTTTAAATTCAGATAGGCGATATAAATACAGGTCGATCGCCTCGATATCTTCGTCAGGTAATATAGAACCATATAGATACAATTCCACATTTCGATGAGAAAAGGGCAAATTCTTATGACTACAATTCCGAATCGCACGACCAATAATCTGCTCCAATAAATTCATATTATACCAGGGTTCTAAAATATGGACTTGCCGAATATTCTTGAAATCCAATCCTTCCGCACCTGCGACAGAAATAATAACGACTTTCACATTTTCACCGTTTGTATTATCCTCGCTTGTAAGTGCCTTCAATTCGAATAAATTGTCCGGTGAAATCGTGGGGTCACCTGTAATCACCGAATACCGCGCCGGGCGGAAAGGTTGGTTGGGGAATTGTGCCTGGTGCTGTTTTTGCGGTAAAAATGAGATTGCGTCGATACTTGGCACCGGTTTGGTCTGGAACAACGACGAATTCCCACCGCGAATGCTATACCGTGTAAATCCGAGCTCTTCCAGTGCGAGGGCGATCGGCACAACCCCACCGTCAATATACTGGCTATACGCGAGTATAATACCGTCGCTTGTGAGGACTTTCTCACAGATACTCTTGATTTTCGCGGAATATCGCCCAATATTTTCCGGCGCGAAAATCCGGGCTGATGTCTTTGTCGTTTTCTCGCCTTCGGGTAATTTAAATGTCCGGAGAAAATCGGAGCGATATTCGAAGTTTTGACGTGTGGGTGGATTACCTCCTTCTGTATACGTCATAATCTGACGCAGACCTTCCTTTCCGATACACGATGCGACATCGAATTCACCACTGTCGGGGTCATTGATATAGTCGATGAGTGATGAATGCGGATATACAATATTCAATGCTTCAAGTGGTCGTTGGACGATGGCGTATCCAATAGTATCCATATTTTCAAAAGAGGGGAATCCGGGTGATTCAATAACGGTTTTATCGTCGACGGCGGCGGCGGCGGCACCAGCGGCACCAGCGGCCTTTTTACCCTTTTTAACGGCGGGAGAAGCGGCAGCCGCAGCCTCAGTAGCAGCGGCTTTCCGACGCACCATCGCCGTTTTCTTGAACATATATGACGCTTTCATATCGGATATAATATACCGATATGCTGCTTCCTGAATATTACCCACCGGTGTCATATAAACATCGATATGTTCGATGGGTTGATCGATATGTTTCCCGTTGAGTTGGGTTCGCGGGTAAGGACGACGGCCTCCTCGTATTTGCGCAAGAAGTGAATGTTCGGGTGAATGTTCGCTCGGAAATATACGATACGGAAATGTATACGGATTTTCACCACGCACAAATGAAAGATAACCGGTCGCTTTACGAACGAGGAGTTCCATTCCTGATTCTCGTCCATCTGTGTCTACACGGAAATTCCCTCGGTCATCAAATACATCCGCAATATCAATCGTCGCACGCTTGTCGTTCAAATTCATCAGATTAATCAGCCAGACGATTTCCTTATAACTGTTATACATCGGTGTGCCGGATAACAATAAAAGACGCACATTGTTGACCTTCTGAGCGATTTGAAACAATATTTTCGCCACACGTTTATCACGATTATCATCTGTAATACGGATATTATGAACTTCGTCAATGATGATCAATGTATTCGCGAATAATTTCCGTAATTTAGAGACGGACAATGTTTCGATTGCCATCATTTCCGCCTCGGCTGCTTTTGCGACATCCGCCGCGGTTTTACGGCCTTTTTTCGCGACCGCGACCGCGACCGCGACCGCACCCGCACCTTTTTTGCGTTTCTCCTGTATTGCGACATTATCCTTAGAAATCCCCATACTCGCCGCATTATTACGCACATAATTCGCGAATTCGTTATACCCGAAAAATAAATAATGCGATGAAATCAAGCGCCGGATTTGTTTGACGATTTTATCGCGGGTGAGTCCTTTCATATTCATCGGATTGACTTCCTTGATGAATTTATTCCCGGTACACGCACGTATATTCCATACTCCCGGCTCAATCTCTCGCAACTCGCGTTCATCAAACAGCTGGAGACGGAAATTCTCCTGGACGTTTGGAGACGCAATTACAACAATACGCTGCGATATTCCCATCTGTTTCATATAATCCCGCATTTCTTCTGCGACGCTAATGGCCGAGCACGTCTTCCCCGTTCCTAATCCGTGATATAATAACAAACTATTATACGGTGTTTCTACTGAGAGGAAATTGCGGACGAATTGCTGGTTTGGTGCGAGTTCAAATGGAGCGTTACATAATATCTCTGCCTGTTCTTCAACACTGAGCGTATTATCAACATCCATCTTGGTATCGAAGAATTCTTTACGAAGGGCGATTTTGGTATTGAAATTGGGGTCATTTAGGGTAGGGTATAAATGCTTCGTATCTTCGCCTTCGCCTTCGCCTTCGCTTTCAGAACCAGGCAATACCCCGATATCGTGAAGTGTATATGCCCTCTCGAGCAATTCCTTTTTCAATAATAATTTATTGAATTCCTTGCTGAACGGATTATTTAGATCGTCAGGTTTTAATAATCGCACACTCTGATCTAGTTCATTTGTTAACCGGGCTATTTCGGATGCGTTTGATTCGGGGGGGGCGGCGGCCATTGGTTGTGCTTTTACACCACCGCCCGCTCCAGAAGCACTTTTTGGTTTAATCGTACGTTTCACTGCTGGTACAGGCACGGGTACGGCCGCAGGTACGCCGCCACCGCCACCGCCCGCTTCCGCCATTACCATTTCTATCGGTATATTTTCATCTTCAGCACTCATACTACTATTCTATTCTTCTATTATTATTTGAATACTTTCTCCTTTATATAACTATACGAAATAAAAGGAACAATCTTAATAAATGCGATATCTACTCAGAATGTTATTGATTTTACGAATAATTCCGATCTTTTCTAAATTATAAGGGCGTATCATCTGTATACATTCATCATATGGCATCCATTTCATCAACCCAACTTCCATAATATCGTGTGCGGTTTTCGGCTTCTTTTCTAAATCCACCATCGCCAGGAAATATTTCTGCTTATAGCATTTCATATCTGACCCCATAAATATCTCTTCATATGGTGCGATATTCTGAATTACGTTGTCGGATGTTATATCATACCCCGTTTCTTCCAGGCATTCACGCAGAGCACACGAGATATCCTTTTCGTTATAATTCCGCCGGCCTTTCGGAAATCCCCATTCCGTTTCATTCCAACGTGTTTTCGAATCATCGATAAACTGCTGGAGGTTTTTCACACGTCCATCTTTTGTGCGTATTCCGCCCAGAACTTGCCGATACTTTTCAAATGACACCATTTCTTCGTTTTTATATTGACTTCCACGTGTATAATCTCCCCACAAGAGTTTCCATAACTGATCAAATGTAAGTCGCATCAGGTTGGCTTTTTCGTGAACGGTCATTTCGTCGATAATCCGCTGGATATACGCTTCATCGTGTAACGAATACTTACCCCGTATAAAATCAACGAACCCGAATGAGTCACGCCGCCGTATCATCAAATACTCGGGTCCGGTCTCACCACACCGAAACGCTATAACCCCGATACTTGTAATTGGTGCGCGGCAATTGTTATATACGTGGTTATTCCGATTACAATTATTACAGAAATACTTGTTCTCGGATACTGCTGCGGCGGAGGCGGCGGCGGTGGCGGTGGCGGTGGCGGGTTTATATGGTGAAAACGTCTGTATGGATGCTTTCAATTGGTTCATTTCCATATACGACAATGCGGATTTAGGATTATGTATTTTCGGAATTTCTTCTCTATTCTGTGCCTCGACGGCAGCAGCTACCGCGGCATCGACGCAGACGTCTTCTGACATCAGCATATTCATTTACCGTAATTATGATATTGTTTTTATGTTATTTCATAGTAAAGACAATCGACCGCACGCATACGCACGCATACGCTCGCATACGCTCGATGTTGAAACTAGACGCGACGGTATGGGGTCCTCATTACTGGTTCTTTTTAATGTCCGTCGCGGTGAATTATCCAGACCACGTTAATGATGTCACGCGTAAAAAGTATTACGACTTTATTCAGAATTTCGCGATGTTTATTCCTGATCCGGAAATGTCATCTGAATTTAGTCGTATGTTGGATAAATATCCTGTTACGCCCTATTTAGACAGTCGCGATTCGTTTATCAAGTGGGTTCATTTTATTCATAATCGATATAATGTCCTCCAGATGAAGGATGAGGTTTCTTTACACGACGCACTCGAGAGATATTATTTACACTATCGCCCGAAACCGATCCAGATATTAGAGGAATTGAAATACCGGGAGAAGTTGGTGTATTTACTGGTGATGGCGGGATTGGGGTATGCGGCGTATTATTATCATAATAAATGATGGAACCGAATAGAACGCACCGTTATTTTACCATTATAATATAACCGACAATAAGAATCACATAATATGATAAAGGTAGAGTATATCGTGTTTATTATAACTGCCGTCTTAATCGCAAATACATACTATGACGGGCGTCTTATGAAAATGTTTCAATCCAATCAGAAACTGATCAAAATGGCGACATTTGGGTTTGTTGGTCTCTCGCTCTTCCTCTTCCTACGCCGCAATCCTGAAAACTCTAGGCAGTTGTTATTTCACGCAAATGATATTATTAAGTATATGCCGATTAGTAAGGGGACGGCGGATATGATAACCCCGTTCTTTGATTTCACCGGGAGGTCCGCGGGGGTTCCGCCCCCCAACGACGGTAACCTAGTAAATATTATGAGTGGCGGTGTGATGGCCGGTGCGATGGCTGGTGCTACAGGCGGCGCGATGGCCGGCACAGCCCCGCCGTTGGGGGGCGGACCCCCCATAGCACGACCGTCGTTGGGGGGCGGAACCCCCGCTGAGAGACGAGTTCTTAATTCCGGCAAGGGCTCTAGCAAGCGAAGTGTCAGTGAAACAAAGAAGAAATACGTCGCAGCACAACAGGGCTGGAAATGCGGTGATTGCCAACGTCAATTGCCTGCGTGGTTTGAAGTCGATCATGTCATTGCTTTAGAACACGGTGGATCGAATCACGTCGATAATTTAGTAGCATTGTGTCGTGATTGCCACGGGAAAAAGACCGCGATGTCTTTCTTATAAACGCCCGACGAGGGCGGCCGTTCGAGACGGCGGTAGACGGCGAAGCATTATTATATCTTATAATTATAACTGGGTGTTGTTGTAATTATAAATTATTCATCATAAATTATTCATTATATGGATGCCACCGCCTCTGTAGAAGAATCATTTCATATAAATAAATTACTAGACTATTTACCTATTATTATTATTTCTGTCATATTCCTTGTCGGGTTTTTTTCGTGGAATGTTGTCCGATCAGAGTTGGCTAGTTTTATGATGTTGATATTGGTATTTATATACGCATTATGGGTAATGAAAGGAGACGTGAAATCGTATAAGAAGTGGCTAAGCGGCACTGCCGCTGAAAAATATATATTACCGAGGGTACATCAGGGTATTATGGGTCCGGTTCGAGCCGGTCAGCCCCGAAATCCGTTTGAAGGCAAAGTACCCGCACTTGTCATCGGTATAATTATTGCGGTCTCAGTAGGTCTCGGTCTCGGGTTCGGCAGTATCCCCATTAATAATCGCCAATCGAAACCGTCAGACGCTGACATAAATTCTCTAAACGTATTTGGAGGCGCATTTTCTATAATCGGAATCGTATTGGTTCTTTACTCATTATGGAAAATCTTCCGCGAAGATGCGTCGAGTGACGACGCAGCAGATAAATCAACGACGAAAAAACTCGGGCTTGGTGGTTTCATCGGTTCGGTATTAGGATTTTATATGGTCGCACGTGCGAAAATAATCGAGAATGAAAGCAAGGAAATACTGGCGAGTCCGGATAAAGCGAAAGAGACAGAATATAAAAAAAATCCCGTGAATAATGGCGCAAGCACGGCATTGGTGATTGGATTGGTATTACAGGTGATTGGGTATGCGCTTGCCGCTGGCGGATTATACGCGTTTAATATATTTGATTATAATCCGCGGGGGATGCTGAGTGCGAGTGCATGGGCTATAAAGGGTGTTTCTATTCTGGCGTTTTTCATGTGCGGAATTTTATGGATTGCGAAAAGTCAGAACTGGCCTGGATTCAAGGCCGGTTCGAAGGCGGTAGATTCATTTGACAATAATGTGTTTGCCGCACACGGTGGGATTTATATGATTTTCGCAGTTGTATTTCTTGTCTTCACTATCGGCGCATTAGAAAAATCGAAAACATACTATTTCTCTGGTGTTGTATTGGCGATTTTGTTATTTGGATGTTACATTTGGAACGCTGTTGAAATGGGTCTACAACAAAGCGGTGATAAAATAACCGAAGAACAATCCCAGATATTGAGAGAAGAGGTCGCCAAAGAATTAAAGAAGAAGGCAGTTGATGGAGCCGCAGTAACAGATGATATGATCGACAATGCGGTTGTAGAGCGCGTACGAATGAAACAAAAACCGTCCGAAATCGTAAACGGCGTTTTTATGACGCTTTCAGTGGTCATTATCTTGATGATTACTGTTTTCCGCACCGTGCGTCTACGAATGGGAATTTGTCGCGGATTTCCGGATGAAGGTAATTTATTGATTAATATATTTAAATATCCGTTTATACCGCCCGATGCCACTGCTCAGGTGGGACAACCGGGTTATTGTGACAAATTGGGAACCAATATACTCGAACCAACAAAAAAAACCCAAGCGTATGATAAAATAACAAAGGGCGAAATCGATAATGTAACTGGCACAGAATGGGATGCTCTTTTGAATACGTATGATGATAATATTGCTGTGGGTGGCGGAGGCAAACAAAATTTCGATAAAAATGTCGTTCGCATCGCCAAAGGTGCCATGTGGAACCCCTTTTTACTGGTGATACTCATTATCTCGTGGGTTGCTATTTTGTTCACACGCGTATCTACATCCGATACAACCAACGCCTGGATCGCACAGTCGTTTACCGGAGATATGTTTCCGAAAGTCAAAGAATTAATCGACACATTTTTTATTGTATTGATTGTCGGGCTTTTATTATGCGGAATATTATTGCTTCCGATGGTCAAGGAGCTCAACGTCGGCGGTCTGGATACAATTTTGCGGTTCGCAGAATCCATACAGGTATGGCAGTATAATTCAAATGCTGCTAACCAATCGATTGGTCCCAGGAAGGGCTTCCTGATATTCATAGGATTCCTTACAATCGGGCTGTTTGGACTGTCGTGGTATTGGCACTATCTCCGAACGAAAGACAGCACTATGCCAGATGTGCCGTATGGGTGGGGGTGGGCCATCGCCCTCGCCGTTCTTTTTGCGTTTTGTTCGATACCCGGTTTATATTTTTTGATTGCCGGGCATCCAGTAGCAGATGCGTTTAAAAATGAATCAGGTATCGTCCGTATTATCCGGTTATTATTCACCGCGATTTATTTGATTCCCTGGTTGTTTGTTACCGTTTTCAAGTTGATTTTATACGGTATTCCTGGTTTGCTAGGCGTCGGTGCGTTCAAAGAGAAAGCCGTAGATGAGCTCAAAAAATTCAAGTTTTGGGAATGGAAGGCGCAGGGGCAGCAACCTACCGACCGGATAGATCTTCGGTTATTTCCTACCGGTGACCCAATCGATCCTAAAAGTGTGACATCGATGGCCGCACCGGATTATACAGAGAAGGCACAACAAGATATACTAGCCGCAGCCGCAGCACCTGGTGCGTCTCAGGCCGACACCGACGCCAAAAACGCGATGGAAGAAGCGCTTAAAAATAAACCGGAAACACTCGACCAAACCAAAGTCGGCGCAATCGGTAAGCTCATCAAAGCCATATTACTGACAATTTCGTTCGTTATTTTGATACTCACGGTTATTTATTATGTATATAAGGTCGGTTCGAATAATCGTAATGCGGAAGAAGACGCAGCATCTGGTGGTTTCGTCGCACAATTGAACTCGCCAACCGCCCAGGTGATTTACGTGATTATGGCGATTGTCGCGATTGCGGGTGTAGTCGCGTATATCCGAGGGAAATTCACCAAGGTGAATAGCAAAACGCCAGAAGACTACTTATTCGATGATTACAAACCCGAAGATACAAACACTCCAATGAAACAGCTCACATTCGGTATGACTCATATTATTTACATCGTGTTAATGGTAATTGTTTGGGTCTATGATACAGAACAAGATGATAAAAACCGGATGTCGGTGACGGGTATGACCGTTTTAGGTCTGGCGATCCTATTTTTTCATTATTTCTTAGAGTTCATCGATAATAAGAAGCCGGGTGAAGCTGGTGGTGCCGCCGAGCCCGTAATGTTACCATTTTCAAATCTTCTCACAAATATTCGCTTCATTGTGAATACGATATTCTTTATACTGTTATGCGCACTTGCGTATTATAAACAACACTCCGTAATGGTCGTCCTTATTATCGTTATGTTCTTATTCCATCTCACGAAATCATTTATTGGTGTTAAATTCCTGCGCTTGCTTTGGTTATGTATTATTTATATTCCGTGTTTATTCCTCGGGCTTCTTACTAAGTCTCAAGGTGCCATCGGTGATACAACCCCTACGATCTGGATTATTCTGGCAATCGAGATTCTTCTCATCGCAATCTTATACGGCGGTCCATATTTGTTGAACTATATTGGTGCGTCTAATTCACAAATCATTGCCGCGCCGATTCCACTCCGGCCAAAACACGATACCGGATTAAATGCCCAGAGTCCAAAAATCTTTATTTTCCATAACACCGGAATGAACCGAAGCATCGACGATAAAGCCGCGAATTGCCCACCCGAAGAGAAGAAGCGATACAGTTATTCTATTTCCGGATGGTTTTGGTTGAATAACAATGTAACGGCAAATAACAAGGATTTAGAAATATTTAGTTTCGGCGGTGTTCCAACACTGACGTATAACCCGAATACGAACGAATTCAAAGTATCGTGTAAGACGATCAATTTGTCTACTGGAACACCTAACAGCACACCGACTGAAATATATAACTCACTCTTCAATTACAAGAATACCAAGAATTTAACCCCGACCGAAAAGGGTAAATTCGATATTTTAAATGAATTACAGACAGATAAACAATTGTCATTACAGAAATGGAATTATTTTGTTATTAATTATGATGGTAAATCGATGGATGTGTTTTTGAATAACGAGCTTGTCGCAAAAAGTACATTTATTGTTCCGGATATTACGATAGCGTCTATTACGAGCGGCGATGATGGCGGAACACCAGCAAAACCCCAAGGATTAAGTGGAAATATATGTAATGTAGCCTTTCACAAAGAGCCGCTGACGTTGGAACAAATCCGGTGGACATATAATATGTTGAAATCGCAAGACCCACCGATGATCGGAATGAAGACCATTGCGGATGAAGTGAAATCGACGGGTTCGACAAATGTGTATTCGCAATAATCACCCCGGGGGCGGGTATCGAATATTATATCTACATATGTTATATATAATATGAATTCAAAACTTGTATTGGCTGTTATTGTTATTTTATTGTTGTTGTATGTCATTTTTAAGGCGTTAACGACAAGTTATTCTACTTTAGGAACTATGCAAAAATGGACGAATAAAACCACATTGACTTCTGGAAATTTGCCGAATAGTTTCAAGGCAAATAGTTCAATCTCGGTGTGGTTCTATATTAAGGAATGGGCGAATTCCGCAAATGTTGTCACGTTCTTTAACAACGCTGGTGCCAGTATCGGATCCGAAATATTCAAGATCTATTTGAAAAACGACACAAATAATATCGTAATTCAACCCAAGGCTACTTCTTCTAATCCTACGAATTGTGAGATTTCCGAATTTCCTCTTCAAAAATGGGTGAATCTCATTGTCTCGTTTAACGGTTCCGCGATGGATGTTTATGTAGACGGTAAATTGGTGAAATCGTGTGTTGTAAATATGGGTTCTGAACTGGCCAAAACACAGAGTATTGTATTGGGCGAAGATCCGACTACTGTACGAAATAAGGATGTCGGGTTTATCACAAATGTCAAGCTGAAGTCTTCGCCAATTGCGCCGCAGGAAGCCTGGGATATTTACTCGCAAGGATTTGGCGGAAGCCCCTGGAGCGACCTGCTCAATAAATACAAGGTGAAATTGAGTTTCATCGTTGATAATCAGGAACAGACCAGTGTTAGCACATAATGACCCGTGAATGGGTGGTCCATACCATACCCTTGGTTGGCAATTTATTCTATATTGTTTTTTTTTGCTTCCTAATATATAGTATAAATTATTCATAATTTCATTCGTTTCGTATAATAGAAAAGATGAGTAGTAGCGACGGCGGTGGCGGTGGCGGCGGCGGCGGCGGCGGAGGCGGAGGCGGTGGCGGCTTCTTAAGTGGAATAACATCCGGATTTTCAAGTCCAGGCCAAGCCGGATTGTCCAGTAGTTCTGGAATCGGCGGGTTTGGAGTAAAAGATTTTATGGAATCAAATAGTTATGTAGCCAAATTCGCATTTATATTAATGGTGTTTATTTCCTTTTCGGTATTACTTAAACTTACGATTATTGGGTTGTCCTATTTTATGCTTCCATCAATGTCGCCCTTTGTCTTGAATGGAACTGCGAATACAGAAGATATGGCAATGAATATCACGCAGGACCCATCTTCCCCTGATTCGGTTTTTATCGCACGTTCTATGAACGAGGATGGAGGTTTAGAATATACGTGGTCTGCGTGGTTTTTAGTCAATCAAGCTCCGCAGACAGAAGACAAATATTCCAGAGTATTTAGTAAAGGCGGAGAAGGAACAAAAGAAAATGCTAGTGGCCCCAATAGTGGAATTTATTATCCGAACAACGCACCAGGCTTATATCTGAAACGAACAAAGGTTACCAGCGCAACCAACCCTGATAGGACAGACACGGGTGAAAATATTACATTAATGGCGGTGGTTGATGTGAATGGAAAGGGTGGTGCTTCCAAAACAAAGGAGGATTTACACGAGAAACTAATCGCAACGGATATTCCTATGAAGAAGTGGGTGAATGCGGTTATACGTGTTACAAATAACGTCATTGACTTGTATGTCAATGGACGTTTAGCACAACGCCGCAAGACCGCCGGTATTCCTCTCCAGAATTATGGAAAGGTGAATATTGGCGAGGATAAATCCGCGAATAGGTTTAGCGGATATATTTCAACCATTCAATATTTTAATTACTCGATCGGCGCAAATAAGATTATGAGTATTGTTGATGAAGGCCCGAATTTGAAAATGGTTACAAATGGCGGCGGGGATACAACTGCTACAAAATCAGTTGGTTCTTATTTGTCGAATATCTGGTATATGCGATAAACGATCACATATTTTTTACACCGCAGTATTGTCGTGTAAAAAATGAAAATGTTAGTGTAAGTACGAAATACAAAATCCAATGTAATATGTAGTATTATACATATATAATGAGCGTACCGGCTTGGTCTCCGCCTTTAGCACAAGACTCGCCAAATGGACCTGTATATTTTGAGACTGAGACAAATATTCGGTTTAATGTTTATTCACTCGCGTATCTTACAACATATACCTTACAGCCTGGGACATATACAATCCCAAATGGGATAACCTCGCGTGATACCGATATTAGCTCCGCGATAACAAATATCCGTTCTACGATGATTGGCGTGGTTCCGTTGATTAAAATTACCTCAACGAATAACGATCCATCTACAATGATTAATTATTCATTTCCAACAAATGGTTATTCGATTTCGATTATTACTCTAGAGAAGGATTATTATGTCATTCCACAGACCGGTGCTTCTACTGGGTTGTATCGTATTGATGGTGCCGGAGAGATAAAATTGCCGTATCGTAACGTTTTGATTATTAATGGGGTATACAATTCAACTGGCGGGTTTACTCAATCGATATCGACGGTAAATGTGCCGATGGAAATAAGGCAGAATGCGACGTCTGATTTTCTTGAAAAAGTAATCAACCTGCCCATTATAATAAGAAGAGATACTACCAATATTACAATACGTTCGTTTAACAATCTACCTGGATCTTATAAAATAAGTGACCCTCGTAATAAAACACCACAAAACACGAATAGCAATGATTTTATTAACGGTATTATTTCAATAGAATACCTAGATGGTTATTTTGATTTAAGTTTTGCGGAATTCGCGACAACCGACCGAAAAAATATAGAGAATGGAAACCTCGATTATACAAATGTGGTTTATTACATTTCACGAACTGTCAGTGGTTCAACTGAAACACTTGTTACTGAAAATGAATATATCCGTATTGTTGATTCCAGTAAAATATTAGTTAGGAAGGCGACCGTTGATGCGAACAATAATGATATTCCTGTCAAGATAAAATTTTATCAGGCCGCTACGCCGATGTATGACCGTTCCATTCAATATATCGGTGAAACCGGTTTTTTCGCAGGAAGATCAATCTCTTTAAAAATCGTGAAATCTACCCCGACATTTGTAGGCCAGACTCCCGCGGTCAATACTTCCGATCCGACGCAGAGATATACCCTAACAGATTTAAATAAAATGACGACCGAAGGGTCGTTTGTAATCGTGCCACCTGTATCCAATAATACCGACGCAAGTGCGAATTTTTCGATAGCGTCATCAAATGAAGAAGTTGTCAAAATCGTATACGCGGATGGGGTATTTACTGGTCGTATTTATTTGGATGGTGTCGCAACAATCACTGTAACCCAATTAGAAACCATCAATTTCAAAAGCAAAACCGCGTATTTTGACATAAATGTATTCAAAATAACACCGGCCATTATCAATTGTAATACCAACGTTTTTTATACCAATCCATACAATCGCCAGTTCTGGACGCGTTTCACGCCGAATTGCCGTAATTCCAATTTATTTGACAGTGTAACCGGCGCAAAATTAACACCCACCCAGGTAGATGATGTTTATGATATGCGTCGCAAAGCCGAGATTCTCAAATACGATAAAAATGTTGGCGGACTCACGAAAAGTCAGAAATATGCGAAGGCGTCGCGCGGTGAATTAATGCGTCAGATTGGGAATGAAAATAAGTATTTGAGCCAGTCTACGGGAACCGGGGGTGCCGCTGGGCTCGGGCCATTTACACTGGTTTGCCCATCAACGCCGGAATCCCGGGCGAGATTACAATGCGGTCTCACGTCGGCGTGCGGTGTTCCGGGGAAGGAGCGTCTATTATGCTATGACCCCTCTGTGAATTTATACAATTATAAGAAGACCTATGAATATAAGGCAGGTCTTCAACTGACATCGAATATCCCGACAACAGCCCTTACCGCTCCCACCAATTTTGTAGTGTCCGCATTTGACGTGGTTCTGAATCGTATTACGCTTCGTTGGGATGCGCCTGATTCAAATGGGGGGTTTCCAATAACTGGTTATGTTGTAACCTATTCGGTAGATAATAAAACATGGGCACCCTATACGAGTATTCTGCCAAATGGTCCCAAGACCGGTGACAATGTGAGTTATAATCCGATATCTGGTGAATTAAACGGGAATTCTGTCGTCTTTGAGAAAAAGGACGGTTCAATACCGATCCTTACAAATACCGTCTATTATTTGTCGGTTTTTTCCGGGAATGAACGCGGGTTGAGTAGTGTTCCCGCCACACTCACGTTTAAGACATCATCCGTTCCGAGCATTGTCACCGACTTTTCGTTCAGCGACGTCGATGAACGTAAAAATCTGATGATTGACGTGAAATGGACGAATCCGTCGAATTTGGGAACGTCGGTCCCTGGTGGGTATAATGGGCCGCCAATTACTTCATATAACTTATATTATCGCGAGACCACTACTACTACGTGGAATAAACTAAATATTGATGTAAGCAATGTAATATCTATATCATCATCGGTAAAAAGATACATATTACGAAATGTGGAAAATGAAAAAAAATACAATTTGAAAATAGAACCGATTAATGCGGTCGGGGTTGGACCTGAATCAAATATATTGACGGCGCGAACATTAATGAAACCGAGGACACCTTTAAATGTCGTCGCAAGCTCTAGATTCGCTTTATTACCACCAACGATGACGGATGTGTCCCGAAATTATATTAGTGTAAATTGGGAAAAACCGGATAATGGCGGAAGTGCGATTAAATATTATAATATTACGATTACAAAATTAGATAGTACTAAAAATACACAAACATTTACTTATAATATCGCTTCTAGCAATGTCAATACTAAATTTACATCAAATATAACTCAACTTACGGGGTCATATATAGTGGACGGATCCTATTCTGTTGTCGTTGCTGCGTATAATGGATACCTTACAAGTGAATCAAGTATAGCGTCGAATATTTTGATTTTGCCGACTTCTGCGAAACCATCTATTTCAGATATTATTGGATATTATAACAGTAGTGGTTTGAATTACGCACAGCTCATATTTACGATTAATAATGGTATTGCTCCTGGTATCGTCATCACAAATATAAAGGTAAACGGATTAAATGCCAATTATTCGACCTTGACGGATATATATGGTCAACCCATCAATGGAACAGGTGAACATACAATTAATATTCCGATAATATACTCGGGAAGTGAATTGATTATTGTAGGGAATACATATAGTGTAACATTAACAATCATATATTCTAGTACGGTAGAATCAACAAGTGAAATATTTGTATATACACCCGCAATCCGGTATGTTACAGCATAGTAAGCGAACGCTGGGATTGAGCGAAGCGTCAATCGCGTCATTCGCGTAATGTTGGGTCAATACACATTTCTTGACGCGAATACACCTCTCCCGACATACATTTATCCCCCGCTTCCACCTTAGCACAGCTTCTAAATCCACGGTCTTCGCCTATATAGCAGTATCCGGCTTTCCCGCTCTGATGTTTTTGAGTGGTGCTCGTGCTATCATCCGCTCTAGGTGATGGGCCGGAATATTCACGATTTGCTTTATCTAAAAATGTATATTTCCGGTCATCATTATTATTAAAACCAGGTTTCTTATCGGAGCTATTATTCATCGGCGGCGGGATTGGTCCTTGATGAGGTGGAGTATACGGTTTGTGTTTCTTTCCTTTTTTGTGCTCGTCTTTTCCACCTTCGTCTGATTCCGAGTCGGATGAGTCGGATGAGTCGCCGGCGTCGGGTGCGGCCGATGTAGCAGCGATAGTGGGAGTGGATACAGAAGATCCGCTTATCTTCGCAACAAGTTCACGACCATTCTCTTCCATTTTATTAAAAAATGCGGTTATTTTTGAACCGATATCCCCCATTCCTAAATGAAAATCGCCGTTATTGGATAGATTGGACCACATGAACCATAAAATCACTGCGATTAAGATGACCTTAATAAGAAATGAAAATGAAAAAAAGGAAGACTCACTCTCTCCGTCGTCAATATTAACACTTTCAATCCTGCTGCTGATATCTGACCACGCAGAAGATGCTGTATCTTGTACTTTTTCAACCATATTCGGAACAATACCGGATTTCACCATTTTAGATTTGGCAGATAATCCACTATTTACATTTGTGTCATTGGTAGGTTTCGTCAGATTTGTAAATTTGAACTCAGGGAGTGACATATCTGCTCTCTTTTTTATCTATATATTCAGATACTATAATAAAATACGACTACGACTACGACGACGGACCGCTGTCATCCACTTTCCGAATGACGGTGTTCATCGAATTTAAAGCCTCAAGACGCTTAATTGTGCGATCCAGATCACCGCCTCCAGCATTATATCCAGCAGACGAAAATAGATAGTCCGTATCCGGGCTAATTTCGTGTTGTTTAATTTCTTTATATATTCCATTTATATTCGCAACAGCCGTCTCTATTACCAATCGGTCATTTATCATTTCTATCTTGCCGTCATATTCCGTCGTAAGCAGCGATATCGCAAAATAAATCAGATACCTACGTTTCTTACGAACTCCCGGTGTAAATCGCACACAATATAACCGTAAAAGGCTTTTGATTATTTTCTGGGTAAGGATGGTATGGTCGTCGTCCACACTTTCACTCCGTGCGACAATAATATCCCAAATCAACCAAATGGGGTCGAATTGAAGTTTATCATCAACCGGAATATGCGATCGACGTTCACATCGACACGTCTCTTTTTTGGCTTTACAAATCGTCTCAAATTCCGTGATCCATTCCACCCAATAACACGCCTGGAGTGTATTTTTAGATTCGCCGGAAATATGATATGCGAATTCATTGACCGCGATAAATATCTCCTTGGGGTCACGTGACCTGAAATATTCTTGCGCATAATCCACACGCGGTGCTTTCAATCGATGCGACATTGTCGTGATATCATATTCCTCCTTCTTCTTGATTTTAATACTATCATATTTATGCTGGCGTTTGGAATTACATAATACGCATACGATTTCCGCGAAAAGGGTACGCATCTTCGGGTGGTTTCTCAGGCGTAGTTCGTTCCCGATGAACCCGTTCGAGAGAATCGATTTGAAATTTTCAAACCGCATTTCAATATAAAGCGGTAGTTTGGGGTTTGCTAAATGGATGTATTTACTGATAAAGGTAATAATAATATCCCAGAGTTCGAGATAGTGTCCGGAACATACCAATTCCGCACTCCAATAACACGCAGGTTCTACTTTAGAATTGGATAGACTGTTCAATAATTCTTTACGAACATCGGATTTTTTATATGCTGAAAAGGTGATGCCGCGAAACTCATTTTCTGCTCGAATATCATTGATTTCGGCCGGAACGCTCATATTTGTTGTTTCTTATAATAAATCAACTGTTTTTTATGTGGGGGTTTAACGAACGCCGGTATGGCGGGGGGGCGGCGGATGACGCTTTTTTGTCTGTTTATTTTTATAACGACATATTAGTAGTATCGGAATGTCGTCGTCGTCGTCGTTATATAAATCATTTTCGGCGTATATAAAATCAATAACAAAATGGGAGATATTAGTATTCTTATTTATTCTATTGATGATACTTTGTTTTATAAAACGTGATTTATCGTATCACGTAGAAGGATTCGAACAGCAAAGCAAATATAAAATATACGAAAATGACACGATATACGACAGTTTTTATGCGGATATCTATGATGAGCTCTTTATACAGCCTAATAAAATAGAGGCAGAAGTAGATGAAATTATTCATATCACCGGCGCGAAAAAAGCGGGTAAGAGTTTCAAAGTGTGTGATTTGGGGTGCGGTCTAGGTCATCACGTAGATCAGTTACAGCACCAGGGTGTCAATGTCATCGGATGTGATAAATCCCCGGCTATGCTTCAAAGTGCGAGAGATTTATACCCCAAGTCTAAATTCGTGGAAGGTGACTTTATGAAACCAATGTTATTTAGCGAAGATGAGTTTAATGTGCTTACCTGTTTCTATTTTACGATCTATTACGTGAAAGATAAGCGTGCTTTTTTCAAGAATTGTTATCAATGGTTGCGACCTGAAGGATATTTAATCGTTCACTTGGTCGACAGGAATCATTTCGACCCGATTGTGCCTGGTGGAAAGCCGCTGTTTTTGGTAAGCCCGCAATCGTATGCGAAGGAGCGTATCACGAATTCTCTCGTAAAGTTCCGGAGTTTTCAATACAAATCGGATTTCAAGGCCCCGCCGCCTACGAAAGGCTCTAATGCCGGTGCCGGTGCCGGTGCCGCCGCCGGCGGAGCGAAGAATATCGGGACATTTACCGAAAAATTCACCGACGATAAAACGGGTAAAGTTCGCGAGAACGTCCATACCTATTATATGCCGACAAACCGAGAGATTTTAGATACAGCGAAAGAGGTCGGGTTTACAGTGACGGGACAAGTCGACCTGGTTCACGTTCTTAACGAACATCAGTATTTATTCATTCTTAAGAAGGTTGCGTAATAATCTCTCGGGAATCATTCTATACAATACATAACTGTGGATGTGTATTGTATAGACACATCAATGATGTCAACTTTACTTGAATCTCTCGACGCATCACTTCCAAATCTTCCGTCATTGCCGCCGTCATTGCCGCCGTTCTTCTTCCATTATGTCATATGTATTCTATGCGTGGTATATCTCATCAGTATCGCGGTATTAAAATTCAAATACTATTTCTGGTATCACCAGCCACTAACATTCCGATTTTCGGTGAAACGTTGGTATGCTGCGCGGCAACCAGGCACATTTACAAGCACAATGAATGTGAGTCCATCCCCTACCAATGTAAATTATGAAAATGTCAAGGTATATTCTACTGTGTCATTAGATAGAATCTCTCGAAATTCGCCTCCTGATGATATTCCATTTATCGAGATTGCGAAATTGTTAAACAAGGAACATAAATTCACCGTTGGGGATTTGATTCCATACATACATCACGAGAGATTGGCGTGTATTCTCTCGAATGAAACACACGGATTGGCTGCGTTTGTCGGCGTCTTTCGTAGATACGCGACGAGCCAGGCAAGTCCTGGTCACGTACACGGTGTATGTATTCTTACACCTCGTATTAAAATAGAACGTGACCGGACCAGCAGCGGTAGCGGTGTGTCATCAGGTGCTGCCGCACTACATCCATTATCAACATCTATATATGTATGCGACCATCTTGCGTGGTCCAAGTACGATGTAAATGAACGCGAGAGTCTCGAACTTCTTGAAACAACCGAATATATTCAGAAGTCTCGAGAGATTGCTGGAGAACAGACATTATACAGATATAATCAAATCCCTTGGTTTGTTATTCCATTTACAACTGTTTATACATATGCTCTATCTCTCGAGAGATTGCTCGGCGGGCGTGGACAACGTGGGCGAGCCACTACAATCATAAAGGTTACATCTGTCAATTTCGCCATTTTTTATGCGTTTATAAATGAATGTTCGAGAGATTTTAGCTGTTCTATACTAAATGAGATAACACATCTACAGCATCTCATTCAATCAGGGATATACCAGATTTATATGTTACTTCTAAATAATACACGTGTTCTCTCGGTATATATTTATGGCCCTTCTTGGGCTCGGATAGATCCTTTATCTTCTTCTAGTGCGGCTGCGGCCGCGGCCTCGGGTGCTGCTTCCGACGCATTTTATAAAAAGAAGACACGCGGAAACCGTATCAATCGATTACATAATTATATCTCTCAAACATCTACAGCTGTAGTGAAATATCTTCCACCGGTAATACCTGTCAAGTATGATCTCTCGGGAAAGCGGGTTGTAAGCGGTAAACGTACGGGGACGGGCGGCGGCACGGGCACGGGCACGGGCGGCGGCGCAGATATTCTATATAACCCATCTGCAGAAATTCCGCGTCTTTTATCATCGATACGAAATAAACAAGTCTGTGAAATCCAAGATTTTGTAAATGGATTTATAGACAGTTTAAAAATGCGGTCTCGAGAGACGGGACTCGTGCTTATCGACACCATCGCACATAACTATATTATTATTGATGAAATAATTCGTTCTGTAAATAATACAACGACCGTGCCTGTATTATTATGGTCTCATAAATGGTATTATGTATTATATAACGCAATTATTCATCGAGAAATACAGTGTAAGGATTTATTTATGGTATAATCACCGGCGGTATTGTGCCGTTCTACGACCACCCCCACCAAACATACTAAACCCGCCACCGCCACCGCCACCGCCACCGCGACCATTCCCAGGCATTGCGTTTGTAAATGTATCCACGATGAAAATAATGAATATGCCTAAAAAGCAATACAAAACAAGCTCTTCAATCACGTGGCCCGTCTTTTCATCCTTCTTTTCTTCCATCATATGAATGATGTAATTCAGTTTTTCAATAAGAGCCGCATTGGTTCCGGACATTGTGCCATTTTGTCCGGCGCCGCCGCCGCCTCCTCCTGCGGCCAGCTGATTTGCGAGTGTTTCCGCATAAGGCACAAACTGTTCATAATATTGAGATGCGTATGTGCTTGTTTTCGGTTTATCGCTGCTGCTGCCGCCGCTGTTCCCTGCGGTGGATCTCGGGTCAACATTTCGTGTAGTATCACCGTAAGGTGTCGTGAAGTGTGGCGGTGATGAGAACCGCCCTGAAGCTCCGGCGGTAGTTCCAGGTAGGTCGGAAGCACCGGCACCGGCGAAATCAGACGCCGGGTTCATTCCTTCCAATAATGTAGAAGAATAAGATGACGCTGGATTTAGGGAATTCATTTGGGTTGTCTTTCGAACCACGCCATTATTGCTAGATACGCTGTTGTCAGGACCGCGAATCATTCCTTGGTTCGTAATATTTGTCGAATATACTCCCATTCCTTGGGCCGGATATGCCGGCAATACTGAATCCATATCATTTTCATCAGGGTCACTATCTTCGCCACCTTTACGATGGATATTTTCAATATAATCCTTGATTTGCTTTATTTTCTGGCCAGCTTGCTGTATCATCCCATTATTCGTTCCATTTTCATTGGAAATACTACCGTTTACAGATTGTAATAATCCTCGTTCAGGACCGATGCTGTCATTTGTGCTCTGAATCTGATTACGTGGAATCTTTAGGGTTCTATTGCCGGTGCCGGTGCCGTTGCCGTTTCGTCGATTATATAATTTTCCATTTCCATTTCCATTTCCATTGTTGTTCAGATTTCCACTTTCGGCGTATTCAGAAAAACCTAAAGATGACATATTCTCCTATAAAAAAATGAGATTTTAATTCGAGGACGAAATGTGAATTATGATAATATATTTATCAGTTAGTTATGAAAAATATATTAGTTATGTATATACGACGAAAATGGTGAAAATTAGCAAAGAACTTTCTTTAGGAGTTTTATTGGTTCTAGTGGTTATTATGGTTCTTAAACCAAACCTTCTCGGGTTTTTGTATAATAACGTTTTAGGCAAACTGGTGTTTGTTGCGGCAGTTGTGTTTCTTTCTTTGAAGCACACGGCGGCTGGGTTGCTCGCGGTTGTCTTTGTCGCAATCGTGGCCTCGATGTCCGGCTATTATGGATTTGAGGGTATGGAGGTTCCTGAGTCGGCCGAGGAGACTGAGGAGGAGAAGGCCGCGAAGGCCGCGAAGGCGGCGGCGGCAGCGAAGACGGAAGGTATGGAATCCGGCAAGAAAGAGCCGTGTAAAGGTGATAATTGTGCCACTGAGGGTGCCGAGGGTCAGGCCAGGCCCGTTGCTGATATCAAAGCCTTACTCAACTCCAAATAAGACTATTCATTCGCATCTCAATACACATACCTCCTTCGTATATGTGTTGAAATATATCTATTGTAATTATAGTAAACTACGAGAATATGGACAATAATATCCAGTATTATATACAATATATATCATCTTGGTTTTATCATAATGTGCTATATACGGATACGACATCTGCTTTATTGAAATTAATAGTGTTTGTTGTTTTATTAACATTACTTGTCTATCAGAAATACAACTATTTCGCTATCGGCATCGTCACGGTGATTTGCGTGTTGGTGTTTTTGTTTCTCCGCACATCATCTCCCGCCGCATTCGCATTCGCGACGACGACATCAACGGGCCCACGATTTGTTGATAAAGACGAACTCACTACCGGAGTCCCGTTAATAAAAGAGGGGTTTGGAATCGCAATGCCGAAAATTATTCAAGGCGATGATTCAGGGAAAGATTATCACCGTTCTAACAAATTCATCGAAGAAGACAGTCGCGATTTTACCGAGAAGTATTTCAATAGTAAAAAATGCGGGATTGGAAGCGGGATTGGCGGGATTTCTATGTTTGGGAGTAATGAATTGATTGATATGTCAAGGTCGGTCGTATTAAGTGGATTATATAACTTCGACAAGTATTATGTGACAAATAATGACGATACAGTGACGTTTAATGATGATAATAATCTGTCACGAAATTGTGATTCAAAATGTAAGGAAGGACGACGATGGACGTACTTTAATGACTGTGTATTTGGTCCAATCCAACGCAATGATTTTCGTGTATTGAAAAAGAACATATACGAGAACGTGAATAATAATATTATAAATATAAACGGAGTTCTGAATCGAGTGGATAAAACTATACTTTTTAATACACAGAACGACCCAGGTGCCGATTATAGTAAACGGGTTTCTCTTTCATCGCAAACAAATAGCGAGTTACTCGAGAAACCATACAATTATATATCTCTTATCAATGGTTCAACGAATACAGAAAAACTAAAGAATATTCAAACATTATCAAATGGTGATAATATTAACGATAGACAATATTCCGAATTACTGAGTAAAATCAATAACAATCGTGATATGAATTCGAGTGATAAACAACGTCATTTGGAGATATATGCGAAAGTATATGAGTTTCGGAAAAAACTCGATAGTATATTTGCGAATATGCGAGCCCAAACAAAAGATGATGCGTCTTTCATGTATACAATTCGGGTTGGCGAGCCCGTCGTTCAAGAAATGCGAATGATGTTGAGTTATTTGGCGATGATCCAACGAACAAATGATATTATTCTGTTTGAGGAAAATGTGGGTAAGGATAATAACGGCATATACAGTATGAAACCGACTACGACTTCATCATTGCTCGCTCTTATTCTTCCAGATGATAAAGAAGGTAAATACAAATCGCAGATAATCGGCAGCCTCAACAATATATTTAAGATTCCATTGGAAGATGACAGTTATAACAATAACGATGAAAAGCGTTATCTATACGGGATAACTTATTATTTTGATAAAGCAAATAGCAACAGCAATCCAATTGGAACGTAGCGTAGCGTAGCGTAGTAGATAATAATATACAAAATAATATACAAAATAATATAGTAGTATTGGTATATTATAGTAGTATTGGTATATTATAGTAGTATAACAACGATCGATTCACAATGAAACTTCGAACTATATTCATTTTAGTCGCGATGATGATTGTTGTATTGGCCACATCTGCGTTTGGAGTGTATAATGATAGAGAACTCAACGATAATACTGATGTAAAAGCACATCAGCCTCCCGTAAATAAGAGTGCGGCATCGTCGTCAGGTACATCGGTAGTAGTTGGTGCGTCTGGTGCGGGAACATCATATAAACATAGTAAATCGCATTTAGACGTATCTGAAAAGGCAGACGGCCCCTATATCAAAGATGGAACGAATACATATCGCGGGAAGGCCGGTGGATATGATTTACACGGACACAGTGACGACGACGACGACGACGGTGGCGACGGGCACGACGACGACAGCGACGAGAACGTAAGCGAATTTCAAAAAAAGATGAAATACATCTCTAAAATGTTCGAAGAGATATTTAGCAAATGGAAATCCCAGGAAACAATAATGGCACCCAGTGGTATTGAGGAACTGGAGACGCCAGAGGGGTTTAAAATCCGCGAGAAATTTAAAAAAGGGGCGCGTCAAGGAATGCGTAAATTGAAAAACGCGTTTCGGGGGCGGTTCAAATAACGAATTCGAAATAGAATCTCTAATGTTATAATAATAGATACGCATTATTCTTATTATTATGACATCAAGAAAAAATAGGAGTCGCCGCAAATTAGAACAAAACAGTAAACCGGGAACGCCAGGAGCACCACAAACTGGCGGAGCACCTGGCTCTATCGCATCGTCGCCACTCATTCCACCGATCACACTCAAATCATTTACTGATCTGTTTTCCGGGAAAACGAACTTCTTCACACTTCAATCACCCGCCAACAATATTATGAACTCGCGGGTGCTTACTGCGATGCATAATTTCTTTCATAACCTGAATACCAGCACATTTTTCGCCGGTTTTGTGATGATTATTTTGAATATTGGATCGAGGTATATTAATCTGGACCTTAATTCATCTACCGAATCCTGGATCAAATATCTGATGAGTAAAGAGGTGCTTGTATTTGCGGTGAGTTGGATGGGAACACGCAGTATTTATTACGCACTTGTCATCACCGCGTGCTTTACGATCGTCGCCGATCATTTTATGAATGTGGATAGCAAGTATTGTGTGATTCCTCCCAAATTTAGAGATTTACATAAGATGACAGAGGAAAAACACGGACCAGAGAAGAAGGTGAGTGATTTAGAAATAAGCAACGCACTTCATACGTTGGAAAAGGCGAAGAAGGAGAAGGAAGAAACCGACCACTTAGAGATGGTGAAGTACCATCAACTCTTTAAAGACGACACTTTTGAATCGTCGCCGGCAAATGTCAATGGTAAGAAATAAATGAATCGACCTGACACATCGCTCAGCGTTCTTACACGGCAAACAATTTTATAAATAGTATATAGCTAGGGTTATACTACTATTTATATTGCGTAAAATGAGTATACAACAACCACCGCCATTGCCGCCGCCGCCACCCCCACCATTAATCGCAGTAGCACCGATACAACAAGAATTAAAAAAACCATACATTACATTAACCGAACTTGAAACCGTTGTTGATTCAAGTATTGAACGCCACGTAGATGAACTTAAAGACAGTGTCGCATTGACTGAAGTTCCAGTTGTAGGACCATCCGGAATAAGTAAAAAATCCATACCGAAATTCAATCTGGTTGATGGAGAGTACCCGAAATTACGTGTGAAAATATACGAACAGATGGTTTATCACCGTGCGAAATCGGTGAATAATAATCTGCTCGAAATATTTGTTCCTTGTAGATACAAGTTCAGTTATGATAAAATAAAACAATATTTCGATGAAAAGGCATCTGATAAAGAAACCCAAGAATTAATGATTATGGTAATCAATGCCTACAACAAGAACTACAATAGTTTGTTTTATAAACATACGATTGCAGGAAAACAACCATCGAATCTCTCTTCCGGTGTTAAACCGGCTACAGATACATCCTTGATCGAGTTAGACACGAAAGCTAGCATAATAATCCAAAATAAAATAGATAAATGGCATTTCGATTTCGCGGAATGGTCGTTTTATGATAACGCAAGGACATTTTTCGTAAATAAACAGAAATTACCGGAAGATGTGTTATTGACATTGAAAATGGACTTTGATGATGTATTCCAGGGAGGCGGCGGTGGTGGAGGGACAGTAGGACTCATCAATATTGTAGATGAAATAAGCGGAAAGTATCAACAATTAATGAATACATATACGCAAAATCTTGGATCAGCGGATATCATTACAGCGTCGGATAATTTTGATAATTATATCACGTTATTTGAGATGTTATATGCCGATATTGTAAAGCGAAAAGATGAGTCATTGGACTATATTAACGAACGTCAACGGTATTTTCCGACATATGAATTCAATGCCGAAATTATGAATGAGTTATTTCAATCATTTGATAAAATACATAATTTGTTTGTTAAAGAGAATTTGATTCGTAAAGGAAATGCTCCTGCTCCGGCCGCTGATGGATTTGGTGCTGTTCCGATGAAATCCAAGATTAAATTACTACAAACAATAAATGATGAATACGCGAAACTAAAAAAAGGTATCGAATCAAATCAGATACTAAAACACTCCGTTGACGAGTTTGATATATTTATGCTCGGGGCTCGTAGTTTCGATATTGATAGACAGCGGAAATTCATACCGAATTATAAAATAATCCAGTATATTTTTCATTTGATTCATAACGATCGACTGAATGTCGCCGGTGATGATCTTTCATTTATACAGGACGCATTTACAATGAATTATAATGAAATTAACCCAGACGAATTATATGATTTAATTCAGGGACTCAGCACACAACAGGGAGTGGTATTAAATCAAGAAGATCAAGAAAAAATCGACAACATTTTCAATGAAGACGAAGAACTTATAGACACTCTTAAACGTTTGATTATTATATTAAACGCTAGGGCTACAATAACAACAATACAACACCAACCAAATTGGCACAAAAATTTTATTCGATTAACTCCTTCTCATCCTCCTGCTCTTCGAGCTTGGCCCGCGGTTGACGTAACGAAACAAAAATCATTAATGACTCAAATCATCCAATACATGATATTTCATTTAGATAAGAATTTGAGAATCCTTCCGATTGTTACAGCCAACAATGGCACGGAAGCGAGCTGTACGGAGCGTATACGCGACGTCGAAGAAAAAATACACGAATTACACGGTAAACATTTCCGGTCAATGCTGATTTTTTATAATTATATAAAGGCCAAAAATACACCTCCTGTGCCTCAATCCAATATTGCCATATTTTTTAACAAATTTTACGAAGAATCTAAATTGAGTAATGAAAATTTGGAACCGTTTTCAAGTATACGAGACAAAACTGTCGAAAAATTCTCATTCGGAGTTGATCTTATTTTATTTACATTGTTTCGTATTACGAAATACTATTTTTCCGGTATGCACGCTAATTTTATAAAAAAAATCAATGAAAAAATCGGCCCTCAAAATGCCGATATACGTAATTTAACTCTTGAGATTGAATTGAAAGATAGCAAGCTCAAACATATATGCGATATTATTGCGAAAACAGGTGAAATACCGGTAGAAAGGATTATTCCTGACCGTGCGTCGTATTATATCAAAGACCCTAAACAAAGTAATGATGGGTTTGTTAATCCAGGATTATACAAAGCTAAATGGGTGGAAAAAATAAGTAAGAAGATACCTCCTAACCCCCTAGGCACAGGTGCGTCTACCGACGGTATTGCCGATAAAGTGATGGTTACGACGAATAAAATGAAGAAGAAATTAGACGAATCACTCGGTATCACGACTACAAATGTCGGCACAAATGACCAGAAACTCGCCGCAATGCTTTCTAAACTAATTGAACTCAACACGGTCCAGGTTATAAATTTGATGTTTGCTAAACCGCGTAATATATGGTATTCGCCCGATTTACGAATCCGGTTGGATCCAATAACATCGAAATGGATTTTCTTTCAATTGGGTATACCTGAAATTATATCTGGGCGGGCATTTAAAGCATTCAAACAAGAATTGATAAAACCGGTAGACAATGATGGAACGGTAGTGGCGGCGGGAATGGGAACTAGTAGAATATTGCGTATTTTGGATAAAAAATCTACGACAAAAGTCCCGATGATAAAGTTCTCCGCACTCACGAATCCGACCCCCCCTCCATTTCTTATTTTTATTATTTCGAAAGACCCGGCACCACCTCGAATGCTGGATAAAGATAACATCAAGGACGCAACAGATATAATGTTTGATAAACGTTCTTTTGGAGCAGACGGTATTTTCGCTACCGGAGATGCGGGTGCGGGTGGCGTGGATGCGGATAGTAGTAGTAGTTCATTGAATTCGGTGAATGTTGTTAAAAATGATGGAACCACTCTTGCCAGTTCAGTTATGGAAAAAATAAAAAGTAAATTCCCTACAATAACCCCGACAGATGAAAATTGTGATAGTGTTCTTGGCCAGATTTCTAAAGCATCTGCGGATTTAAATGAATCATTAACCAAATCATTGAAATCGATCGGATTGGATATAGAAGATAAATTCGATAAATTCAATCAGGATGATCCGGGAGCAGCGGCGAAGGCGGCGGCAGCCGCACAACAGCAGCAACAGCAAGCAGCGGCATTATTAGCACAACCGCAAGCAGCGGCAGCGGCAGCGGCACAACAACCAGCAGTGGCATTAGCACAACAACCAGCAGTGGCAGCAGCGGCAGCGGCAGCGGTATTATTAGTATTACAACAATCAGCAGCAGCAGAAATAGCACAAGCAACCGCAGTGATTCAAAGAGAAACCCAAGCATCCCAAAATTATCAACAAAGAATTCAATATACAAATGGAATAATTCCCACTTTTAATACATTGACTCAAATACAACAACAACAAGAAGTAGCAGATCATTCGTTGGTGATACAATTGGTATCGGCAGATGTAACAACGGCTGATACAGAACTAGTCAACGCACAAGCTGCTTTACAACTGCCAGGAATCACCCCACAAGAACTTCAACAATTACAAGGACTAGCAGATCAGTTAGATGTTCTGGATATTCAATTAAAATATCAGGAAATATATCTAAAATTTCAGGAAATATGTCTTATATTTCGGCAATCATCTAATCCCCAGAGTAAACTAAGCGAACTTGGGACACTATCTACAGGAGCCACTGTTTTGATACAGCGTGCACAGAACAGGACACCACCATTGGTTAGCCAAATTGCTGACATTGATCGACTAATAGGTGATATAGTACATGAAATACGACACCAACAAGCACAAACAGCAGCTGATGCCGCGGCACAACAAGCAATTAATGATGCGATATCTGCGTACGATATAGGAGTCGCCGCAATAGGAGGAGCGGCCACTGATTATGGAACATTTTTAAATAATGTTAACCCTTCTACTCTCCAACAAATAAAAGACAATATAGCCGTTGAACTCGCAGCAGCAGATGCCGCACAACAAACTGTTATAACCGCAGCAGCAACCGCAAGAGCCGCAGGAGCAAGTCAAGTAAGAATCGACCAATTAGACGAATTTGTGTATGATCTAGAATATATAAAAATATATTTACGGTATAGAGATGTAGATATAGCCTATTCAGAAGCGGCGCGTAACCAAGAACCACTAAATGTAATAGTACCCCAAATCACGGATTTATTAAGAGAAATAGATGTTGTCATATCTAACACGCATAGCCAAAATTGCGTTGTTTTACGCGACACCATAGCCATGCATCAGCAACTCGCAATCGCAGCGTTAGCCGCTCAACGACAAGCCGCAGCCGTATCAGCAGCAGCCGCGGCAGCAGTAGTTGTCTTAGATCAAGTACAGCTCGGGTTTCTTAACCGAATATTTGATGAATGTGTAGTGCCGACATTCGAATGTTTTTTGTTACGTCAATTACAGGAGCCGCCAAGGCTGAGAAGAGACACCGCGGTTACTCGTGATCATATTATCCAGTGTTTATCAGGACTAACAGATGAATTATCTAACCGCGGACCTGACATTGCGGCGGGTTTATTGGATAATGCGGGTATTCCAGGTGATATAGAGGGTAAACAGGATTCATTTAAAGCATATCTTGAAACGTTAGACGAGTTATTAAATAACCCGGTCAAATGTGATTCTCCTGGTTTTGATGATAAAGTAAGAGGTTTACGCGGTGAAATAGCTAATAAAGAACAAGAGCTAGAAGGAGAATTCGAGAAAATTAAAACAGAACATATAGAGAGTATCTCTGTGACTGTGATTCCATCGTTTATAGCTATACAGAATAAATATTTTACAGATCCCAAAAGAACACTTACTCAAACAGATCTTGATGATATACATAGTTTTTTTCAGCGTGAAATTATAGAAATTTTTGATGTACAAGGCATACACGAAAGGATAAGATTAAATTATTTAAATATGAATTATAAAATTCAAGATATAGAACGAAAATGTACCGAACTCGAGCTTGAATATGCCAAATGTATTGACGACCAAAGTGCGAAGCTCGATAAAGCAAACCTATATTTAGAACGACTAAAAACTCATTGTACGGCTTTATTACCGCAGTCGGGTCTTCCACCTGGTTTCACTGCCCAAGCAGCCACGACAATAGCTCACGCAAACGCACAAATCGGCGGATGTTTGGATGCTTTAGTCGATCATTTGCCTGTTTTTAAAGGAGAAATCATTCCGCGTGATGTAAATGAAGAAATTGGGAGACGAACACAGGATATTTTATCAGAAACACGAGATAAAATAAAAACACGCTTGAGTGCTGATGTAGTAGGAGAGTGTAAAGATACCGGCATTACGTCTAAAATTGATGCTGATACAGTAGCACTAATTGGAAGGACAACCCAAAGTTTGAATCCAGCGGTATCCGCTCGTTTTTTATCAGATCAATCATTAGTCCAGACGATTGATAAAGCCATTACAGATTTAGAGAGTGATTTGAACAAGCAGAAGGAGGGTTTGAATCAGTTGCCATTAACATTTGAGTATGATCAACGTGGCATTCCGGATATTACGGAGATGTTAGGAAATATCCGAAGTTCAGTATTAGTCAAAATAGCCGAAAAATTCCAGACAGATACACTCCTCCCTATTAATCAAGAGGTAGATACTTTTATTGAGAACGCATTGGCGGAAATTCGTGTTTGTGTCGATGCTCAAAAGACGGCCGCGCAACTCGCAGCAGATGCGACACAAAACCTACGCGATTATTTAACCGCATTAAACGGCGTATTGGCAGGATTACCGAATCCACCGCCACCTACTGTTTCGTCTGAGACGATTGCGACGGCAATAGACGTCCAATTACGAGACCAAATCACTAAAGGATTAGGTTCATTATTACAGCATTATAATGAAAATGCCGCGAAAATCGCCGTTGATATTAATGGAATAACCAAGGTTCTTCAAGCAGAAATCGACAAAACCAATGCGGAAATTAAACGACTACAAAAATTATTAGCCCGTCTGGATGATTGTGATGATCAAGAGATTGTCGACCAGAATAAAAAACTGCTAGAAGATATTATAAAAATGATGGGATTATCATTAGAAATAACACAAAAAGCAAAAGATCAATATGAAACCCATACTAGGCAGTTAAATGAAAAGATAGTGAGCATACGAAAGTTGATAGAAAAAGAACAATCCGACGCTAGTCAACCTCTCCCAGTCCGGTTAAAACCTGTTTCAATACAAACGTTCGAACCAGAATATTCGTCATTATTGAAGGGAAAGGACGCATTATTAGTAAATGTACGCCAGACAAAAGAAGATTCGCAAAAAGCACTAGAAAGAAATAGAACGGGAATTCAAGGGATTCATCGACAACTACAAGCGTGTATTGATAAACGTAAATCCCGTGCTGAAAAAATGCTACAAGAGGCAAGTGATTTAGCCGCCAATGTACAAGAGGGTCAGACTAAATGTCAGACTGGTATTACTGCGATCAACACTTTTATTGGCCTTGTCACTGGCACAGGCGGCACTGGTGGATCGTTATTAGTTCAGATAAGTGATTCAAATCCTCAAAAAGCCGGATTTCGAACACAAATTTTCGAATTAAAAACAAAATGTGATGCTTTGAGATTACATCTGAGTGGTATTGGAGCGGTTAATAAGCCAATCGATAGTTTATTAGAAGATGTGCGTACGTATCGATCGAGTCTCGCGGCGGGTGACGGACCAGCAACATTACAGGTGAACCGCGAAAAAGCAGATGATTCGTTTGAAGAACTCTCGAAACAAAAGACAGCGATAGACGGGGTGTTACTCGAATTGGCTAAATGTAAAGAGCAAATGCGTGATTTACAGAATGCGATTGAGACGACTCTCGAAGCGGAAGTTCAACAAGCGAAAAATGCGGCACTTGAACAAGAGCAACAAAAGTTACGCGATGAAATTAAGCGGGTCGAAGAAATGGAAAAGTCTTCTTTAGCTAATATCCAGAGTATAACAACACAACTTGATTCATATGACGGTTCAGACAAATCGTTAGAAAAAAAACAAACAGAATTACGAACAAAAATAGACGAGTTAGAAGTTAGAGCCGGTCTTTCTGAACGATTAAATGAATTGTCTGGGAAAAGAGCTAATAATCGAGGTAAATATATGGCATATCGTGTTACGCACGATCCGTCTTCTCTTGCCAGAGAAAAGCAAAAAATAACAGAATATAAAACTAGTCTGGACAATATATTACGTGATTCAACCTCTGCTGATGATATTGAAAGAAAGTTAAAAAACATCGCTTCAATTAAAAGGTCGTTCGAAGAAGGAGATGCGAATATAAAAAAGAAAGTAGGAGATATCGCAACGTTAATCAGTGAAATTAGTGAAATAGATAGAGAGACAACAGAATTGGAGAATCAGTTAGCCGCCGCAAAGGCAGCTGAAGCCGTATTAAAAAATAAAGAGGCAGAAGAATTGTTAAGAAAACAAATTGAAGATGCTGATGCTGCTCGCGCCGATCACCAACGTAAGCTTGATGAACAACAAAAAGAACAACAAAAAGCAACCCTCGCTACATTACGAGAAAAATTTAAGGGTATCATTGGTGCGGTTGTAGACCCTACAACTGGTTATATAGATATTACATCTAAAGACTCACCCAAACCCAAAGAGGCTTGGGTAAATAATGCTGATGCGGGGGCGGCAGAACCATTTGAAGTAGTTTCTGGTGATGACGAACCAGATACCGAATCTGCTCCAGTGTCGATAACTTTGCCTCCGCTACAGTTAACTACCGCGTCATCAACTGCCGCGTTGACGGCACCAGCAGCACCTAAATCAGAAGAAGATAAACAGCTTTCAAAAGTCCAAGATATACTAAAACGTTTATTGTCCCCAAGTGAAATGGATACATTTACAAAGTTGTATCCGGGGCAGACAGGAGATGTGCGTTTTATGGACGCACTTGTCGCGATAATTACGCATTATTCTGGTAGTCTTTTAGTTGATAAAGATGAAACATATAAAGAATTGATGGCTAACAATTATGATTATTTGAAGATTCTAGAACGTAATCAAAAAATTAATTTTTTATTGAATGTCCTTGATGATAAAACGAAGTTAAAAGGTAGACCGTCTCAGATTTTTAATACAGACGGAACTCTAAAACAAGCAAATAAGACAATTCAAGAACTTATTTCAAGAGCACAAACGATAATTCAAACGTCGCAAACATTTGAAGCTGCGGCAAATAGATTTGGTTCTGAAAACTCATTAAAACGAGTAACTATCAGTACGTTATCGTTTGTTCCTCTTTTACAAAATGAAGTAGATAAAAACCTAAAATTGATACTTTTAAGCAAAGAGGTTGATGTGTCTAAAGCCTCTAAACAAATTTTATCGTCGATACCTACCTCATCCCCAGCCATAGCAGCAGGAGCGACGGTGAAACCCCATATCCCTATGGGGTCACCCGAGAATTCGAGTGCTTTTATTCGAAGAGAACAAAAACAACCGAATCTGCCGATGTCACCGGCACCACCGGCACCACCGGTAGCATCATCATCATCATCATCACCAACAGTACAACCGACACGACCATTGACAGCTAGTCCCAGCACTCGGATACGCAATGTATCCACAAGTTCACGCCCGGCTACGGCTACGGCTAGGGCTTGGCGCGGTACTGGTGGAGGCACTCGTCGACGAAATAAAATATTTCGTCAAAAAGGTGGTGATGCGACTATTATAATAACTCCAGAATCAAGCATATATAAGAAAGTAGTACTAGGTAGTTTAGACCAGGAAGGTCCAGACTTGGAACAAACACGAGACGAATTACTTGAACGAGAACTAAATAATGGTTCGATACGAGTATACGAAAATAATGGACCTGACGTCGAGTCATCTACTACTCCACTCGCACTCGCCAAATCAGCCGTAAATTCACAAGTAGCAATGGAACATTTAATGAACTCGGTTGACGAGCATTTTAAAGTAAAACCCGGTAGTGCTGATAAAACTACACTCCAACGATACAAAACATTAGTTCGGTTATGTAGTGCCAGCACTGCGGTCCAGTTGATAAAGGAACTCCTAAAACAGAATAATACTACTACTAGTTTAAATGATAAACAAATACTAACAATATTGGGATGGAATAATTCCGAAAATTTGTTATTTTATAATCCAAATAAAAACTCCAATGGAGGAGCACTTCTAGGTGCACTTTTTTCATTGTTCAGTTATAGCCAAGGAAAGTTTTCCTATTTTTTAAGCCAAAATTGCGCAAAAGACTATGTGTGTATGTTGAATTGGATTTTATTAATTGCTGAACATTTGAATTATGAGCAAGACCATTCATACACCTATGAAAATATTCGGGAATTGGTTAAAAATATGTATGACTGTTTATTCGGATTTTTGGAAAGAGACAGAGCCACTTTACTACCGTATTTTGTGAATAATACAAACGTTAACTTTTATAAAGAATTGGTTATCAAGGGTTTATTAGGTGATAAAATATTTGGAGATCAAACATTAAAACCAATTGTAGATGGAATTAAGAATGAACTACAAAAAATGGGGGGGTCGCCGCAACAGCAGCAGCCACCACTGCCGACGACTCCGCGGCCTTTACAAAGAGCTCGAAAAACAACCGTCAGATTATTAGGTGGTGACGAACGTAAAAAAAATAAAACACGCAAGCATCATAATAAGAAAAATAATAAGTCTGATCATAATACAATCAAACGCCATACTCGGCGTCGAAACCTCATTAAAACAGCACAACCAGTCTCCGTTTCTGGTTCGGTATAACAGACAATTGTAAACGAAAATATTCTTCGATTATTGTGGCGTAGTCGAACTGCGACACTGTGTCGGCGTCGGCGTCGGCGTCGGCGTCGCTATCAAATCCTTCCGTTCCGCTTTCGCTTTCGCTTTCGGCGTCAGTGCGTATTACATCTACTACCGACGGTTTCACTACATAAAGTATCATTTCTTTGTGACTATTCCATAAATCAATGATATTCATTACACCACGCATTGTGTCAAGTGTCGGATCGTTTCGATATGCCGTATAATAACATTCATCCACCCTGGGGAAAAATAGCGGTGTTCCTGCTTCGGGCTGGCGTTTGACAAGGAGGTTGGGGTGTGTCGATAACGATACATATCTATCGTTCTCACAGTCCCTATCACGGACGACCAGTATTACGACATTATTCTTCGTAAGGTTTGTCTTGATGATGTCATTAAGGTACCCGGACGTGGACGTGGACGTGGACGTGGACGACGCTGCCCCGTCACTGAATACAACGACGATTTTTGATGTCGCAGACGGCAGCGGGATTGTCGTCCGCCAAATGTCACGTGACCATTCACGTTCGGGACGATCGCGTGTATCATTACGTGCGAGGATTGCGGGATATATGTGAGGTGCGACGCCGTGTGCGTTCATCTGACAGTATAAACTGTGTGTATCTTTCGGAAAACACGTTCCACCGAACCCACGCTGGCCGTCAGGTCCCGGTACCTGGAAATGCGACATTCCCATCCGTGCGTCACGTTTCGCCATTGTGACGACAGTTTCATAATCCGTATGAGTTGCCGCGCAAAAATCATAGAATTCGTTCATTATAGATACCTTCGCCGAGAGAAAACAGTTCTTCATTAGTTTAAGCATCTCGGCTTCATTTGTCTCGCAATATTCGACGGTAGGTGAATAAATCGCACCATTTCGGTGGCTTGTCCGAATAAGTTTATTCATCCGTTCTTGGAACACGTTTATCTCGGTGATGTCGACCGCCGACGCCGACGCCGACGCCGACGCCGCAACAGGCAATCCGACAATCCATTCTTTCATCGTGCGAAAATCGGTTTCCCAATTGGCTTCTGTCAGGAACTCGGGCATAAAATAACACCTGTGTCTCGCAGAAAATCCGACAGGAACCGTACTACGGATAATCTTGAATGGGTTTTTACACCGTGATAGTGTATCTTCTAGAATACGTGTATAACACGTTCCATCGTGATGAAGGGGGGTCGGAAGACAGAAGAAAAGGAGATCGCATTCGCGGTCGAGTGTTTCAAGTGTGATTCCTAGTGGAACGCACGCTTCAGGTCGAATATCGTAAATATATACGTCAATCGGTGTAAAATGTTCGTGTCTATAAAAGGGGCGAAATGCCGAATCTGTGACCGCTGCCGTCGTCGTCGTCGTCGTCCTCGTCGTCGATGTGTCGGTGGGCAATATTTCAGAACGTGTGGGCGATGTCGAATCCTCACGGTAATAATTCTTTACAAATATTTGGGTTGCTTTACCTACGAAGCCGTTTCCTATAATTCCGATTTTCATTGCGATGGTGGTGCGTCTGTGTAATAATCTATAGTAACAACTAGTGTTTAATATAGATTTTTTATATCACCTGATGGCGATATACGAGACGCGTTAATCATCCACGAAATTACCTGCGTCGATTCCAAATAAGTCAATCACAACATCTGTCATATGTTGCATATAACTCATCTCACTTCCAAGTTTTGTGGCGATCGAATCCATAATCGCGATTGTAATAAACAGCCGATACAATGAACGCCTGAACGTCAAATTATAATTATTCAAAATGTAATTGATTGTATAGAGTTCATTGACACCTAAAAATTTGATTTCCGGTGTCGCATAATCGATAATAACTGCGTGTAATTCTTTATGTAAGTTATCGAATACTTTGTCATCTAGATTCACAGGTGTCCCCGGTTTATTGTAACTGTTAAGATCTTCCGACATTTCTTTTAAAATCATATGAATCACGCGCTTATACTTTTTTTGGTACAAGAGTTTTGCTGATTTAAAGAGCAATTCTTGGTCCATTCGTGTGAGGTGTCCGATAATCCCGAAATCTAATAGACCGATTTTGTATACGGCCGACGGTGCCGACGCTGCTGCTGCGGGAGCTGCTGCTTCTTTGATAAATAAAATATTACCTGGATGAAGATCTCCGTGGTAAATCGAATTACAAAAGGCTGCCTTGGCACTAAATAAGGCAAGAATTTTACCAAACGTGTCATTATCTTCCGGGTCAATTTCGGTGATTTTTCGTCCTTCTATGAATTCCATAACAATAATATTGGGGTTGATTTTCTCGGTAAATTCGAAATACGGTTGTGGAATTTTCACATAACTACAGTCTTTCCAGCTTTTATAATATCGTTGGATATTCGTCACTTCTTTTCGAAAGCATACCTGATCTTTCAAACAGACGATATTCTGTAAAATCATAGTTTCGATATTCAGAGTTCGTATATACGGGATATACTTGGTAAGTTTCGCAAATACAACGAGATTATTCATCGATGTGTTGAAATTCGTAATAATATTATTGCGAAGATATTTGATTGCGACGTATTGGCCAGTACCGTCGGCGTCGTCGGCGTCGTCCACGAAACGACCTTTAAATATCAATGACATAAGCCCCGATTTAATCGGTTTGCGATTATTTAATATCTTGATCGGTTTGTAAGGATAACAATCGGTCGCCTTATGTTCGAGTTCAATCAAGTCCTCATCGGTGTATTCATCATCTGTATATTCTACATTATCCGTATAATCATTGAAAAATTGGTTCAGTTCAGGGGATAGAATATTCCGATTGGTAGCAAATGCCTGAAATATCTTAACATACATCATATTGATCCCCGCGAGACGTTTTGAAACATCAATAATCGCGTGTGTTTTCGATTTCCACCCTGTTCGATATTTCACGTATTCAGCACAACAAATATAACTTGAATGTAATGTGAAATAAAGTGCGGAACATAAATCGAAAAAGCTCATTTTGGTATAGTATTCTTCTGTCTTGGCGAAATAATCGTCAGCGTAAGCGTCAGCGTAAGCGTCAGCGTAAGCGTCGGAAGCGGCACCATCCGTCCCAGCAGTGGTATAAATGCCATTATTGTCGATCTTTAATTGTTGTTCTTGTTGTATATACTCTGATAGTAGATCGTCGATTCCGTTTACGTCATTCATCGTGATGTATAATATATATTGTATAATTCTAAATACATATTACGCTAAATATATAATATAACCCTAAAGCAACCGCGCTGGTGCGTGCGTCTGTGCGTCTGTGCGTCTGTGCGTCTGTGTTTATAGTGTTATGTGTTCTACGGCATATTTCAATCTCAAATACATCTTTTTAATAAGAAGACTTATCGCATTTTCCATCGTAACTGTGAGCTCCGCTTCATTTTCCGGCTTTAATTTAAACATATGTAGGACTTGAATGTGATTGGGTGTCAATAGAATATACTTTTGGATATACAGCGGATACTCGATCAACTTGTATTTTTGTTCGGACATTTGCGTATGATATTCATACGGAATACTCTTACTTGTGAAATTTATTTCCGTGTTTCCATTCCCAGCAAACCGTTTTTGTATTTTCGTAGAAACATACATATATGTCTTGAATCCACCTAAATCCCCACCAAAATCCTTGAAAATATACAGAATATTGTATTCCATATTATCATCTGACTCGGATAATGGCTGGATTTCAATTGACTCAAAAATATCCTTATTTACCTCGTACAACAAATTGTTTAGTTTCACATTGATCAATGATATCAAATCGAAATTATTGTTTTTATATACATATTCTAATGAAAACAGCTTCATATCCGTATTTTTTCGTAAAATCATATCATCCTTCGTACAAATCGACTTAAAATTATTGCTTCCGATCGATGAAGCTGCTGACATAGTCTTCGCGACGTTTATTATTATATTAGGATTCACAACAACCGTTTATATTGTTTACGACGACAACGACGACGACTACGACGACAACGATTACAAATCCAGGCTCACTGTATTCCGTTCAGAACGGGGGCGACGTTTTGATTTATGTGGTGTTGAATCTGACGGGACATCTCCCAATTCAGTAACACTAATTACATTTGATAGATCGTTACCGTTGCCGTTGCTGCTACTGCTTCCGCCCATTCCCGATAAAATGTTTGTAAGGGTCATATCGGCTGCGTTTACACCCGCAGACGAAGACGAAGACGAAGACGACGATTGTTGAATATTAATCGTCTTGGTTTTAAGCCTAGACATCATATCTGAGACATCCGCCGATGGTCCACGCATCTCTGGGCGACGTGACTTTTGTTCATATGCGTCTCCGCCGCCACCGCCGCCGCCGCCGCCACCGCCGAAGTCTTGGCTTTGACGATTCGAACCTGGACGAGCTGGAGGAGGAGGTGCCATTGGTCCTTTTGTTGCGATTGGAGCAGGAGGAGGGCGTTGTTGGACATAAGGAGGGGGTTCACGTCCATTATTGGAACTTCCGCCGATAATATCATTCATAAAATTGCCGAATCCCGCACCACGGCCGCCGCCGCCTCCTTGGCCGCCACCGCCTCCGCCACCGCCCATATTATTCGACATCGATGATACAGCCGCCTGTGTAAACTGCTGCATCAATTCGGGGTTTTGCCGCATAATATCATCCATTCCAGGAAGCGCGGATTTAAACATCGTATTTGTCATATGAAGCATAATCGCACTGCCTCCCAATTGGAACAAAAGTTTCAATTCAGGCGACATCTTCGCCTTGGACTTGTATTTTTCGTGAAGTTCGCCGAAAATCTCATCATATTCGCCTAGATTCTCATTCATTTGCTCGGACCATCCGTCCAATTTCAAATCAAATGGATCGAACTTATTATTCAAAAACTCTAATCCAGTAATACACGCGAGAAGCATCTTTCCCTGGAATTTCACACTATTCTGACGCTCACGCTCTTCTATTTGCGTATCATACTCGCCTTTCATTTCCGAATAAGATGAATCCATAGAATATCGCTTTGTCAAGGTGACACCTTTCTGTTCTAGTTCCTCCAACTTACGAAGAAGCTTGAACTTCTCTTTCAACATTTCGTCTTTCGACAATTGCGGGGTAGGGTCGACATTTGCGTCTGGGTCGAGTGGGATATTATTGAATTTGCCATACCCGTCCCACGTCCGATTATCATTATCGGTGTTCGATGTAGATGAACCTAGATTGATGCCGCTACTGCCACTGCCACCGCCACCGCCACCGCCACCGCCGTCGCCGTCGTCAGAACGACCGATATTAAAAATACCGCCGAAAAGGCTGTTGCCGCCGCCGCCGCCACTGCTTCCCGCGGCCTCTGCTGCTGCGGCTGAACTCGATGATGATGACCGACGATTACTCAAATCGTTCAGCTCGTTTTCAAGGTCAGCCAATTCACCTAAATCAATATCGCCACCATTACCGCCATTTTTACGACCGGAATCACCTCCTTTGAATTTATCATTCATCAGCAATTCAATACCGCCTCCAAAATTACTTGCTGATTTGCTTCCGCCGCCGCCGCCGCCGCCGAGTGTAAACGTCGGAATATTATCTAAATCCCCCAAATCAATAACTTCTGCCATTTTGTTCTTCAATAGATTACAGATAAAACAATCTTTATACTAAAATAAACGTCAAATGTTTAAATGTGATTATATGATTAAAATACATACATTAATATTGTGTGATTACCGCATTATTATGCGGTAATCAAATACACCCGCCATAATCCCTGTAAAAAACAATCCGCTAAATCGTCCTTTTTCTTATGTTTTTCGAACATCGGCATCCACGTCGCGTAGGGGGCACCAATCGTGCCAGCGCCGAGAGAACGACAAATTGAAATCCCCGACTTTTTACGGTCGCTATATGTCGATGCGTCTACGAACGATGAGATATCTAATGCGGAATCGGTGAATAATTTCAATTTACACGATGCGGATATAAATTCGATCTGCGGGACATTCTTCATAATAAAATATTGAGTAATCATCCCTTGTAATGTCTTCATTCTAGATGCCAGAGTACTGATTTGATTCTCAACAATCATCATATCAATTGGTCCATTGATACTCGTCAGTAGAATATCCAGGTGTTTCATTAGATTTCGTCCATACGTTATTAAATCCAGGTCGTGAGCATATGTATAGTTTGGCTTTTTGAAAGGGGCTGCGGCTGCCGGGCTACCAGTGCCGCCGCTGCTGCTGCTGGAGCAGTAATTCAAATACTTACCTTCATCAAATGGTTCTAAATAATCTCTCGACAATGTTGTTTTAATCTCTTGGATAAGGTCAGCTTTCCGTAATTTAACGTTTATCCCCCCTGATGCTGCTGCTGCTGTTGCTTCGGCTGCGGCCTTGTCTACGACATTTACCTGTGTTCGAATATCGATCAATTCGTCTAATTTCTTCTTGCTTAATAGTTCGGGTTTACGTTTCAAGGGTAAAATCTCTCGAGATGGTATTTTATATTTGGATTTCTCGGCACATTTCAGACAATATAATCGAGGTGCCGGTGCCGGTGCCGGTCCTGTCGGTAAGAACATATATTTGGCCTGTTTTGTATCATTATCACATATCTTCTTTGGGGGTGGAGGCACGGGTGTATCTGGTATATCAGTAGGTTCAAATCGCAAATCAATGACGTCCCATCTCTCGATTTGGATATTTTGAAGTAGATTGTCGAGAGATTGTTGATTGAAGTCTGATATATTGGGTACGGACGCGGACGCGGACGCGGACTCGGACGCGGACTCGGGAATAGTAAGAACACAATATGCCAGGTTTTTCATACCTACATCAAAACTGATAATACGCATATTGGGTATGATGTAATAATCTAATAAAATGTGTTTATTACATTATTTACTGCTGGCGGCAGCAAGGCACGTTAACGCGACCGCTGTTGTGAAAATGCCAACAATTGTTCCTGCGTGATTTCCGGTGCGACCATCCGTGCTTGAAGTTGTTCTCTCGAGAGATACATATCCTTTAAGTCACTCTGGACGTATCCAAATGGTTCTCTCGTATCCATAACTGAAGCATACATAAACGGCGTATTTGGCTGATTGGCGTCTACTTCAAATGACCCGTGTCCCGACATATTCACAGCGTCGATACTATTTATTCTCATTACATTATCTGCGTTGTGTGTTAGATACTTGCGATATTCCCAATTCGATTGAATATTCTCCGCCTTGCGAATCGAAGCATTTACGGCATTACCTGGTTGCCACCCGGCAAAATTTCGCCCATCGCTCATTAACGGCGGGAAGTCAAAATAGACATTATGACTGGAACTATAATTCTTGGCCCATTGTGGTTGAGTAGACATAATATTATGTTATAATGAGAATAAAATATTATGTAGGTGTCATTATCATTATTCCTGTAATAATTGGATGAGTTCAGGCTTTTTCAGTTTCTGGAGATTGGTGATTTTTTCGGGTTGTTGTTCCTTATATTTCTCCTTAAGTAAAGCACGGAGTTCAATAACAGACAAACTCTGGAAAGACGCGGAAGAGGCCGTGGACGCGGTAGGTGCTGTGAAGTGGGGGTCTTGTTCTTCATTCGATATATCGTTTTTATTCAACAAAGATAAAACATCAATCGTATCAGTTCCGGTAATCGCGTCCGCTCTTACTCCTAAATCGACAGTAACTGTTTTTATTTCAGTGATCTCTTCTGTGGGTAACTCAGCCACAGGAGATGCTTCATCAATTGAAATCTCGATATGTTTGATATCGTTGACGACGTGAATGTTCTCACTTTCGATCTCTTCGCTGTCGCTGTCTTCGCTTTCGCTTTCGCTTCCGCTGTCTTCGCTGTCTTCGCTGTCTTCGCTGTCGCTTCCACTTTCGCTTCCACTTTCGCTTCCACTTTCGCTTTCGTCCGAAGTCGTATTTTCGCTATCCGATGATATTGCGATCAAGGTACTTCGCTGTTTATTCGGTGCTTCATACATAACGGTATCCATATGAATATGCTTATTATGCTCTTCAAATACTTCTTCTGGTTCAGATCCCCCAGTTTGTGGCTGGTGCTGCTGGTGCTGTGCGTGTCTAAAAACAACACTCTGTAATCCTTGAATGTCATAAGATGATTCTTCTATATATTGCTGTAAAATAAGCGCCTGTTCTTTTTGCGAATGTTCTAAAATCGTAAATCTGACCTTCATATATTGATACACCGCGAATACCAAAATAGAACAAACCGCTAAACTAACAATAATCGTTAAAAAACTCAATTCGCCCATTCTCTCGATATGTGTGATTTAATATATTACTCCGCGATGAAATATTCAATAAATAAACGGAATGATTCTTCTGGATGATACCTTCCTCCTATTTTGACATTATTGCTTTTATGTTGATTCCGTGTAAAAACAAATATAAATCGATTGTCGTGTATTTTGTTAGATCGAGACGATATAACAATGCGTTGTTTAATAACAGGAATCACTGGATTTTTAGGTCCACACCTTGCGAAACTGCTTATTCATAATGGAGGCACGGGAACGGAGCATCAAGTCTATGGTCTACTACGCGGAACTCGCGGTTCAGAACAAGAAATCAAGGATTTGTTAACCGAAGAGGAGTTCAGTAAAATCACGTTTATTTATGGTGACCTTATCCATTATCGTTCAATGGAGAAAATGTGTCGTGAATATACATTTGATGTCGTATTTCATTTGGCCGCACAAACTCACCCTCCCACGAGTTTCAAGGACCCCATTGGAACGTGGGAGGCAAATGTGATGGGATCGATCAATTTGATTACGTGTCTCCAAGATCGTCAGCCTAATTGTCATTTCGTTTTTTGTTCTACGGTTGAAGTATATGGAAATGAAGGCAGTGATGGACGTAAAATCAAGGAGACCAATACTATTCTCCCCGCCAATCCTTACGGTGCGTCAAAATGTGCGATTGATATGTATATTTGTGAGCGTATGAAGAATGATCAAATGAAAGCGACAGTGATTCGCCCCTTTTGTTTTACCGGCCCGCGCCGTGGTGCGCGATTTTCTATCGCTTCAGATGCTGTCCAGATCGCGAATATGATGCTCGGTCGTCAGGATAAAGTGTTGCGTGTCGGGAACTTGAATACAGTTCGCGCGGTGACTGATGTCCGAGATATCGCACAGGCATTTTATCTCGTTGCGACGAAACCGGAGATTTCAAACGGTAAAGTATATAATGTATGCGGTGGCGATCCCTTGAAAATGCGTGAATATACAAATCTCCTTGTTGAATTCAGTGGACTATCGGATGTCGAACGTGTCATCGACGAAAAATTATGGAGACCGATTGATATCCAGTTTCAGGACGGTGATTCTTCATTGATTGAAGCCGAACTTGGTTGGAAACCGGCGATTGGTATTCGGGATACGATTAAAGATTTGTTGTATTTCTGGTATAATAAGTTGAAGTGAATAATGGTAAAGTGTTTGTATATAAAACACGTATAAATGATGTATAAAGATAAATCTCTGGAAAATATTCGGTTCGAAATTGAATCGAATATTTTGTTTATTATGTAAAAGTTCCTATCGGAACCGGTCGATTTGGTCGTTGAAGACACTTTTCAGCCAAAAATATTCCGTTTGAAATTAGAAAAAAATTAGAAAAAATTAGATTCAAAAGTTCCTATCGGAACCGATCGATTTGGTCGTTGAAGACACTTTTCAGCCGAAAATATTTCGTTTGAAATTAGAAAAAAATAATCAACCAATACCCCCTTCGGGGGTGGGCATCCACCCATTCCGGACATCCCCAAAAACGGACATGTTGCGTAGAGCGTTACACTTTAGGCAACATTACGCAACACGCCCAACTTTGTCCTTTTTCGCATATGCGGCGGAGACTTTTGAAACACAAAAATCGCGTGTTTTGTGACTGGCCAGTCACAACTTTTTTGGATCGATTTAAAAATTTGTGACTGTAACTTTTTCGACCCCTCCGGAGCGTCCAACCGCCAGGGTTCTAATATTGGACAATTGTATAGACCGCGCGATTTAGGCAACACAATACGCAAGACTGAAAAAACGAATTATGTTCTACTGTGATACGTGTGACATCAAAACCAATAACAAATTTGATTTTAACCGTCATCTTTTATCACCAAAGCATCAACGGTTATGTTCCGAGAACGTCAAATGTAAAAATTACATTCACAGTCTCATTTCGGGCGTCTCAGGCGTCTCGGCCGGAACGGTCGCCAAAAGCATCCCCCAAAAACCGACCTCCGAAATTTGCGATGCGTCGACCCCCCAAAAAACACCCATCAATGAAATCATCCAAATCGATCTACATGACGAGGATGATGAAAAAAATGTAGTATATAATGCCGGCGTCGCCATCCCTGGAGGTCACGTGACCACCTGTCACGTGACTGACTCCGACCCTACTGGTCACGTGACCGGTGATCACGTGACCGCCTCCGATGCCGCCTCCGATGCCGCCGCCACGGCCTACGAATGTAAATACTGTAAACGGCCCTATATCAACCGAACCGGATTATGGCGGCATAATAAGAAATTCGGCGCATCGTGTATATTGAAAGTAATGAATGAATCCAAACTTGAAAATACGGTGGAATTGAAGAATATGATAAATACGATGATGATGATGAACCACGAATTCAAGACACAGATTTTGGATTTATATAAAACCGCGGCCGCAGCAACGACGGCGACGGCGACGGCAATAGCAGTGAAATCACCAATGTTGATAACAAATAATAATAATACAAACAATATGAATAATTGCTACAATCAGACATTTAATATGAATCTATTTCTTAATGAACAATGTAAAGATGCGATGAATATGAAGGATTTCGTGAATTCGATTGAATTGAATACGGACGACCTGGAAAGTGTAGGTAAGCTCGGATATGTCGAAGGAATGTCGAATATTCTTATAACCAATCTGAATAAAACGGAAGTACATAAACGACCCGTCCATTGTAGCGATATCAAACGCGAGACACTATATGTCAAAGACGCGGATAAATGGGAGCGTGAAGGGCCCGATCACCCGAAGATGGTGAATGCGGTGCTTGCGGTGGAGCATAAAAATGTGAGTTTGATGGGGGAGTGGGCCGCACAACATCCGCGATGTATGGATAGTAATACGAAAGAGAACGCACAGTATTTCAAATTGTCGAAGACGGTTACGGATGGAGCCCAGGAAGGGAATATATCCAAGATTATAAAGCGTGTGGCGAAGAATGTCATTATCGGGAAGACCGATATCATATCAAAAACAACATAAAACACATAACATACAACATAACAAAAGCTATGGCCGATATAAACGAAATCGTAGAGTTAATGGCGAATATCATAAATTATCTGAATTCGTCATTTTATGAGGGTTTATTCAATCAAAAACACGAAGAAGCTCGTGCGAATATAAATGCGATTTACGACACTGTTTCAAAAACACAATCACCTACCAAAGAAGATTGTGTTTCATTTTATCAAGACTTATGTGTTCTGACCAAAGTGACAGATACAGATGATCCTGATTATTATATATATAAACGCAAATTAAGAGGATGGATCGATAAATTATCCATTACGACCGATCAATAATCCGCCTCGCACTCTCCACGATCTCGTTTGGATAATCAAGATCACGTAGAACTTTAAGACCACCTTTGATGGTTGAAATACCGTCCGCAATCTTATACAAATATTCACCCGTGGTCGGGGATACAGACATATGAAGATTGGTAATGGCGTCCGAATTACGCTTCTCCAGCAACTCACACAACTCGATATAATGCGTCGTAAGAATAAGGTCGACATTTGGATTCTTAGAGATGTAATCAATGTATCCGTAGGCGGCCGCGACAGCCTCATATGGATTCGTCCCTGAATAAAGCTCGTCGAAAATACAGAAATGACGCTTGGTGGGGTTGTCGATAATACAGCGCAGGATTTCCATACACCGGCGTGATTCGGCTTGGAATAAACTATCGCGACCTGACGTATCTGGGATATTCAAGTAGCAGTGAAGAAAATCGTACGGGTTGATTTCCGCGTGGTCATAAAATCCGTAACCGATTTGTTGTGATAAAATAAGATTGAATAGCGTGGTTTTAATCACGGTTGTCTTGCCCGCAGCATTTGGACCGGTGATGATGAGTTGTTTATCAAGTGAGACATCATTGGCGACGACGACGGCCGCGTTGCCCGTTTCGTTCGACTCGCACGCTTTAAGAGGTGCGTATATCTGCGACGTTAGTTTTGTGATACCTGTTTTTTTGACGGCGACGGCGACAGGGGGTGGAGGCGGTGGAGGCGGCAATACAGCTTCCGTGACTGCGACATCGGATGTTTCGGATGCTTCCTGGGCCTCAGGTGCTTCGGCCTCAGTGATTTCGGCAATCGGCGATAATGGCCGTGTCACGTCCGTGTTCGTGTCGTCAATCACAGGTGCCGTCGTCGCGACGAACGAGCATTTATTCATCATCCCGGATAAAACAATACTGCGGCACGCTGTCAAATGCTCCATATACGCATTAAATCCGAAACTGTATTCCAGCAGCTCATTCAAGTCGGTCTGTGAAAATAGCGAATAATAATTCTTCATTACGTACCCAATTTGGAAGAATTTGGATACAGATACTGAAAACGGCGAAATATCCGTGAGTGCGTGTGTCACCTCGTTTAATAAGGTATATCTCTCGGAGAGTTCCTCACGGAAAGGTTCATATGACGATAAATGGTATGTCTGTATGAGTTGGATCATATACGACATATTCACACCTGTCGCAGTAAGATATCCATTGATGGTATGAAGGTGGGTATGGACAAGTTTGATGTTATTGTAAAACCGGATACACGCCATCACATTTTGATAAATCTGGATTCCGTAAAATACGACCGACATTAATATATACATTTTTTGTTCGATGCTTACTTCGCTAAAATTATTCAAGATACGTCCGACAGAATGTTGTCCGATAATTGTTTTTAGGATATCGATATATTCTGATATACTTACACTCAAACCACGCATAATAAGCACAAAAAAAGGGATAATAAGAACGATAATCGGTGTAAGCAGAGCAATGACGGGGGATGAAATGTTATACAGACTTAAGAATTGGAGGAATGACGACGATGTATTCAATTTCGTGAGAAAGGGGGTTTCAATATAACTGAATTTCTCTTTGAAATCCGCGATTTTGCCGTTTCCACGGAAGTTGGTCCACGTATCTTTCATAGTGGAGAATGCTTCGACACTGTTGGCGTGTCCCGTATTTTGTGCGATATTGCGTTCAAGTAATTCATTGTCAAACATTTCTAATAATGTCTGGGTATGTTTCAAATACGCAATATCAGTTGTATAATACTTGCTCCAGATGGGTAAATAGTCCGTTCCGTATACGGATGATGGTGCGAAAACATAATGATATAGACCCTTCACGGCGATGTCGGTGGCGGCGTCCTCGGTGGCCTCGACGTCCTCGACGGCCTCGACGTCTACCTTCTTGGCGACATCGCCCACGGCCACGGCCAATTTCGGTTTCGGTTGTATCATTTCCAGGTCTTCAATTATCGTGCTCGGCAATTCGTGTAATTTCGCTGGATCAGAATACGAAATGGGGTGCTTGAATACCGTGACACTCGCCACGGGTTTCGCTACCGCGGCCGCCGCCGCCCCCTTCGTACCACCGCCAATTCCTAAATGTTCCATTAATAACGATTTTACTTGATCCGGGTCGCACGGCATTTCAGAAACAGATTCACGAACATCCGTAATCAACGAACAAACATTAAAAGAACACGACATAAGTATTCTATTTTTTTATATTCTACAGTATAAAATGAATATATTCTTTCATTTTAAACCCTAATTATTGAAATACTTATCATTTGCCATTCAGTCGATCCAAGAACCATCCTCTGTCTTTTTCAAGAACGCATTTATTTTTAACACAACTACAATTTTTAAATTTACCGGGTTCAGGTTTATAAACTGCTTTGTAAAATTCAACCGATAAACGCTCCATCATACTCGCAAATCCTAATTTCAATATAACTGGATTATTTGTATATATCTTATCTATTAGAATATACCATACAAAACATACAATCGGTGACCTAAAAAATTTTAATGGTTCAAATGGTTCAAATAATGTATCTTTATAAGAACCACCGAGTGCTGTGAAAAATCCTGGAACTAACCCCCAATATATTGACTGTGGAAGTTCATACATATTGTAATATACTATTATTACAATACATTAATATTTGAAACAGGTATGTTACAAATCAAATTCGTATTCCATTCCATTCTATTCCATTCCGTTCCGTTCCGTTCCATTCCATTAAACCCCCTCCATAAAATTCACAGGCAACTCCGTGATAATCGTTCCATAATACACCTCGATCTCCTTCTTAATACGCATATCGCGACGCGTGACGAAGTTGATACCGACACCCTTGCGTCCCCAGCGTCCCGAACGACCGATGCGGTGGAGATAAATATGAACGTCCTGCGGCATATCGAAATTAATAACTGTACTTACCTGCTGAATATCAATACCGCGGGCGGTCACATTTGATGAAATGAGGACACGATGAACCCCCGCCTTGAAATCCTGATACGCCTTATCACGCTCACCCTTCTCCATCCCGCTATGAATACAGCAAACGGGGAAGCCGTCAAAAAGCATCGCCTCGTGAAGATCGGCCACACGCTTCGTGGAATTACAGAAGATGATACATTGTGAAACGGAAATCGTCTTAAACAGGTCTTTTAGGGTCAAGTATTTCTGGACATCGTCGTCAAGTGCGACATAATGCTGTTGGATACCCTCTAGTGTCAACTGCTCTGCCTTCACCTGGATATTCACGGGAGAACGCATAAACTTCTCGGTCAATGTGTACAGTTCAGGCGGCATCGTTGCGCTAAAGAGAACGACCTGGATATCGGAAGGCATATACTGGAAAATGTTATAGATTTGGTCATTGAACCCGGCGGAAAGCATCTCGTCTGCCTCGTCCAACACGAGCATATTGACATTGGTGCCCTGAATATGGTTACGGCGAATCATATCAAACACACGCCCAGGGCAACCCACAATAATATGTGGCACAGACTTACGCAAATCAGCCGCATCCTCGGCGGTGGAAGTACCGCCAACAAGCAGACGCAATGTAAGACCCGTCATCATCCCGCCGATACTTGAGATGACATCGTAGATTTGTTTAGCGAGCTCGCGGGTGGGGGCGAGAATAAGGGCCTGTGTCTTGGCTTTCGTAACATCGATGCTTTGAAGTGCGGCGACCGTGAAAGCACCGGTCTTGCCCGTTCCAGACTGGGCTTGGGCGATCACATCGCGTTTTTGGATAATCGATAGAATCGATTTTTGCTGAATATAGCTGGGTTTTTCAAATCCGTAGGCGTAAATACCGCGGAGAAGATCGGGGGATATTTCATCAACGTCTTCCCATTTCTTGAATTCGGGATACGAAGCTGTGTTAGCAGCGGAGTAAGCTGCGTCAGTGGAGGCGAAGCCGGAGTCGACGCCGCCGGTGGAGGAGGAGGGCGTGATTGGATTATCGTCGGTGGATGACATTGATGTCGATAAGTAGGTGAAGAAAAAGGTCGGATATGTCTAATAATGATAGCAGGATATATTTAAGTCTGTTTGATAATTAATATTTTGATAATATATAGAATGGCGCATCCGTTGACTGCTGTAAACGCTGATGTAAAATCACACACTATAGAAAAATTATTAATAGATATACAAGGTAAATCGCAATTATGTGAAATTATATTATTATCGAGAGGAGGTTATGGATTCGTGTTTCGTATTGGTTTACATGAAGAAACAAATGAAGAAATGAATGAAGGAATTGATAGTCCATTTAATACATTTACAATTGGCGATGATGATAAAATAGAGTATACATCCGAAGATATGGATCATACTGGTAAACTAGTTAAAACATTTTGTTGTAAATTAGTCCCAATATCAGAACCACCATCAGAGATTAGTATTGAAATTCCAGGAGAAGAAATATTAAGTCAAACGACCTCAACACCTATGTCATTTAATAATGAATGTAATAAACAACGACAGATATACGCGATGACAAATGACAATTTAAATCCTGTATGCTTACCTTTGTTTAGATTTGATATAGTAAATATAACTATTGATAATATCTTGAAAGATTTTATTCAGTTTATTTTTTCAACAACTGGAATAACTATAACAATACCTGAGGGAGTTATTTTACATTACGGGATATCATTTATGCCATTCTCACCGAATGTCCATACAACAAAACCAATACGACAAATCAGAACAACATTAACTATGGAATTATTGACAAGTCATACCACAATTCAATACGTAACTCATAGTATAGGATTATATACGATTGTTAGTCTTACTGAAAATAGAGTAATTGACATATTAAAAAAAGTAGATTTACATATTCAGTTGTTTCAATTGTTTCATTGCTTATGCGTCTTTATTCTATTGGTTATTGTCACGGTGACCTTCATTCTGGAAATATTGTAATATATCCTACTCCATCTGGTATGACAACAATACGTGGAAAAGAAATTTATTTTGGTCCAAGATTTTCTCTAATAGATACAGGATTTGCGTATAAACACGACCAGGTCGTTCCACGCGATTTTTCAACAAATTATGAATCATTTAAAAAAGTAATTCATGATATTATAACTAGAAAAGTCAAAAAATTAGGTCATAATATGCTCACACACCCACCTTATAATTGGTTTCCAACAATTTTTATGGATATTATTGACCGAAAACTGACATTAAATGAACATAGGTGTAGAGTTATTTTCATATTATTTCAGCATTATGAGAGATATAGAGTAAACTTTGAAATGCGACAATTGGGAATTTTATCTGTATTAATTCCAGATGAAGTTGAACGTCTAAGAAAACAAAATCGTGAAATATCGAGAGCAGTAGTGACATATATTAAGTCATTAAGTGCTCATGGAAATCCACTCCATTTATTTAATAGTATGGGTGGTGGTCTTCATAGTTTGCGTTATAATTCTAGACGTAAGAAACCTAATAAAAATAAAAAATATACACGAAGTATGCGTCGTCGAAAGAGTCAACGACGCAAGCAGTAATGAATAAAATTGAAATACTTTTTGAACGTTCTAATGTATGTCGTATTGAATCGTAATGAACTCCTCCACCAGAACTGTCAAGCGTTCCAGACCCAGCAACAACAGCAACAGCATCAGTGCCACCATTCGTGCCAAAGCATTCGCCAAGGCCCTACAAATTGAAACGTGCGATTCGGCACGAAACAGAACAATGTGGAATATACTGAAATCGGCTGTCGCCCCCGCTCATTGAATCCCGATATAAAACCCCTCCCGAAAATACTCAAACATCCGCCGGTCAGTCTGGTACGCCCCCCACTTCGTCGCCTTTATCATCGCCCGAAACTGTGGCGAAATGAGAGCCCGTACGATCGCCTCTCCCTGCTCCACCGAACTCACAGGCAACCCGAAGGAAAATTGTCCCATTCCATATTCACCGTTCCAGTCCAAATATGGGTACAATTTTTCATTGAAGTTAAGAATGACTTTCGGCACTCCGAAATGCCGCCCCCGCGTGTTCGTATTCGAATACCAAAGTCCCAACCCCCGCCGGGTCATTGTATGAACGACCGGATAAATAAATTCTCCGGCCCGGTATTCTGGCGACATATGCGGAAGGTCAGTGCCGTAGGCGGAGCGGTCGTAGATGACCCTTCGGGGGTCAGGACCATTCGGGTCAAGGATACTCTTTATAAATTCGAATTCTGTATTAGGTAACCAGGGCCAATCTCTCGGCACGATGGTATTCAAGTGTATAATGCCGCCATCCGCCTCTGATTCGATGACACGACAACCGGCGGAGGCGGCTTCGGCTTCGGCGTCCGTATTGCCATAAGATACAGCGATCATATACAAATCCATTCTTTGCTGAACCTGTAAATCACGGATTGCTGTTTTTTTATCTATTGTATGAAGGTATCGTAGTGAACACGAATCTCTCGTCATCATCGTCCACAACGAGAGCGGACTGTTCGGTTTACGCCATACAGGTGGGGTGATGAAACATAAGAATCTCTCCTCTTTACCAAGATTTAAATGTAGGATGTCGAGAGATTTCACGATGAATTTATCCCATAAGGTCCGACCTCCTTTACTCCCCATTCGAATTGTATCATCTCTCGCCATTTGGAAGGGGGGATTCCCGATGATGATGTCTATCGCCGGGATCGTCGCACACGCGACCGGGTCTAGAAAATCCGCACACCTGATATTCACTAACGACCCGAATAAATCTCTCGTCCGCTCTACATTAACCGCGTTTATTTCCACCATAAACAACATATTCCGGATAATGTGTTCGTGTCGCACACGACGGTCGGGGAATGCCGCACATAAACCGTCCATCAATCGCATATAAATCACCGCACAGAAATGCCCGATACCTGACGCAGGTTCTAGCCATCGTAGCACCGGGTTGCTCCATACCCGCGCAGGAAGTTGGTCTAATAACTCGCAAATATACGAATAAGGAGTGAATACTTCGCCATATTTATTCTTTTCAATATCACGCACCGAGAGATTGGAATCGATGTACACGCCGATATCGGCGTCGGCGTCGACGCCGGTGTATAATTCAAATATTTTTCCGAGTGTTGTCATTGTACCCAAATCGTAAAATTGATATAAAACATACATATATATTATAATACACGCACGAACGTTTGCTAAATAATGGCGAAAATTACCCACCGTTACGACCTTCCTGATTATGCTGCGTTTATGAATATGGGATTTGACCTGAAATTGCCCGACAATGTATTGAAATCCGTGTCTGACTTGGCTGATTTGGTAGGAGCACCAACATATGTGAAAACACCAGTATTTCCTGTTCGGTCAGAACTTGGGAGTAGCTCGAGCACGGCGGAAGAATCGGGTGCCGGCGCGACCACAGGCTACCATATCGCCGGAAGCAGTGCCAATACGTTTCAAAGTCGTATCAGCAGTAGCGGTAGCAGCGGCGATTCATTTATTACAAGACATTCGTCATCTTCTGCCCACGGCGGTGCCGGTGCCGGTGCCGGTGGAAGCACAATCACACGCCAGAGAAACGCATCACAGCAAATCCCGAATAGCGAGTGGGAGACAATCCTCGCATTCCAAAAGACGGAGATTCAAAAGAAGGAAGGCATTGAGTTGAGTATCGACAATATTCGGTCGTATCTTAACAAACTCACCGACAAGACCTACGCAGCGATGTTATCGAATATTTTGAAAGAAATCGCCGCACTCTTAACGGCTTCTACGGATGATACTTCAGAGGAGCACAATACTACCGCAGTGATGAACCGGATTGCGTCATCGATATTCACAACCGCAAGTTCAAACTCGTTCTATTCCGAGATTTATGCCCGACTGTTTCACGACCTGATGGCAGAATACGCGGTATTTCGCGATGTATTTGAGAAGAATCTAGGGGCGTTTATGTCGCTGTTTGAGACGATTGAATATTGCGACCCGAAGAAGAATTATGACAAGTTTTGCGACATCAACAAGGCCAATGAGAAGCGGAAGGCGATGTCGCTCTTTATCGTCAACTTGATGAAGAACGGAATTGTGGAAAAGAAGCACGTACTCGCAATTATGCGGCAGATTCAGGAGCTTATGTATACGAATATGCGTCAGGAAGGGAAGACCAACGAGGTGGATGAACTTGCGGAGAATCTGTATATTATGGTAAAGCATAGCCACTCCGTTCTCAAGACGGTGTCTGCGAGCAATGATGCTGAGATTGCCGAGTTGTTCGCACTCCGCCTGGAACAAATAACGGAGATTTCCAAATTGAAGATAAAGTCCAAGCCGAGTATTACAAACAAGACTATATTTAAGCATCTAGATATGCTCGACGAGATTTCGGGGAAGGCGAAGAAGTAAACCGTATACGGACGGACGGACGGACGGTATACGGTACCGTAAACAAATATAGAGGGTCGGTCGTGTATATAAATAGTAGTAGTAGCACGATGTCTATTCAAAAACCGAAGTTCGTCGTTTCATTTACGACCAGCCCGACACGTATCGGAAAATGTGGACCGATGATTCACAGTATATTAAACCAAACACGCAAACCCGACTTATTTTTATTGAATATACCGGCGGAATTCGCACGAACAGGCGAAACGTATAATGTCCCGAAATATATCCGGAAATCTCTCACTGTAAACCGTATCGAGACGGATTATGGCCCCGCGACGAAAATCATCCCCGCGGTCACGTATCTAAAAGACGAAACTAATGTGAAAGCACATAAATTCGACCCCGACACTACACGCATCATTTACCTGGATGATGATATTGCGTATCCCCCGAAAATGATCGATTCGTATGAAAAAATGATCGCACAGGGTGACAGTAATGTGTGGACAGCGACGGGGTTTGATTTCGTGAATCTGAAATTGAACGGGAAACGTGCGCATAGGGACACCGCCACAATCGCAGAAGGATATGGATCCGTTTGTGTGCCACTGAAGACATTTGGCGACGATTTTATGGAATATATGACGCGATATACCGCATCCGACAACCAGATATGCCGTCTCTCAGATGATGTCATTTTAAGCAATTATTATCATAAACAAGGTGTCGGTATTACGATTCTCAACGTCCCTGGCCTTCTTTCTATTCACGATATGTGGCGTAATCAAAACATCCTGGATTATGGAAATGAACCCGACGCACTTCATTTGGGCGCGGACGGGACATCCGATAATAATGTAGACCGGTATAAGCGTGTGATTACGATGCTGAATAAGGCGAAGGACCGGCATTTTAAATTGGCGTTTATTACGGAAACGAATACGGATACAATTATTTATCGATGAACGCGAACGCGAACGCGAACGCGATAAGTGCGTAATTATTATTTATGTGTATATAATAACTACGTGACAATGGTGAAATCAAAACTCAACAAGGATATCAATTATCACGAATATTCGCATTTAGAAGAAGAAGATTTCAATTACAATACACCGTTATTCAATTTGAAGATATTAGGTATTACTGTTATTATTGGTGTAGGACAGTTGAATTATCATTTCTCGAAACGGCATAATGTGGTTTATGTTCCGATTTATTTATTCAATTCAGAGACGGAATTTATGAAACAGATCGGTGTTTATGAAATGCCGTCCAATAATGTCAAAATGGACGAATCTGGCGATCTTGATATTCATAAATTGACCCCATTATTATACGGATTTGTAAACCCAGAATTATTACGTAAATCTCTCGTGAAACCTGGAGCCGCAGTTGCCGCAGTCGAAGCACACGCGAAGACAAAATCGGCCGCTGCCACCGCTGCCGCCGCCGCGAAGACCAAAATAGAAACAGCCGAAATCAAAAAATCATTGAACAAACGAGACGAATCGCTGGACAGCGACGACGACGATAGCGACGACGACGATAGCGACGACGGCGGGAATGGAAATTCAAGACCCGATATTACAGGACTTGACGCACGTCAAAAACATCTATTATCTGGCGCATCTATTCTTCCACTTCAAACAAAAGAACAATCGGAACTCGAGAGAAAACAATACAAACATAACGCAAACGACCTCTGGATCCAGATGTATCTCCGTAATAAGTATTTCAATTTCATAGACAATGAAGGCGCAAGTGACAGTTTTTTCGCGGTGATCCGAGATGCTCTTCTTACACAAGGTCGAACCGCGACGATTCTCGAATTGCGTAAACAGCTCTCTGATGAAGTTACAGATGATGTATTTCGCTCGTATCGAGAGAAATTCACTCTATATCACGGTATCTCTCGAACTCAGACTCGCGAAACGAAAGAATTGGTGAATAATTATAATGACTTGAAACGTCGGATATCATCTATTCACGACAGAGCACAACAACAACTTATGATTGGTGGTGCGAAGAAGTTGGTGATTGAACATAATATGAAATTGGATGAAGTGAAATATACGAAACTGTTGGCGGGCCAGTATGATTATATGAAAGAAGTTCGATCAACCCAACAATTAAAAGAGCGGATGATGACATCGCTTTATTGGCCGGATGCGTGGGCAATCGCGACAATGGAGCGTGTACTGAATATGAAATTCGTGTTTTTTTCGTCGAATGCGTATGAAACTGGAGATATAGATAATGTGCTTCAATGTGGGGGTCAGGATACAGTAGATGCTGCGATTTTGAAACGTGGAGTATTTGAACCAACTGCGTATGTATTAATTGACAAGGGGATTGTGATGACGATGGCGGGAGCAGGGCGTAGTACAGGTGTGAGGACAATGGCGATGGACAGTGTCGGCGGTGGTGGAAGTAGGTCAAGAACACGGTCGCGGTCACCACGATCGGCGTCTACTGCGCCGGCCACCGGCACCGGCACCGGCACCGGCGGCTTCATTTCAAAAACCACAAACCAACACACCTACAAACTCATCACGTATAAAACACACGGTATTTTATCATTTTCCGAATTACCGTATGATATTAAATTACTTATTACAACCAAATGCCTTGAAACGCAAGCCGGTGCGTTTTGTCTCATTCCACAATTTAAATTGTTCCAGAAAGAGCTGGGGATACGTGCGGATGATCTACAAAATACGAGTCTTGATGATTTATTAGAAGAAGTCCATACTGATTCGGGTAGTACTGGTAATCGAACCGGATCGCATCTTTATACTCCGGATATCGTATTCCAATTTTATGCGAAATCCAACCCGAACGCATTACCTGGTACAGGTCCCGGCGAGAAAATACCAGAACACGACAAGATCCATTTTCAAAAACTGGCTACATTTGATAACTGGCGGCGTAAATTATCGAATTTCTGGAGTGAGCCGTTTATGCTTGATAATCATACGTGGCAAAGCGTGGAACATTATTACCAAGGAAGTAAATTCAAGAATAATAATCGTGAATTCTACTTGAAATTTTCTCTGGATTCACGATCGGAGTTGTCTTCTGATCCCGTACTTGCGAAAGCCGCGGGAAGTAAAAGCGGGAAACTGGCCGGCAGTAGCAGTATTTTACGTCCATCGCGGATATCCATCGACCCTGATTTCTTCAATCACGGACGCAGTGAACGAGAGATGGAGAATGCGATATACGCGAAATTCTCTCAGAACAAGGGATTGAAAGATTTATTATTGGCGACCAGAAATGCGAAACTCGTACAATACGTTCGCGGTGGACACCCTGTCGTGTTTCATCATTTGATACGTGTTCGACATAAATTGCGAACCAATGCTCGCTAATCCACGCTTCGCTTCGCTAATCCACGCGCTCCGCTTCGCTAACACACACTAAAATAAGAAGTGAATAACCCTTGTAATATCGCGAATATCAACATAATTACAATAATACGCACCCAATCCGTGTTTGATGGATTCGTGAAATGGATACTGGCCACTCCGCCGCCATTTTTCGCATCGTGGAATTTACCGATATTATAATGAATAACATTTTCAATTATATTTAATATGATGAACCCCAAAAATGAAAACAAGAAGATATCTAGTGTTCCTTTTTTAAAGTATTTTTTATAAATGAGCCCGAACATAAGAATCAATAAATGTGCGGATTATTATTGTATATTGGATATATAATAATATAATATGTCACCAAAACATAAAACGAAGTGGATCGAAGATGATATCCAAAGCGATAGAGATAAACTACGTAAGTCTATTTCTGAGTTTGCGAGAGATTACCCGTCGTCGTCGTCGTTCGGACCACCTAGACAAGGAAGCCCCCGTGAAAATAAAAATGCGACCAATGATTTCCTGAAACAGTTTTACAGTATAATGACTGAAAATGAACTCGAGTTATATAAACAGCTTACGGCTACACAATGGAAAACCGAAGCACCAACTACGAGTGAAATTGATGGTAATTATATCGAACAACTTACATTTAAAATCTCGGAAATTAAGAACTCCGCCAATGATTTGCCGCGGTCACGTATGCTAGAGACATTGAGGCATCAATATGATTCGGGTGCTGGACGGAAGGCATCTGCCACGAGCCACGGCGGCCACGGCGGCGACGGAGACGACGAGAGATTTATTCCGCGTGTTGTCTATAAATATATTCGTGAAAAATCCGAATATTGTATTCAGTTCAAAACCACAATACACGGGCGTGTGATTTCATTGTATTTTATTACATTCCCAGAGTCGCATATTTCAGTATGCCGTCCCGGCGGCAGCGTCTCGACATCATCTGTAGCGTCAGCATCCAATTATATGTGCTCAACTGAAATCGCAATCTATCAACTTTACGCGTATAAGGTATTCCTTTGGTTATCAATTGTCACCAGTCTATCTGATAAGGAATGCTCGGGCAAATCTCTCGACGTATACATTTATATGACACCATTTAAGAAGTTAGTCCCAGCGGCAACACCGTCTACTAGCGGCGGCGGCGGCGGCGGCAGCAGCACATTATCCGCAATCCACGTGAATACAGGTGTTACCCGAAACTGCGAAACAAACGGCGAGATTGTAATATACCGAGCAGAAGAATGGTTCAAGGTATTGATTCACGAATCCATGCACAACTTTAATATGGATTTTATTGACCTGGATTTGTCCGCAGCCAATAAGCGTCTCCGTGAAACATTCTGTATCCCGCATGATGATATTCTCCTGTTTGAAACATATACGGAAACCTGGGCGCGTATCATAAACACAATGTTTGAAACATATTTCGACGCAAATTCACGTAATCAAACCGAATTTATTCGACGTGTTCGAGAGAATCTCTCATTGAACGCATTATTCTATGCGTATCAGGCAGTAAAAGTCCTGGATGTGATGGATCTAAAATATGCGCAAATCACCATCCTTTCACCGGAGAATATGGAGGTGTGTCGAAAACGATACGCAGAAGAGACGAATGTATATGCGTATTATATTTTAGGCGGTATTCTCTCGGTATATGCTTTACCCTTTATCTCTTGGTGTCGGGAGAATAATCACGGGGGGCTAACAAGCGCGACCACGAGCATCCCACGCAAGTTATCAAGTGTGAAATGTATCCGTTTTTCGCGAGATGGCGGTTCATCAGGTGAAGATAGTAATTTGATCCGGTTTGTTGATTTTATACGTAATGCGGCGCGAGACCGCGAATTTTTGGGAATGGTCGCATTTTGCGAAAAGAAAGCCCACGCGGGAGCGTCGTCGTCGTCGTCGTCGCCAGCGTCAAGCGTATTACAAAATACATTGCGTATGACGATATAACCCGGGGTATAAGTATTTCAATATCCGTAAAATTGAATATAAATATTATTTTATGAATAACGTATAAGCCAACGTCTCTCTCTATCGTATTCAATGTCTCATTTGAAGAACAACAATAACAATAACGCATACCCCCGCCCAACCCCTCAAACGAGTATGGGTCGCCTGGTTTCAATCACAGTTGACAATCCCAAATATCACGTAGCACCCGCGGCACCCGCGGCACCCGCGGCACCGACGATTCCTCCTCTGGTTCCTATTTCAGCGTCGGTATTGGCATCGGCATCAGCCGCACACAATGATGAGCAGACGATGCTCTGGCGTAATATTGCAACCCTGTTTTCTAGGTGCGAACAAAATGACGCGGAAATCCAAAAACAACGCGAGGATTATGACCCTTGTATCGGCGAACTGAACCGCGTGACGGATGAGTTATACCAAGAGACGCGTGATTTGAAGTACCGTGTCAGCGAAGTATCCACCGAGCTGATGGATGAAGTGGATTCAAAACTCCGCAAAATGAAGAAACAAACCCGGAAATATGTGTCCAAGAAGGTCGAGAAGACCAAACAGACGGCTTCCGGTGCGGCATTTGATTCGGATATGGAGGTGTTCAAGTATGTTGATTCTGTTCGTGAGGAGTTCGTGGATACGAATTCGCAGTTGAAGGAGGATATCGAGTCGCTTCGTCAAGAATTACACGAAGAAATATCTGAACTCAATGACACGTATTACCGTGACTACAAAATGTTCATCCAACGCGAAGAGGACCTTATGGCGAAATTAGACGCTGCTGTGAAAATGAACGAGACCACCAATCAGCGGATGAAAGACCTCGAGGAGTGTCTTATGAAACAAATTCAACAAGCACGTAATTATGCGGACACACAAGTCGCGGGTGATTTGCGTGAAGAGTTTTCGACCGCGATTTGCCGCGAAATCACATTTGAGAGCAAAGTGAACGCGGAACTCGTCCAAGGTGTTCACAATGAATTGACCAACCTGATTACACAGTCCAATGAGTATCATTCCCATCGGTATTTCGGAACAGTGGAGGATGTCAAGCAAGTGCGCGAGATGTGCCAGACACTGAAACAAAGTATCGGGATGGTGGATGCTGAACTGTCCGATACAAAGGAGACCGTTGAATACCTGAAGGATGAGGTTGGCGACGCTGTGAATACAGTGAGTGAAGTTGAAGAAAGAGTCAGCGATTTGGAAGATGACCTCATTAAACAGAGGAATTCCATTTACCGTGATATGGACGGTGATTATTCCGATATGAAAGACTACGTGAAACATCGAATCCAAAGACACGTTCGTCATTTTCACGCTCCGTTGAAGGAGGAATTGATTATCGCCGCTGATGCTCCCGTCGTCGACGCTGATGCCGAACACGATAATGTTATTATTATGGACGACACTTGTTTCCTTAGCGATGATGATGAAGACACGACGACCAGTGTATCACATACGTAATTATAGGAGATTTCAAGACGAATAGGAATACATATTTTTTATTTACATAAAATTGATTATTATCATAATATTTTATTTACATAAAATTGAATAAAATATTATCAAGATAGACATACATAAAGATACAGATCACGCCATATGGGAATCAAAAACTTGAACAGATTTATTCAAACAAAGTGTCCAACCGCATCATCAAGAATACATCTAGAGCAATTGCGTGGAAAGAAAATCGCGGTAGATACGAGTATATATATGTATCGTTTTGCCGGCGAAAATGCTCTGCTTGAAAATATGTATTTGATGGCATCATTGTTTCGACATTATAACATCCACGCAGTCTTTGTGTTTGACGGCATCCCCCCACCGCAGAAAACCGACTTGATCGAAATTCGTAAACGGAAGAAAGACCAAGCCAAGCAGCAATACGATATTGTCGCCAGCCAATTGAAACAACGCCAACGAACAGAGTATTATAATCCTGAAATCGCGGAACTTGAAGAAACAATGACTCAGCTTCGAAAGAAATTCGCACGATTACGTGATTGCGATATTGAAAACGTCAAGGAATTACTGGTGAGTTTTGGATTCACAATTATAGACGCTGAAGGTGAAGCGGATGTATTATGTGCGAAATTGGCGATAAAAAAACGCGTCTATGCGTGCTTGAGCGACGACACAGATATGTTTGTCTATGGTTGTCCTATTGTATTACGGCACATCAGTTTATTAAATCACTCAGTTGTGAGTTATACAATGACCAATATATTAACGGAACTTGGAATACGTCAGCAGGAGTTCAAGATGTTGTGTGTCGCAAACGGCACAGATTATGACGGGCCTGTGCCCGTGCCTGTGCCCGCGCCTGTGCCCTCGGCCGCCACCCCCGCATCTACCGGATGCGATCGTATATTCAAGATATATGATCTGTTATTAGAGTTCAAACGCCTCTCTCAGAAAGAGCAGAAGAAATACCAAGATGGTGGCGGATTTTATGAGTGGCTTGATGAACGCAAAAAAAGCGTCGTCGGTACGACGGGTGGGGTGATTTCAATGTTGACAAACGAGGCAATGTTTGATACATCCGCCAATAATGGATCGAGTGACCAATATAAACAACTTGTCATACTAAACCGCAACGATATTCATAAACGGCGGATTGTGGAACTGATGATGAAGGAGGATTTTATATTTATAGAACCGAATCTGGACGATAATAAGATACTAAACTCGTTGTCAAGTGGACACGGGGCGTTTACATCATCACCCATATACGGTGTTGGTGTATGGGAAATGCCTTCGTCGCCATCACCGGATGACCAGGCACATATCATCGCAAATGACGTGTATGGAATCGAAGCGGGTTCATTTGACGAACTCAATCAGAAGTATATCCAAATTAATCGTAAGAAGGTGCGAAAGAATTAGTATTTGAATAACTGAATCAATAAAAATAATCTTTTTTTTTGGGTTTATTTTTATTGAGCGAGCGAGAGTGAGCGAGTGAATGAATGAATGAGCGAACGAACGAGAGCGAGCGAGCGTTTAGGCCTTGACAGCACCACCAGCGGCAGCAGCAGCAGGGGCCGCGGGGGTAGTCTTGGCAAAGTGGGCAGCCATAAACTTCTGAAGGTTAAAGTAGGTAAGCTCCTCACCCTTCTTCAGCTTCAGCAGCTTAAGAAGCTTGGCGTCGGGGTTGATCTTGCGACCGTTGTCCTTATCCTGAAGCTTCTGGTTGCGAATGTAAGCATTCACCTCACGAGTCACCTCAGTGCGGGCCAACACACTGCCCTCAGGCTTGCCAAGAAAAGCGGCCAACTCGTTAGAAATCAGAGTGGGCTTGACGAAGCCGGAAGGAGCACGGTTGGCGTTGGTCTTGCGACGCTTGTTGGCCTTGTTGGCGACACGAAGCTCGCGAGCGTGCTGACGCTTGAGCTCATTCACCTCGGAACGAATAGAAGTAATAAGAGACTGAGCACCCTGAAGCTTGCTCAACACGCTGACATAAAGAGCAGACGAGACAGAACCCTCGGCCTCAGTGACGGTGGCGGCATCACCATCCACGACGGGGGTGGCGGGAGCAGGAGCAGCGACAGGGGCTGACTCAGCCGCCTTAGAAGCAGCCTTGGGAGTAGCAGGCTTGGTAGCCTTGGCAGCGGGGGCAGCAGCAGCAGCAGCGGGAGCAGCGGCAACGGCAGCAGGAGCGACAGAGGCAGAAGAAGAAGAAGGAGCAGACTTGACCATGTTATCGGTTATACACATATGAGTAAAGTCTTTTTAAGTTAGTTTCGACACTTTTTCCAGTTTTGCTCACAACACCGCCTCATACAACCAAGGTAACGCATTTCTCGCATTTTGATTTACGATTGTCAACGTTGCCAATACGTAAAACGCACCTAAACATTGATCTTCGCACGTAACACCACGTTTCACAATATTGCTGATAATCGATACAGCAATCGTACGTAATTCCGAATCATTTAATAAATTGACGACATTCAAATTCACGCTGATATTATTCAACATAAATGGATTGCCGTGAGGGGGGCAAATACGCTCCTTCATATCCTGTGATAAATTCGCACGATAATACCAAATGTCGTGAATATGACGAATGAATCTCAATAATTCTACGCGTTGTAATGTTGTAAACCATTCCGAGTCTGAATAATTCCCGAGTGTATTGATGTGCTGAAATAGCCCGACAATATAAAGTTCTTCCTGTTTTTCTCTCGTCAGTGTTCGAGTATCTCTTCCATAGTCATCCGATTCGTCCTCATTATCGACGTCTTCCAATTTAATCGTTGCTCGAAACCGCAATAATGTTCCGTAGATTAATTTATCATAGACGTTTCGCACGATTGCCACCGGTAATAAATTCCGGTTATACGGATTCGTTATTTCAGGGAATGAATTCAGGATGAGATTGTATATCGACGCAATATGGAATCCGTAGATTTTCCCATCGTGGTCGAGGAATGTGAACAGATTATGTGGTGCGATCTCGGATAATTTGTCAAATGTATAAAAATCCGTATCATTGACGCAACTTTTTATGCGTAAATACCCGGGGCCGCTTAATAAACGATATTTAGCCGAAATATAATTTCTAAAATTGCGCTGGATTTTAACGATGACATGGGATTGTCGTAGATGTGTATATATCCTAAGGGTTAAATCCGGTTTTGTCCCCGACTTTTTAATACCATAATGGGCACAAAGCGTGCGTAGATCGGTTAGACTATATTTCGTCGTTTTTACTTTTTCATATTCACTGGTTTTCAATATAATAATATTGGATGGCGGAGGTTCGTCGTCATAGGGAGGTGGCTGTGCCGGAACGTCTTTAGATGATACGACTGAAGACGAAGAAGATTCTTGGCCGGTGTTTTCGGTCTCGTCGCTGATATGAATTACCTCGGCAGTATGCTTCATTTTCTTTCGTACTGGCACGGTACTGGCACCGGCACCACCACCGGCACCACCACCGGCACCGGCACTATACGCGACAGTTAATTCCGTGGAACCAGGCACTTGGCGTTTTAGCTTCAATTTTCGCAAATAAACTTTATCCGGATTGTTATACATTTTGAATTGTGTCAACATTTGATATAACCTATAAATTTCCGTTTTGTAGGATAGTGTCGAGCCGACATACGTAGTTGCCGCTGGCCCGGTCGGAGGATTCGCATTCATTTAAGTATATATTATTATGGTATAATGTTTATTATGTTTTTGGATAGTATGTATTCGGATACATAGTATCCGAACATATAATAAAGATTATTGTATAGTATTATAATATAAAACCACTTATGCGTATATCATCCTGTTTCCTTTTATGTCTTCTGTCCGTGTCGCTCGTCAGCAGCATTCCGGTTGTTGACGTTCCTCGTCACGATGGTGTCGCAGTCAATGGGTCAGACCACGTAAAATTCATTTCCGAAAACAGCACCGGATATGAAAATCATACGGGTCTTCACGACGTTCTACCTGAGGTCGTCGTGTCGGAACGTAAGTTGTTGCGACACTCGCCGAAGGCCACGCCGAAGGCCACGCCGAAGCCCACGCCGAAGCCCACGCCGAAGGCGACCCCGAAGCCCACGCCGAAGGCCACACCGAAGCCCACGCCAAAGCCCACGCCGAAGGCGACACCGAAGCCCGCGCTAGTTGTTGTGAAGGCTTCTTCGTCGCCAGTTACCCCCCCTGCGGTTCCATTATCGATTTACTTTACTTGCGATAATGAGTTTGATATGTATGTAAATGGTAATAAGGTTGGTCGCGGAACAAGTTGGACCACTACTTATCATTTTACACCAGTTGTCAATGCCGGAGATGTTATCGCAATAGATGGTGTGGATCAAGGTGGACCTGCTGCGTTTATTGGTGTTTTTGGTGGTAAAGTTACAAAACCGTCGGAATGGCGGTGTTCTACCAAAGAATCAACTGGATGGACTAAAAATACATTTGATGACTCTGCGTGGTCCAAGCCGGTAAGTTATGGACGTAACCAAGACAATAATATTTGGCGTTCGGTCGGTGGCGGTTCTCGTCCGAATATTCCAGGCGATGCTGAATGGCTCTGGACGAGTGATAACAATAACCACAACCGTATTTATTGTAGATATTTTCCCGTGGCTGCTCCCAAGGTCGTTGTCTCGCCTGTGGCTGCTCCCGTGGCTGCTCCCAAGGTCGTTGTCACGCCTGTGGCTGCTCCCGTGGCTCTTCCCAAAACAGTTATTGACGAAATCATTAAGGCCAATGAGAAAACCAACAAGAAGCTCACCGCTTTTCAAGAGAAACTTATTAAATTAATGAAGGAAACCAGCGATGAACAATATCGTATTGAAACCGAAAACCAAAATAATTATAACGGAGTTAGCGTAACACTTCAATCTGAGAAGACCAAACTGGAATCAGTTCAATTGAATATGAAGAAGTTATACGAACAAACGAATCTCTTGAATCAGACAATCCAAACACATTACAAGAAACTTATTGCGGATACAAGTTACTTACATCTTCTCGATTCAATTAAGCCATCATTTCTCGCATCTCTCGGTGAGTTAGCTGACCATATTCAAAAGGTGAAGACAATCGTCGACACAAAACTCTTGAAGGATGAGTATAAAGATGAAATGGTTCGTCTTCTGACAGGCATTCATTTTAATACTCGTAATATCAGTGGTTATGTCGCGACCGAGTTTATCAAACACTACAATAAGTATAAGAATCTCATCCAGAAAGAAAATGTCGATTACAATAACCAGCTGAAGCAATTGAATATTCTGGCGAACGAATATAAGGTTCAGACACAAAAGGCCGTCGATATCGAGAAAGAACGTGTGCGTATTCAGAGTATTCTCGATAAAATCAAGCAAACGTATACATTGTCTGTTTCTCAACGCGAGGAGTTCGATTTGTTGGTGAAACAAGTAATGATGATATTTGATAATAAGAAGTGCTGATTCGCCAGTTAGCGAATCGCTGTATTAGCATTTGAATCCCTAGTCCATCATAAAAAATTGATTTAAACATTTATGATGAATACATATAACACCGACCGTCTATACGTTCTACTCGTCACACTCGTCTACTCGTCTTACTACAATGGCTTCTTCTGATATGGTTATTTCCGGCGCCGCCTTTAATCCCCTCACTGATATGAAATATACGAAACCCAAGGTGAATTCCGTCGGAGGACGCAGCGTCGGTATCGTCAACTCAAAGACGAGCACTGTTCTCAATTTGTCGTCGCCCTTGATGCTCACCTGGGGTGTCCAGGAGTTCACGGATGACAAGACTGGCAAGGTCAGTTACGATCTGGCGCTCCAGTTTCCCAATGATGGTTTCGAGACACCTACTACGAAGAAGTTTATCACCAATATGGCCGCATTCGAGAAGAAGATCAAGGAGGACGCAATCCTGAATTCCAAGGAATGGTTCAGCAAGCCCAAGATGACTGCGGATGCGGTGGATGCTCTCTGGACGCCTGTTCTCAAGTATCCCAAGAACAAGGACACACTTGAGGCTGATATGACGCGTGCTCCTACGCTCAAGGTCAAGCTGCCCTTCTGGGATGGCCAGTGGAAGGAGTTGGAGTTGTATGATGTCGAGATGAATCCCGTCTTCCCTGATCCGTCGAATCCGGCGCTTTCTCCCAAGGATCTCATTGCGAAGGGCAGCCATATCGCAGTCTCGATTCAATGTGGCGGTATTTGGTTCGCCAATGGTAAGTTTGGCGTGACCTGGAAGTTGTTTCAGGCGATCGTGAAGCCCAAGATGTCGCTGAAGGGTAAGTGCCACATCAAGCTGGATGAAGAGGAGAAGACGAAGATTGTCGCACAAGTTGTCCCTACTGATGTCGACGGAGACGGCGATGGTGATCACGAACACGACAATGTTTCAGCAATCATCGAGGATGAGGAGGACGACGAAGTCCCTTCCGCTGCGCCTCCTGTGCGTGTCGCTTCAGTGCCCAAGCCTGCGGCTGCTGCTCCTGCCGCCTCTACCGCCTCTGCCGCCGCCGCTGGAGGAGATGCCGCGTCCAAGAAGAAGATCGTCCGTAAGGTCTAAATAAATAAATAACGATAGTTATGAATTACAGTTCTAGGAATAGATTCTACAGGTATGTCGCTCGCTCGCTTGCTGCTTGCTGCTCGCTATCGCTCACTCACAATATGAAAAACAGGTGATTTCATTTTTTTTACGTTTGTGTAATAAAATTGAAATACTAATATTGTAAATAGATATGAACTACATACCCCGACGATATACTACAATGCTAGGACATTCAATCAAACGCTCCAACGGAAAGTCGGTTTTGTTGCGACCGTTTACCCCGTTTCCCGGATTCAAGAAACAGCTTTCAGCAGTAAGTTCATATGTGTTGTCACACCACGCAGCGGCCGACCGTGGCCAAAACCACGACAACAATACAATACGTGAAGCCATTATATGCGCAATCATCAACGACCGTGTTCCCGCTCCCTATTATCTCACGGAACGATGGCGTGCGCTCAAAAACGCCGTTGACGGGTTTCTCGTCAAATGTGGAGGCAATGATTATTCACACGTCGAATGTATTCCCAAAGGAGGTCGAGGCCATCACTACGATTTCTCTGTCGTGTTCACCTACAATGACGCGACATCATCATCATCATCGTCGTCGTCGTCCACGCCACCGCCACCGAAAGTCACAAAAACATTCAACGTAGAGTTCAAATTCAATGCCGCGAAGGTGTCTGACGCACCACAATTCGTTTCCCTTATGAAACCGAGTCAATACTGCTTGTCGGGTAACTACGAAGAATCCTTCTACGACAAGTATATGGCGAAGATTGCCGCGGCGGCGGGATGTGTAGCACCTGACCGCACAGAGTGGCTGAAACAAATTCACAATGACAAACCACCCTGCGTCAAACAACTAAAGGCGATGTATTATGCCGGTAGCACGAACAGCAGTCAATTCACAAACCTAGCGAGCGACATCACCTTTCACGATTTGTGTATCACACTATCAAAGGAAAGTATCAGCACATTTATCACAGAACACGATCTTGATACATCCAAGCTGTCGGAGTATCTCATCAAGTCACAAGAAGAAAAATGGTATATGTTGTTTCAACCCGCTACTGTGGCTGGCGGCGTCCCGACGATCACACTTCAGTGTGTAGATCCCGCAGATTACACTATCGTTTCGTGTAAAAAAAACCCGCGACTGTCCCGCTATGATTGCGTGACACAATCCGGGAAAAAGATGAAAGTACTCCTTCGATGGAAAAATGGCAACGGAATCGCATTCCCAGCGTTTCAGATTTCATAAGGTCCCATATATCGGCAACATAAGATGTAACTCTGTGGAACTAATCGCGTTATTTCCGCAATAATACGAAATAAACTCCTGAGTACGCGGATCTTGAAATGATTTAATCACGCGATGGAATGCTGTGAGTGAAGAAGGTGCGTGATCCGTGGTGCCAGTACTCGATTTGTGTGTAATACAAATCAAATGATTCTCAATTAGGTATCCTGCGGACGACGACGACGTCGATACAGCGTCCGGTGTAATAAGACAATAATAGAACTTGTATTTGCCGACACCATATCCACGGTTCACGACAATCATCGGTGTGCGTATTCCTGGTTTATCAATAAACGCTTTTTTTTCCCCATTTTTGTAGGTTTTATGTTCGAATCTCCCTTCCTGAATATTCGAATTATAGATCAATCGGGGTTTCGTCGCGTCATTTGTGAGGATATCTTTACATTGATTCCAAACAACTGTTCCAATACTGACTTCGAATCCGAGTTCGTGTAATGACGTCGACCCCGCATATAATGAGATTAATCGGGGAAGGTTATCAGTAAATATACTTGCGCCGGCGTATTCAAATACTCCGGCGCCACTGGTACAGGCCAGTGATTCAACGCCGGATTTCTCGAATACGCCGGCGCCACTGGTACAGGCCAGTGATTCAACGCCGGCGCCGTATTTCCGCAGAATGAGTATAAATGTCCCCTGTTGTGTATCCAGATATCCTTCGTCGCCGCCACCGCCACCGTCGCACTTGACGATATGAAGAATCGCGAAATGACGCACTATATATTTGCGAGTCTTATCATAATAATGTGAATTCATAAAACTGGATGGAAGCACAAAACAAAGAACACCACCAGCCCTCAAAAGCTGTGCGGATTTAATAATAAATAGGATGAATATATTCGGGCGTCCATCAAAGAATGGATAATATTCGGCGTCTACTTCTTCTTTCTTCATCACAAAATAAGGCGGGTTTCCGATAATAAGATCGGGTCCGGGTCCGGGTCCAGGTCCGGGTCCAACACCCGCACTCGACGATGGAAGACTGTATTTCAAGAAATCGCCGTGTTGGATACTTACTCTTCCTCCTCCTACGAGGCTATTGAAATGCGTCGAAACTTCCGCATAAATAACAGGATGAATCTCTACTCCGGTAATCCACGCGTTAGGATACTGACGCATTAACACCGAAAGGAACTCGCCAGACCCACACGATGGTTCAAGAATGGTGTCGAATGTGTGTGTCGATAACGATACATCATCCCGTAAAAGAGCCATTATCTGCTGAATACACGATGGTGGTGTGAAGAATATCCCGCCGTTTTTCTTTTCGTCTTTTGTTAGTGTATTTGTGATGTGTTTTGATAATGGCGAGAAGGTGGCGGTGGAGGACATTTGTATATTGTACGCTACCCTACGCTACGCTACGGTAAGTGTGTATAATATACATATCATAATATTTTGAGATCAATTTCATTACGAAATTAGTTTTACGATGGCGTATACATTTGCTCGGTCGGTTACTTTATACATATCGTTTCCACTGGTGGTCGTCCTCGCAATTCCGCCGCCGCCGCTACCGCGCCCATTGCTTCCCCTCAATAAAACACACTGGCGAGTCGTCGACTGAAATGAAACATCGGATGCGTGAAGGTCATAAACAAAACCGTGTGTCTTGATTTCGTCGGTGATATATACAGGTATGATTTGGTCTCGAAATAGATTGTGAATGTTCACGTCGAGAGATATATACATATTATTATGTTCATCGATTGTAACGTTGTCTGGAAGTTCTGGTTCACATAAAACGATCAGTTCTTTCGTATCATACGACGACGATGACGACTCAACGGATTCTGATAGCGGCTGCGGTTGCTTGAAATGAAGTTCACTATGCCAGAGCGGAATATAATAGGTTTGGCCGCATTCGGTGAGGATATACACCCGGTCTAATAACATATCTAATAATGATGGATTAAGACGTATCACGATATCATCCCGGGTCTTTTCTTCAAGGATGGATGTGAGTTCATCCATAATCTCTCGAGAGATTGAAAATAATTCCTGATTCTCCGAGAGAATATTATAGATCGCGATACACGAAGGTTTATCCATCTTACGAAATGAGAATACAGCAGATTGAATACCTTTACTTAAAATAGACTGGATGATGGTATCGATCGCATCCGCCGTATTACCTCCTCCTGCTCCGGCGTAAAATCCACTTACAGAAGTAATCTTTGTGAGTATGTTTTTTATAAATAACTTAAAAATACTGTCATAATTGCCGTTGCCGTTGCCGTTGTCTGCGTCGGTATCCACGTCGGCGTCATCAGAATAAAAATAATCCTTTACACGTTTGTGTGCTTCGTTTATTTCTTTGAATAATGCTGATCTGTCGCCGTTACCGACCTTATCTGGATGATGCCGTAACGCCAGCAAATGATACCTTTTATTCAACTCTTTGAGAGATTTCGGTGCGCCGCCGCCACCGCCGCCGTCACCCGTGGTAGTAAACCCTAGCGTTTTTAATGCTGCGACGATTGTGTCGGGATACATTGATGTTTGAATCCGTGTATCTTACATATTAATACTAGTATGAAATTCTCTAAATGATATATGGGGCGATAATTATTATTGAAATACTGAAAAAATACGAACATTTTGATCATAATATCATCCATATATTCTGGTTGTAAAGCACCGGTTTTTATCAGTTTTTCCATAATAAACCAAACACACTCCTGGATGTTAATATCGTAGATCAATAGATCATATAATATATCTCTCAACGCGTCGAATTTCAATAGTGATGATGGCGAGAGAATAATCTCGATAAGACTATTACATATATTCTCGTGAGGAACGATAAGCTCGGTTATATTCGCTTTTAATGCCTTGATATTTGTTATTTTGTCAAGCTCGAACTTACTTGTAATACGTATCGGTGTTTTCTTAATCACCTGATATGCGTCTGCGGATGAGGTTTCACCAAACAGGCATTTGTTATACGCATTCATCGTTGGTCGTTTAAATGGAATCATTTTACATCGTTGAATGACATTATCTGGAATGAAACTAACGTGATCCGTGACAATAATGAATTTCAAACAAACAAACTCGTTGTCGTTATGCATATAACTATAAAACGTTTCTAATAATTCGCTGTGAATTTTTTGGAAGTTTTTACACATAATGAACGCGGTGGTGTTCCCGCGAGAACTAACAATATCATTGATTTGGTTATATATTTCATTCCAAATATGCTTTGAATTACACCCGAGTAGTGCCATATCTACTTCGAAATGTACGTCGCTGATTTTTATAAAAAAGGTGTCCTTATTGTAAGATACGGCCATCCGTTTTTCATATTTCATTCGTGAAGGACTGTATCTGGATATCATATATAACGCGTGACTGTATTTTCCTACTCCACTTGGTCCATAAAAAATAATATTCGGTAATTCCGCAATATCTCTCGGAAAGGATGATATTATTTTTTTAACATTGGGTTGGAGAGATAGTCGTTCTACTTCACGCACATATTCATCATAATGGCTTTCAAAGAATTTCATAATGGAATGGAATGGAATGGAATGGAATCGATTAGTAATAAGTATTCGTGTTTTGGGTTTATATGACTTTACCAAAGAAGCTTATCTGCCAACCATCCATTCGACCATTTGGTATGTCGGTCTTTCTCGTGCCGCATTTTATAGAGACGACGCCGGGTTTTCGCAAAAGCGAGTCCGCGAGTACGAATATAGGTCGGGAAATCATTCATTCCACGCGCACCAACACTCGCAATTTTACGCGATTTTCGATATACATCTATTTTCTTATCCGGGTTTGATGACGGTTTTACAACAACACCGAGTTTACGTGCCATTTTACGTGTATAATTCGTAATAGAATATGCCTTCATTGATTGTGCGGTATATATATTACGTCTATAATAATAAATCTCTCAACGTCAAGAGCACTTAAATCGATAATGATTACATTACATAACCGACACACGTCCCAATGAACGTAGTTATCTCTCCGAGAGATTTTAATACCCAACTCGTCTATTTCACAGACAAAAAGGCGAATACCCATATTCCAAATAGCACATTTAATCGGATTACATACTCGACCAGTGATTTTATTATGAATGGGGTATACATCCAGTTTGAATTAAATGTCCGATCAACCGAGAAAAACTTCAACAATAATATCTACAACTGTCATTTTGATGTCGCACATCCACATAATAAAATGGTAATCGACATATTTGAAAAAATAGAGGCGGATATCTTAGAGAAATGGAATAAGACGCACGCGGGCGGCGCGGGTATGTCGGTAGCAGTAGCAGCGTCTGTGAAGTGTCGATATGATATCGTACAACAATTACGAGATGGTGTAATTAGTGTATGGAAACAGGATTTATATATTACGGACAAACCGCAGTTTTACCACTTTATTATTAAAATATCGGGTGTGTGGGAAAATGAGACGGACAATGAATATGGATTGACGTATAAGTGTATCTAGCGAACGTAAGAGAGCCGCCGACGAACGCTATCCATCTGTAGTAAAGAACCGCAGAATAATCTCATTCAATACCATACAAATGATTGAAACAATTGAAACAAAGACCGCAATGTAAGGCCCATATTTCCCGAGTGCTTCACTATATTGTGACATTTGTGTAGGACATAACATTTGTTGGTTAATATACGCATAAATAATACCCGCCTGAATAAGCAGTAAGATGTTTACTGCGATATCAAATGTAACATAACTTTCAGCGACGTGCCCCGAATTGATCTTGTTAAAATAAACTGTATTCTGGTAAATAATCCATATAATAATACCGGTAAATAGCCCTAGTGGAACAAGATTTAACAAACTCATCCGCATTATACATCCGGGGCGATCTGGATTGTATTTATTAAACGTTATGGAAACGATGGTAATAATAAGACAAAACGTCCAAAGAAGTGTTAAATAATAGAAAATATAGGATTTAAAGTAAACTGTAACTTCTTTTTTCATATCGCTTGAATCTTTCTTCTTTATCTCGTCTTTAATCAATGATACATCGGATAAACTTTTCATTTCGCTAAATGAGGGAGCCGCATTTTCATTGTAACTATATTGGAATATCATTTTGATGACAATCGTAATGATAATCAACATTGAAAAAATCTTAAATGACGGGACCAGGTCTTCGGGACTAGCGAGATTATCCATTTATTTGTTTATTATGAACAAGGGTTTGTTGTTGTGTCTTTTTGGATCTACTGATATATACCGATAATAATATTATTATTTTTTACGGGGTCTTGCGACCCACTCTTTTAATAGGGAAACATCACAAGTCGCATAATTTCCGTGTAGTTCTGCGAACCCTTTCAATGGGATAAATTCCGGTTTCGACATTTTCACTGTTTTATAGAATATATAAGGCCCGAATCGTCCGTTACGTATAGATGTATGCTCGTCAATCCTTCGTACGATTCCTGCCGCCGCTACGCTGCCTCCTCCGTCGCCTCCTCCGTCGCCCAATTCCGATTCAGGTGCCGCCGCCGACACCGTCGCCACCCCCCGTGAGCTATTAATAAAAGCCACGACTTCTTGTAATGTCAAATCAAACTCCGATTTTGTTTGTTTTGTCTCTTTTCGTGCGTATTTGCCCGCCTTCGACGACGAGATTCCCAATAATGGCTTCAATGAGATATTTCCTCCCCCCCACGCAACATACGCTCCGTATTTCCCGCTCTTAATTACAACATCTTGTCCTTGATGTTGGCCTAGAACTCGGCCGCTGGTGGTGCTACTGCTGGTGGTGCCGCCGCCGCCGCTCGCGACGACAGTCGTCACTTCCCCCGTCGCATTCTCTTCTCCAATCATATACGCGAGAGAATATTCACCACGTAATATCTTGGCGTAATCTAGGTCCTGGCGGACAGGTTTAAATATGAATTTCGGTTTCTTTTCTTTGGCCGTCGTATGTATCGTTTCCGACACACACTCCGCATCGTCGTCGTCGTCGTCCGATGAGTGTATTGCTATCGATACACTATCCGATCCGGCGTCGTCGTCATCCGTCACGCGACACCGAATAACCGGCCCGTGTTTACTCAAGATATACGAATGCCTGTCATCGATCTTAATTTCCTCTTTTACGACCCCTCGCTCTTTAAGTTCTTGTAATTGCGTCGTGACATCAAACCAGCATTTATAACAAAGTTCGTGCCATACCATCCCGTCGGTTGCGATTTCATCCAATTGGAATTCCATATTCTTGGTGAATTCATATTCGAATAGGGGAGCGAAATGCTCTAGTAGGAATTCAATGACGATGATTCCGAGAGGTTGAATAACAAGCTTCCGTGTCTCACCACCAATCTCTCGAACTTCTATTTTTGATTCTATCTTTCTTCCGCCGGCGACGTCGACGCCGCCGCCTGTAATGGTATATTCCCGACATTCGAGAGATTTACCACGTACATCCTGTAGTTTGACATATCCTCGTTCTTGGATCTTATCGATAAGACTTGAAAAGGTAGACGGGCGTCCAATTCCCATTTTTTCCAAGAGTTGGACGAGACCTGATTCAGTATAATGCGATTTCGTGTTTCGCATTGAACATTTCGTCGTGATTTTTTTATAGGGCATCGGTTGTGCCGACGCAGAGGCCGCAAATGATGCGAAATATGTATATTCTGCGTCGTCTGCTTCATACCCCGCAACCAATTTCCAACCTGGTTTGATGACTTGTTCTGCGGTGTGCCTGTATTCTGCGACGGCATCGCCCGCACCCGCGACAGGGACCAGGACCGGCGAAGGTATCGACATTGTGATGGTTTGACAAATCGCCGGTGCCATCAAACTCTCTAATGTATTACGAAGGATAATCGAATACAGTCGATGTTCTCTCGGATGACAAGATTGAGGAAGTAATGTTCGAGAGATATCAGTAGGTCGGATTGCCTCGTGGGCTGCTTCTGTGCCGCCTCCGGATGCGCCGGCTCCGCCAGTTACACTACTAATATTTCCAATAAGGTCATTGTCTGAACCAACAGACGCACCGCCGGCGCCACCCCACCGCCCACGAATATATCCGCACGCTTTCGCGACGAATTCTGCAGAATATACCTTACTGTCTGTTCTCATATATGTAATATACCCTCCTTCATATAACTTCTGAGCAACAAACATTGTATCTTTTGGCGAGAGATGGAGATCATTACTTGCGGCCTGTTGAAGCGTGCTTGTAGAATAAGGACGCGGCGGTGCCTTCGTCACCTTCTTTGAAGCACCAACTTTCGCACGAAACGCTGTGTCTGGTGCTGCGGCAGTTTCCTGTATAAATCTCTCGAGAACTTCGGTTGATTCTAAATCTCTCGAGAGATGGAATGTAAGATTAAGTTTAGTGAAGATTCCAGAGACAGAATAAACCATAACAGTGGACGCAGCGGATGCTTCTAATTCTTTATAATTGTCGTGAATCAGCCGCAATGCGGGAGTTTGACAACGACCTGCCGAGAGATTTGTATGTGCTACATAGGTCCATAATACGGGAGATATTTTATAACCTACAATGAGATCCAGGATTTGACGCGCTTGTTGAGCGTGAACTAGGGACATATTGATGGTACGGGGGTCGGCGACGGCGGCCTTGAGTGCGGATTCTGTTATTTCGTGGAATATAATCCTTTTGGTTGTCTCTACCGAGAGATTGAATACTTGACATAAATGCCAGGCGATTGCCTCGCCTTCACGATCGTCGTCCGTTGCGAGGATGACCTCATCAGCGGCGGCAATTGCGGCACGGAGTTTCGCGACCTGACCTTGCTTTGACGACATAATGGCGAACTTGGTTTTGAATTCGTGGTCTATGTCAATGGATTTTAAACCGTCTTCAATCTCTCGGATGTGTCCGAAACTGGCGAGACACATATACTTATCTTTACCGAGGTAGCCCTCGATTTTTTGGCACTTGGCGGGGGATTCCACGATGATCAGGGTGCGTCCAGTGGAATGGGCGCTTGTGCCGGCAGCACCGGCGGTGGATCCCTTGGTATTGTCTTTATAAGGAGTGCGGGATGTTCCACGCCAACTCCCACCGCCGCGTCCACCGCCACCGAACCCTCCGCGTCCACCACCACGATTGATTTTGAATTTAGGAGGCATCAAATCAGTGTAATGAAATGAAGGAACGTATGTTGTATAATTATATACAAAATACGCAATCAATTTTATACTTGTTTATGATATATTATTATAATGGTTATATAAGTATATTATAATGAACAACGGCAATTCCGCGTGGTATAAATCTCTCAAGAAATCACCCCTGACGCCACCTGGGTGGGTAATTTCCAGTGTATGGGCGATATTATACGTGATGATTATCGCATCCGGTGTGATTTTCATAAAAAATGGAGGGTCCGTCTATTCCGCCGGGTTCTTTTATTATTGCGTGGCGTGGGTCCTAAATCTCTCGTGGTCGAATCTTTTTTTCAAACAACAGCGGCCTGATTTAAGTTTCATCGTTATTATCGGAATGGTGCTATTCATCGCGTTGAACGTATATGCGTTTTATCCAATTAATCGCCTCGCTGCGTACTTACTCGTCCCGTATTTGGTATGGGTATCATTTGCGACATACTTGAACGGGTATATCGTATTTATGAATCCGAAGCATCGACCGGAGAATTAGCGTCCTTTGCCTGCGCCGCCTGCGTTGCCTGTGCCGCCTTGAACTCCGCCCAGGTCAGCTTCTTCTCTGGAATCGCCGGTCGCGACGTCTTCGCCGCCTTTGTCGCCGCACGTTTCTCTTTCGCCGCCTGCTCTGCGTCCAAATTCTCGGATCGCTTTAGTGCGCTATCCACATAAATCTTCTTCAGAATCTTCCCGACTTCAAATGAACCTTCGTGTTGATCCAATTTTCCATCCTCAATCTCTCGGAGAATGCGTATCATTTTAAATAGGAGATTTAGGTCAATTTCTCCAGATTTCAGACGATTGTAAATATCTGTATAATATTTGAAAAGAAATGCGCATCTGGATACACACAATGAGTCGAATTGTTTCGGATTTGATTTTGCTAAACGGGCATAATCGCGTTTCAATGAAATCATTGTGAAAACATCGTTGGAGATTTGGGTGCTATGTTTGATTTGACGCAATAATTCGGTGTTATCATCCGTACCATTTGCGGCAATCATTTTTTGAAGATGGTATTTCTCATCTGGATTCATTATGTTATTGTACTACGTATAGATTATATACGCAAGAAATAAACGAGCATCCGCATCCGCATCCGCAATAATTTATATATATAGATGATATATACAGGACACGATGTCAACCCCACAATTACAAGTTCAACAAGCACCCCCACCTCAAGATTTTACATCACCTGGTATTCAGGTTCCGGCAAATATAGCCACACCACAAGCCGCGATGGATAATGTTAAATTACAGCAAACCAATTTGAATGCGGTGAATACCCTTTCTGGTGGTGGCCGAAGCCGCAGCCGCAGCCGCAGCCGTAGCCGCGCCAGTAAACAAGGAACCCGCAAACACCCGCGTCACTGGAAACCCAAAACATTTATTCGCACGTACAAAGGTCGTAGATATCAGGAGACACAGACGGGTGGTTCGGCCCAACAAACCGGCGGAATCCCGATCCCTCAAGTCGGGCCTACGTGCTCAAGTGGTCCAAATTGTGCGGGAGCACAAAATGCGGCATTTACCTCGATAAACAATCAAGCAAAGTCAAACAGCGCAAATGACGCATATATTTCGCAATCAGGAGGACGTAAAGTAAGATTTAGTAAACATCATACATATCACCGTGGAAGCAGGCGACAGTCGCAACCGAAACCACGACACGACCAATCGCTGACTACTATCATTGCCTATAATATAAAGAAGGTTATGCGTAAAGTGTTTTCGTAAGGTGGTAGTCCCACGACAACTGACATCTACGTGTCTTTTATTGTCAGATATTATATGGACGTTATATAACTGAAGACGCGGAACATCGTCGTTGATATACACAAATGAAATCAACAGATATAACGTTTACAATTCTTATTATTGTCGTGTTTTTAGGGCTATACCTTGCTAATATTTTAGCAATCGGGATGAAAAAAGTAAAAGACAACTGGCCTTTGTATCGGTGTAGTCCAGCAGTTATGCCATTTGCTAGCCTTTTCGGACACGATGTTGGTGATAATTTTATGCAATGTATCCAGACAACACAAAGCAGTTATATGGATTATTTAATGATGCCTCTGAATCACGTGATTTCACTTGTAGGTTCAGTCGCCGGTAAAATCGTCAAAGATACCGAGAATATCCGCAAATTCGTCGGAGGTCTACGTGATAAAATAATGGGTCTTGTCAAAAATATCTTCGGGGTTTTTTCTAATATTTTGATCGGGTTTCAAAAGATTATTATCGCGATGCGTGATATGATTAATAAACTCGTCGCTATTTTCGCAACACTTATGTTTATTATGCAAGGCAGTCTGTATACGATGCAGAGTATGTGGGGCGGTGTATTTGGACAAATGATCCGATCTCTTGGACGGTAAGGACCCCTCGGACCCCTCGGACCTGTATTATTATATTACTCACATGTATAACAAAATGGCAAACGAACGTGGTTTAATGATGCTCGCGCATTCCGCGATGATCGGCATTGCGATATTTTTAATGATGCGATTTGTCCTCAACCAACCTCAAGCCGTCGCAGAAGACCGGTCTATTGTCATTGCGGCATTTGTTCTTATTTATATGATTTTGTTCGGACACGGACTTCCAGGACAAATCAACAAAAATGTGTCTTTTTTTTAGAGGAACTTTCAACATAATTACCGCGAATATATATTTTACACACGATATCGAAATAAACAATATGTGTAAAATATAACTTTATGAGATAGTAGTATGGCCGATATAGTAAGCTGGATTATATCTACGAGTCAGAATTATTTCACAGATTTAGGAAGTATTTCAAATAAGCTCAGCGAGAAAGCGTTAGGTAAAGGTGCGAAGACTGCTGGAAAATCATTTTTATCATCTCTACGAGGAGCGAGTGACGAACAGCTTGAAGCAATACGACAAAAACCGATTGTCGATAAATTAAATTACTTATATGGCGATAAGACATTTTCTGGTCGATATGGCATTGATATTGTGAAAGTATGTTTTGTGATTTTTCTTTTTATGGTGTGTATCACCTATTTTCAAATCCAAAACAATCTACTTGAAGTGAAAGCGAATTGGCCTGAATATAGATGCCGCCCAAATTATATGCCATTTGCCGGATGGATTAATGCGCCGGAAGGAGTGAGCCCTATTGAATATACTACACAGAATTTCGCAGAGTGTAGCGCACAATCTGTGAAAGGCACCTACGAACAACGTGCGAGTATGGTCTATGTCATTTTCAATGTTGTTATGAAGATTTTCAAGAGTATTTTGGAAGTGATCGAGAGATTTCGCCAGCTATTCAACCGGATGCGTGACGCCCTTAAGAACATATTCATCACAGTGTTTTACCGTATTCAAAATATCATCATTCCGATTCAAAATTTGCTGATTAAAATGGTGGACTTTTTCCAAAAAATAAAGGGTATTTTAGCGACATTTTTATTAACGATGATCGGTGTATTATGGTCATTTTATTCACTGATTGGCTCGATATATGAGTTGGTTGTTATTATATTGATTATAATGATTGTCGTCATTATTGTGCTTTGGTATATTCCATTTGTTGGGTGGGCACTGGCGATTGCTGCGATTGCGGTTTTTTTAACTATTGCGATTCCGTTGATTATGCTTGGTATTGTTTCCCGTCAAATTACACGACAAAGAACAAGTAAGATACCTGGACCAGATGACTAGACGCCGCGTCCGCTGTTATTTAGGCAAATCGGTCGTCGGTCGGTCGTCGGTCGGTCGTCGGTCGTCGGTCGTCGGTCGTCATCGGTCGACGTGAATTTAATTATCTATTTATTTATTATAATTATATCATCGGTTATGTATTACAAAATCATTATTCTTGTTATTATAACATTATTTATAGGAGCGAATTTATTATGTGGATGCTGTAGGTACCCTGTATTTGATATGATTACAGGTAAATCATCGTGCTCTGCGTCGTCGGCGAGCGAAGCAACGAATGTAAAAGAAGGTTTACTTGATAAGAAAGATCCTGGCCCTCCCGGTTCTACTCAATCTGTAAACCAGGCAAACAGTGATATTACCGCAATCAATTCAAGTAAACAACAAGTTCCTGCTATTGTTGCGGCAACCGCTGCGGTAAATGATAAAGAAAAAAAGGCTGGGTTTATGAATATTGGTGACATTGGTTCTGTTATAAATACTGCTCTTGGCGGCGCACAACCCCGTCAGGGATTTATTACTTCCACTACAAAAGAAGGTATGGATACAATGGGATCGGATATAAATGAAGTCCAAAATGGTGATGTTGCGGGAATGTGGGTTACCAAGGCCAATACGTATGCGTCAGAGTTCGGGTATGGAATCATCAATAATTCCGGGGCATCGTATACCGCGGATGAACCCTTGAAAAACGGCGAATTGGTTATGTTTGCGAAGAATAAGAGCAAACCCGAATGCTGTCCTTCCCCTTATTCTACAAGCAGTGGTTGTATTTGTATGACCCCTGAACAAATCAACTATTTGAATACTCGCGGTGGAAATCGTACATCAGACTCAGGCGTCTAGCGGGCGAACCTGTGAACGATCCAGTGAACGATCGGAAAAAATTGAAATGATTTTACTGATTGATGTGAAATACAGTGTTCCACATCAACAAGACAATACAATGGCTACCGCTACCGCTACCGCTACCCGTACCGCTACCCGTACCAAGAAGACCAATACCAAGACCAAGACCAAGACCAATACTGATGCCGACGATCAAGAGGAGGAGATCATTCCCATCCCCCGTCTCCCCGTTCGCGGCTCCAAGGAATTGAAAAAACGAATCCAGGAATACGTCACACTTGTGAACCAGATGAAAAATGAGTTTGAGCGCTCACTCAATACCCCCGACGCAAGAGTTGACTACCCGCCGATTTGTGTCCCACTTCACGAGTTTCACGCAAGTCAATGCGCCGTCAAGCACCGCGATTTCATTCGCAAGGTTGGCAGTGAATGCCAGACGATTTACATCCCCGACAACAACGTGAATTCCACACTGGCTGCTCTTGAAAAATTCCGCACAATGCTCGTGACAAACAAACGCCACCGAAAAACGGCACACAAAGGCAATCGCCGCGTCACAACCGCGATTCAGGCGTCTCTTCACAAAGGCGACGAAGGCGAACTTGAACAACCAATGAACGCATTCTCGGTTGACTTGATGAAGATGGACGCTGAAGCCAAACAGCATCACCGCACAATGTCGCGAAACATTCTCGAAGAAGTCAATCGCAATTTGTTCCAACTACGCACACAATTCATCCTCGCATTACAAGCAGCACTTGATGACTCGATCGGTCAAATCATTCAACACGCCGAAAAAACCCGCGAGGCCATTGAACGCATACGCCGACTTGCTCTTCTTGAGTATTGTGCGTCGCGTTGGTTCCACTCACAAAAGGATGAGATGGACTCGAACGAATATGTCGTCGGGATACACGAAACTACCGACGGCGGTAGCAGCGGGAAGTACGAACTCAAAGTTCACACATTTCAGGATCGCGAGGAGATTTTCGTGGCGACGTACGACGTGAACGACGAATTTGTGGACCAAGTCTTGACAGAAGAGTCGATTACAGAGTTTGCGTGGGAGGAGCAAACACTCGCAGCTGACAAGGAGGATGCCAGACAACGATACGCGAACTACGAACGCGAACAAGCCCAATACTACGCAGACCAGGCCAAGGCTGCTGCGGCGTGGCACGCACAATTTGACATCGCTGATGGACGCGCCGCAGCTTGTGCCATCGAGATGATGGAAGACATCGACAATGATTCCGACTACGATCCAGACACTCATTGGGGATAAAAGGCCGCGACCGACCGACCGACTACGAGGATGAACCGACCGAGGAGGAGGAGGTAAGTATTTTTTTTACAGATACCAAGATTTCCTCGCATACATCAGTAATTGGCCTAGCCAATATAGGTTCGTTTATTATATTAATGTACTCTTGATTAGTCATTGTCACCATCACATTTACGAGTTCATCCATATCTTCCTGCGACGCACTTTTCAATCGCAGAAATCGACGTGGATTGAAATACTCGCTTATATTCGCGGACCCCCAATATACAGGAATCACACCAGAACGAAACCCATTGATGATTTTTTCAGTAATATAATGAGGCTTGTCGCCATTTTCCATCGTTATTGCGAACTTTCCCCGTCGATAAAAATCTGGCATTTCCGGAGAATTACAATGTCCGGAAACAATGCGTCCTACATTATTTTTATATTTCCCGCCATAAAAAACGGGCATTTTCTTCTCAAGATGATTCATAAACGCCAATCTTTCATTTCCGTGAACTTTTGAAAGAATAACAGATGCTCTGTTTGGCGGTGGCGGCGCCCCCATTTGATTTCCAGTTCTTGTGAGTTGATTCATCATTTCGGGGTTTGACATTAAAAATATAATGTAGAGCGGACATTGAACGAAGTTTCCAGACGTTTCTTCAAAGCCGAGAACACAATCATATTTGTCGACATTTTGAATAGTACCGTAATGTGGTTCACCGGTAAATAAAATGGTACCTTTCCATTTTTTATAATTCAAATACGACATATACCCGAAAATAGATTCTACGAGAATATCAGCATTATCGGGTGACTTACTAATATGAATCGGACGTTCATATGTTTTTTCAAGAAGTTTCATAAAAAAAGAACAGTTCATTGTATCGGTTCTTTCGATAAAACCGTCCCAGAAATTATGAAAATAAACGGAAAGAGTCATTTGGACGGACAGACGGACGGACAGACGGACGTGATGTATAAATATCAATAAAAAATCTTTATTTTGTTTTCGTTCATCGGCTTCGCCGGTTCCGCTTGCTCGCTTCAGAGATACAAATTCATATTCACACGCTTACCATCATTTACCTGCTTGATCAGCTTATCCACGACTTCATTTGTCACCGAGAATGGGAATGCGACCTTCAGTGACATTTCCTTCTCAAACAGCGGCGTGTCCGGCTTGATGAGACGATACAAGTTCAGCTTGCGATGAACAACCTCCAAGCACCGCTTCAGATTGCGGACACCTTCCTCCTTCTCTGTGTAATTCTCAACAATGTGTTCGATGACAGCGTCGGGAATGACAACATCGCCTTCACGAAACCCAACTTGTGCGCAGATATTGGGGATCAGGTATTTCTGTGCGATTTGTGTCTTGTCCTTCTTGTTGTATCCCGACGTGTTGATTCGATACATCCTGTCAAGAAGAATCGGGTTCACCTTGCTTTCATCATTGTAGCTGAAGATGAACAGACACTTGCTCAAGTCAAAGTCGATCTCCGCGAAATAGCGGTCGTGGAATTGCGAGTTTTGGCTGGTGTCCGTGAGATGTGTCAGGATGCCGACGATTTCCTCGCCCTTGGCGGTCTCACTGATCTTGTCGAGTTCGTCAAAGTAGATGACGGGGTTCATTGAACCGCACTGAATGATAATCTCGACGATTTTACCCCACGTGCTTCCTTCGTATGTATAGGAGTGTCCTTCGAGAAAGCTGCTGTCCGTCGCACCACCAAGAGCGATGAACGCGAAATCGCGGCCGAGGATTTTGCTGATACCCTCCTTGACAAGCGACGTCTTTCCAGTACCCATCGGACCTTTGATTGCGATCGCACTTCCCATCGCCGCAGGGTTGGAAATCCATTGACCGAGCATTTGCATAACCTGGAGTTTCGCGTCGTTGAGACCGTAGACAGCCTGGTCAAGCGTTGTCTTGGACGCCTCCATAAACTCGCTACAACGTGCCAGTCCGTCTTCGATGGTCAGTGGCAGATTCTTGGTCTTGTTGAAGGGGATTTTCATAAAAGTGTCAACCCAGTTTTTGACCTTGTAATACTCACCGCAGCCAGGCTCCATATGACGCAGTGAGTTGATCTTTCGCATCGCGATCGCCTTGAATCCGATGGGAATGTCGGTCTCCAGAAGGGAAAGTCGGTACGGTTTTTGAATGATGCTGACTGCGTGGATTTCTTTCAGGTCAGTGATGACCTTCTGCTGCTCGGCGGGTGTCATATGGCGGCGGAAATAGCGGAGATCATTGGTAGAATTCTTCTTTCGCAGAAGCGTTTTGAATTCCTTGACGTTCAACTTGTCACGCTTCTTCTCATCGGCACGAAGACGATTCTCAATCTCACGCTGCTTTTGTTTCATTTCTTCGAGCTGCTTTTTCATAAACTTGTTCGACGCAAGCGTCGCATCGGATGCCATTGTCGCGGTGAGTGACTGGATTGTTGCCTTGATCTCGGCGAGTTTCACATTGTTCTTCTCACAACGCTGCTCCATTTCTTTTTGTTGTTTCTTGTGACGCTTTTGAGCACGCTCATCATCTCCCTCGCTGCTGTAGCTGTCGTCGTCATCGTCTTCGTCGTCATCGTAGTCGTCTTCGTCGTCATCGTCGTCTTCGTCATCGTCGTCTTCGTCATCGTCGTCTTCATCGTCTTCGCTTTCGTTGTCGTCGCTGGCGTCGTCGTCGTCATCGCTGGCGTCGTCGTCGCTTGTGTCATTGCTTGTAGTATCGTCGTCATCGCTGCTGCCACAATCTTCTTCTTCTTCTTCGCCGCTTTCATCATTGGAACGGTCGTCGTCTTCTTCGTATTCGTCTTCTTCGCGACGAGATGACGACCGTTTCTTATGTTTTCCGCCAGCAATTGCCGCAGCAATCACAGATGAAGCAAGCGCCTCGGCGATTTTCCCGACAACCATATTGGCGGCGGCCGTTTTTCTTTTCTTGTCTTGAGTTTTAGGTGTAATTCTTTTCTTTGCGATCACTTGCTGCTGCTGCTGCTCACCGGAAGATGACGACGCTACCGATGAAGTATCGGAATCTGATTCAGGCACATCATCGTGACGGCCATCATCACGATGCTTCTTGTATGTAGCCGCCGTAGTAAACCACTTACCACCACCCTTGCCGGTATTCTTCTTCTGCTTGATAATAAAGGGAGACATTGTCGTTCGTTCGTTCGTTCGTTCGTTCACCGATACAATCAATCTTGTCGGCGAAAACGATTTCAATTTTTTTTTGTCGGCGTCGGTCCACGGTCGGTCCGCGGTCGGTCCGAGATTTTAATATTTGAATTTAGATTATAAACAAAATTGAAAACAATCTAAATATTATAGTAGGTATATAAGAAGACCGAACACAAAGGTTTCAGCACACGATTTATTCAATAACAATGGCATCATCAGGAGATATTCGAAATTCCAATGTTTCAAAGATCATCGGTATTCAATTTAGTATCATGTCGCCTGAGGAGATTCTGAAAGGGTCTGTTGCGGAAATAACAAATCGTGAAACGTATGTGAACAACAAGCCAGTCATCGGCGGCCTATTTGATCCAAGAATGGGTCCGATTGATCCCGGAGTCATTTGCCCGACAGATGGACTGGATTATATGAAATGCCCCGGATATTTTGGGCATATCAAACTTGCGAGACCGGTGTTCTACTATCAATATCTAGGAACGGTGCTTAAAATCCTGCGTTGTGTTTGTATCAAATGTAGTGCGTTACGAATCAGCAAATCCGCCAATAAACAATTGATGGCGATGCCAGCGGATGAGCGATGGGCACACGTTTTCCGAATCGCCAGCAAAATCAAGCGTTGCGGTGAAGATACCGAGACGGGTTGCGGTTGTCTCCAACCAAAGCGGATTACAATGAAGGCGGGTCTCGGAAAGATTTACGCCGAATGGGACAATGTTAAGGGTGTGCTTGAAGAGACGACGGCGGGTGCGATTGCGGGGAGTGCGGCCGAGTCCGATAAGGATGGTTCTCTCTCTATGAAATTGACGCCGGAAATCGTGATCAAAATATTCCGCAGAATCAGTGATGAAGATATCGAGTTTATGGGATTCAGTCCGGTGTTTTCGCGACCGGATTGGATGGTTTGTCAGGTTCTCGCCATCCCGCCACCAGCCGTGCGACCTTCCGTCAAAATGGACGGCTCACAGCGGAGTGAGGACGATATTACGCATATCATCGTGAATATTATCAAGGCGAATACGACACTACTCGACAAAATGAACGAAGGGGCACCGGCCAATGTCATCGACGGATGGCATATGATGCTTCAGTATTATGTTGCGACACAAGTCAATAATAATATTCCGGGTTGTGCTCCCGTGGCACAGAGGTCGGGTCGTCCGCTGAAGTCCATCCAGGAACGCCTGAATGGGAAACAGGGTCGCGTTCGCGGGAACTTGATGGGAAAACGTGTGGATTTCTCGGCACGTTCGGTGATTACACCTGACCCCAACCTGTCGATTCGCGAACTCGGTATTCCGCTGAAAATCGCGAAGAATATTACGAAGCCGGTTGTTGTAAATGACCGGAACAAGAAGTTCCTGCTTCGGTTGGTGCGTGCGGGCCCGGATGAGTATCCTGGTGCGAAAATCCTGGAGAGGAAGACGGGCGAATCGATTTCGCTTCGTTATGCTGACCGTGCGAATATTATGCTGAATAACGGGGACATCGTTCACCGTCATATGATGGATGGGGATGCGATCCTCTTCAATCGTCAGCCTACACTTCATAGGATGAGTATGATGTGTCATATTGCGCGGGTGATGTATCAGGGTGATACGTTTCGTATGAATGTGGGTTGTACGAAACCTTATAATGCGGATTTCGATAAACATCTCTGTCGGAAACAGGAGGCGTGAAAAGCGTGTTACCTCCTAGTCTATTGGTTCATATGGAACATATGAACTGATGGGCGAAACACCTTGTTGCTGGAAACCCCTTAGAGCCTTTACTACCACTTTCGGATGGAAACATCTGCGAGGAACTCGTTTAATTGACGAACCCAACGGTAATAATGTAAAGGATTGGGCAATCAGCAGTGTTACTTTCTACGGTCGCTTGGTAGACTATGGAAGGCACTCAGAGACTGAACCGGTGTTGGTGTGCGATGATGAACTAGCCATTCAGAGCGCGTCTATGATACAGTCCAGCCTCTTGGGAAACCTTGAGGATATTCATCGGGAGATGAAATGAACCTACATATGCCACAAGATGACGAATCAGAAATTGAATTGCGTCACTTGGCGGCGGTTCCATACCAGCTCATTAGCCCCGCGAACAATAACTCGATTATCGGCGTCTTCCAGGACTCGCTGATCGGGTCGTATTTGTTTACGCGGGAAAATATCAAATTTACGCCGAGGGAGGCGATGAACCTGCTCGCGGCATATCCTCGTGTGAATGAGACTCTATTCAAGAGCGGCGAGGATATCAGCAATTTCGACGTGATTTCGCAAATCCTGCCACCCTTGACGCTGAAATATAAGAAGAAGGCGTTCGGCGAGAAGAACCCCAATGAGGATTATGCCACTTCAAACAATGTCGTTGAAATCCGGAATGGGCGAATGATGCGTGGCCAAATCGACAAGAGCGTGCTTGGTGGCGGCGGCGTCGGGTTGATCCAGCGTGTCTGTAATGATTTCGGAAATATCGCTGCGGCGGATTTCATCGACGGGCTCCAGAATATTATCACGGAATATATGAAGTCACACGCATATAGTGTTGGTATCAGCGACTTGATCGCGAATAAGGCGACGAATACACAAATCATAGATGTCATCACAAAGAAGAAGACGGAGGTGAAGAACCTGATCGACCAGGTCCATCTTGGGATATTCGAGAACAAGACGGGGAAGTCGAATGAGGCGGAGTTCGAGGTGAAGGTGTCGAATATTCTGAATACTGCGACGAATGAGGCCGGTAAAATCGGTATTAACAGTCTGAACTCCGACAATCGTTTCGTTGGACTCGTACTTTCGGGGTCGAAGGGTGCCGAATTGAATATTTCGCAGATGATTTCGTGCCTTGGACAACAGGCGATTGAAGGCAAGCGTATTTCCTACGGGTTTGACAGCAGGACGTTGCCGCACTTCAACAAGTTCGATGATGGACCTCTGGCACGCGGGTTCATCGAAAGTTCGTTTATTTCGGGATTGTCGCCGGAGGAGTTGTTCTTCCACGCGATGGGTGGTCGTATTGGTTTGATTGATACGGCCGTCAAGACCTCCCAAACCGGATATATTCAGCGTCGTCTCATCAAGGGTATGGAAGACCTCAAAGTCGAATACGATATGACCGTCCGCAACGGCAAACAACGTATCGTTCAATTCACCTACGGTGATGACGGTATCGACACGATCAAGGTAGAGAATCAGTCGTTACCACTGGTCGCGATGAGTCTGGACGAAATCTATGCCCACTTTCATATGCCACTCGACAATTCTAGCGAGACTGAGCAGAGTTCCATCACCGCATTCACGAAGACTGCCTACGCGAAGATGAAGAAGGAGAAGGCGGCGACAACCAAGAAAATCCACGACCTCATCGACTATATGATTGAAATGCGTGACCTGATTATCGAGCAAGTATTCAACCGCCTGGATAACAAGAACGTCCAGATGCCCGTATCGTTTACACACATTATCAATAATGTCCAAGCCCAACAACAAATCAACCAGAATTCGATGGTGGATCTGACACCCATCGAGGCGATGGATATGATTTCCGCCGCATTCCGCCAACTCGAGAATATCTTCTACGCACCACCGACACTGCTTTTCAAGGTGATGTATTACTATTACCTGTCGCCGAAGGAGCTGCTCCTCATTAAGCGATTCAATCGTAGCGCACTTACCATTCTCTTGAGTGTCATTAATTTACAATATAAGCGGTCGATTGTCGCACCGGGTGAGATGGTGGGAATGGTGTCGGCACAAAGTATCGGTGAACCTACTACACAGCTGACACTGAACACGTTTCATTCTGCGGGTGTTGCGTCGAAATCCAACGCCACGCGTGGTGTGCCACGTATTGAAGAAATCCTGTCGCTCTCTGAAAACCCGAAGAATCCGTCGATTACGATTTATTTCAAGGAGGATGATGAAGGCACACCGGAACGTGTCCAGGAATTTATCCCGATGATTGAACATACGAAATTCTCCGAAGTGGTGGAGACCGTCGAAGTATGCTTTGATCCGGATGATCTGAATACGATGGTGGAACAAGATCGTGCGGTGATGTCGCAATATCAGGAGTTCGAGAAACTGATTGATGAATGTGTGCGTGATTCTGCTCTGGCAGCGACCGCCGGAGTTCCAGATGTGCCAGGGGGGGCAGCGTCGGGTGCGGCGTCGGGGGCAGCGTCAGCGTCATCGAAATCAAAATGGATTATCCGAATCAAAATCGATGCGGAGGCAATGTTGGATAAGAAACTGACGATGGATGATATCCACTTTGCGATCAAAAACAGTTACGGGAATGAAGTATCGTGCGCGTTTTCGGATTATAATGATGACCACCTCGTGTTCCGCCTTCGTATGGAGAATATCGCACAAAGCAAGAAGACAAACAAGCAGAACCCGCTAGATCAATCTGACCATATCTATATGATCAAGTCATTCCAAGACCAGTTATTGAATAATATCGTGCTTCGCGGTGTGAAGGGAATCAAGAAGGTGATGGTGCGTAAAATCAAGAATACGCTGGTGAAGTCGGAAGGTGTATATACGAAGAAGGATAGTTGGGTCCTTGATACAATGGGGACAAATTTGATACATATGCTTGGATTGGATTATATTGATACGAAACGCACTGTGAGCAATGATATTCAGGAAGTGTATCGCGTATTCGGGATTGAGGCTGCTCGTCAGGCGATATTTAATGAACTCGCGGAAGTGTTTGACGACTCACCGATTAACTATCATCACGTGTCTCTCCTGTGTGACCGTATGACCGTCTCATCGTCGATGATTTCCATCTTCCGCCACGGAATCAACAGCGATGATATTGGACCGCTCGCGAAGGCGTCATTTGAAGAGACGCCGGAGATGTTCTTGAAAGCGGCACGTCACGCAGAATTGGACCCGATGCGTGGTATTTCCGCCAATGTGATGTGTGGTCAAGAAGGGTATTATGGAACAAGTGCGTTTCAGGTTCTCGTGAATATGGACGAAATGATGAAACAAGACCCAGTAGATTATCGTCACGTTGACGCAAATGAAGAGATTGAGGAAGCGTTCAAGGCGAATGCGTCGGTTGGATTGGATACAGACAAGTGCGGTATTCCGAAACTGGCGATACAGTCGTGCGTTGATAATGTGAAGAAGGTGCGTCTCGGTAAGATGGACGATGATTATGATATCGGGTTTTAGATGGACGCGGGTAGTTATATAAATAATAATAAATAATAATAAACACTTCTGTATATTTTTATTACACATACGCTTACGCCGTAATGGACACCGAGATGAAAGTTATCCCTTATACCGCGACGACACTTGCTGTAGTTGGTCGATTTATTTTTATGTTCCTGTTATGGAAAAATAAAAGCACAAACAGTCTTTCGCTTCTATTTTGTTTATTGAGTATTTGTTCTTCTGGAATGTGGATTTATTATAGTGTGGCGAAAGCCGAATTGCCGATGTTGGTTCGTAGTATTTTTGAGATATCACTTTTATCGTTATCATCCGGGTATATTGTATACAATAAAGTGCGGGAGTATCGTCGATTGACACGTATGGTATTGCCTATCTCTAACTAACGTCGCGTCCGATGTGTCCGATGCGTCCGATGCGTCCGATGCGTCCGATGCGTCCGATGTGTCCTTCGTTTACTTCTACTACGATTACGATTACGATGACGACGACGACGACGTGTAGTAGTAGGCTTTCGTCTACCTCCTGTGATGGGTATTCCACCTGTAGCCAGATCAGCAACACCAGCGGATGGGTTATTCGCCATCGCCAACAATTTGCCAGCAACACCGTCATTTGGATCTTTTAGTGAAGGAATACATCGAAATGGAGGATTGATTGGGTCATTTATGGGGTCAAATTGATAATCGATTTTATATCCACCAGGACATATAGGATCTCCACCTTCCGGATTTTCAATTGGAAATGGATTGCCCTTTTCGTCTAGAGGACCTTTATCATCATCTTCTTCTTTATTATTGCTCTTATCATTTCCAATACCTTTTTCAGATTTAGGTTTCGACTCTTTTTTCTTTTCATCAGGTTTGTTATTGTCCTTGATCTTGTTATTGTCATTGATCTTGTTCTTATCCTTGTCTTTTTGGTTAATAATATTATTTTTATTATTATCTACTGATGCCGATGCCTGTTTGGATTCAGAATTACCAGGCATTCTAAATGAATGAATGAATGAATGTATTTATTATATTATGATGATAATAAATATATTGTATCTTTACAGTAGTTCCAGTCATATATCAAATCAGAATCGCATCTGTCCTCCTTAGAATAGAGGTTTATAAATGCGTCGTCACAACGATATACGAATTCTGGAACACAGAATATAGTAGGCGAATCAATTAATTCGCGATAGGAATGGTCTGGCCTCATCCACCAGTTTGGATCGCACGACGGCTGCCACGGCTGCCACGACCACGGCGGCTACGACGAGTAATAGTGGCACCACAAGCAGGACATTTACGACGACGATGCCTGGACGCACCGCCGGTGGAATTGCGAGAGGACGAAGAAGAAGAAGAACGCATTGTAGATATACAGAATGGTTATATACAATATAAGTATTTTAATTTTTATATAAAGAAAAAATGCTCTTTACGGGGTTCGAACCCGTGACCGTGGGCTCATAAGACCCAAATTCTACCGCTAAACTAAAAGAGCGTAATCCGTGCGAAATACAAGCACATAACTGTGCTCATACCCACTTAACTACCCGTATTTATTTTTAAGTCCTTTTTTTCATTCATTCATCCAGCAACATCAACGCCATCGCCGCGTAATTATGTAAATCAATAAGTGTATCTCGTATTCCTTCATCATTTACTAAATTCACGCCATTTTTCGTGATCGACATCGACCTCTGAAGTTTATCTTCAATACGCATAAGAACACCAATCACGCCATATTTCGCAAACGCGTCGCCATAATCCGCATTTTTCCGCTTAAATAGTTCAAGAGCTTCCGATTGAATAGCCTTCATTTGTTCGACGCGGTGAACCGGTGTGTGCGTATGCGTATCTTCCATTGTGTGTGTGTTTATGTGTGTGTGTGTGTGTGTGTGTGTGTATGTGTATTAATAATATAAACAACGAATGTTTATATGATTTTGGTAAAAATACCGGAGGTAGGTTTCGATCCTACGTCCTCTGAGTTATGAGCCCAGCGCGCTTCCTCTGCGCCACCCCGGTAAAATAGTTTTGTATGTCTGTCGATACGCTCGCATTTCTATAAAACACGAAAAATGAAAAATACCGGAGGTAGGTTTCGATCCTACGTCCTCTGAGTTATGAGCCCAGCGCGCTTCCTCTGCGCCACCCCGGTAAAAACATTACGACCTTGGTCGTGTACTACGTTTTACGTCCAGCTTGACGTTTACCACCTGTAGGTATCGATCCCACACCGTCCTTGTAATGAATAAGAAAATAACCATCCGACTATCGGACCGATGATGATAAGTCATCAGTAAAGTAGGTGTCAGACGATAAAACGTCCGCCATGGAGGTGGTCTGAAAATAATGCGTCGCTTCTGTAAAGCAACTGAAAAGACCCAATATTGAATCGGGCGAATACCGGAGACTGGTTTTGATCCAGTGACCTCGGGGTTATGAGCCCCGCGCGCTACCTCTGCGCCACCCCGGTAAAACAATACGACCTTGGTCGTGTGCTACGTTTTACGTCCAGTTTGACGATACCGGCGGTAGGTTTCGATCCTACGACCTTCCGCTTATAAGGCGATAATCATTCGTAGATCGGACCACTTCCTTGCGAAAGTAGTAAAAGGGGTAACAAACGACGTTTTAGACGCTCTGCCGCTGAGCTACACCGGTATGAAAGTCGCAAGTCGCTACATATTTACAAAAACAACTGAATCAAATAAATTATCGATAACCGTCACAAGGCGGACCATACATAGGTTTTCTATGTATGGTCAATAAATTTGTGACGAAAGAGGTGCTGATTCAATATTGTTTAAATAAATTTGTTGACATTGCGGTGTGAGAGAGATGACTCAAATCACCTTCTCATACTATAGTTAGATAATATCTTTAAGTCCTTTTTCGACGAAAACGCCGCCGTGATTTTTCCTAAATATTAGGATATGATTTTTCCTTTATGTTATATTCCGGCGGTATCGCCGTCGTCGCCGCCGTCGCCGTCGCCTTTAATCCGCCTCCCGTCGCCGCCGCCTTTAATCCACCAAATCCTCGATCACCTTTTTCGCACGACATATCCTAAACTTATGATACCATCGTTTTGAAATCAGCGGACATACTTCTATTTTCACGAGTTTAAAACTCGTATCCACTAAACCGAACGCCATCTGTTCTTCCTCACCATCTAGCGTAAGACAAAACACCGACTTTAAAATAAAATGGAGGAGAAGCATAACGTGCTCTCTCGAGACTGCGAATTTAAATACCTCACCATTATTGATGTTGTTAAATGAATGAATGATAAAATACACGAGTTGAATGAATTGGGGTGCGTCATTGATATCGATTTTACCATCAGCGAGGATTTTTTTGAAACCGGCTTCCAGTATATAATTTAGTTTATCCCTAACGCCTTCGACGCAGACGTATCGCTTGATGCTTTCCAATTGAACGCGGTTTAATTCATCCTTGAATTCGTCGAATATTCTCTCGATTTGGTTTATGGCTAAAGCTGGATTGTTTAGAATCGGTTTGAGTTTTGTCCGAAGGGACGGAATCGTAAATATCAAATTAAACGCGATATCTTTCACGAAATTGAAAAGCGATGCTTTCGTCTTTTTTACTTCGGGGTCATCGTCGTCATAATCAATACTTGTATCTTTGTATTCATCTTCGACCATTATCTTAGTTGGCTTCAATTTAGTATGTCGTAATGCTCGTGATGACGACGAAGATGAATGTCTTTGTTCGTGAGGCGTTTTAATCGCGGTAGAGGCTCCATTCGTGTGTGCGTTTGTGTTTGTGCGTGTGTTCGTAGTATTACTGGATGATATATCGGTTACTCGTGTTGAAACGGTAGTTGGTGATTTTATAGATACAGGGGCCGGATTACGCATCATATCTACTAGTGTTTTGTGGTTGATATTTTGAATAATTGCGGCTGGCGTGGGTGGTGCCTGGGCTGGTGCCTGGGGTGGTGCCTGGGATGGTGCCTGGGATGGTGCCTGGGCTGGTGCCTGGGATGGTGCTAGCACCGGTATATCAAACACAGCGTCCGGTATTTCAAATACATCACTCGGAAGTGGTATATCTGTAACTACGAGTTCAACTGTGCCTGTACTTCGATTTAAAGTGACAATATCTGCTGTTACGGACGACATTTATTGTATATTATTGTCATTTTATTTTGGATTATTGAAATAAACTACCTTGTTCACTTATTTTCGTCATTGCGATTAATTTTCCAATATCCGCAGGCATCGCAGGCATCGCAGGTGGAAGTTTGTCTGGTTCTAAACCACCACCAGCAGCGGCACCACCACCGCCACCGCCACCGCCACCGGCTTCCTCCTCCGCCTTACGTACAACAAGTGTCCGCCCCTTGGTTTTTACATTGGTAATTTTAAACTCTGATATATACTGTTCGAGAGATTTCGGTTCATCCAATTCACGGATGATTGTATCGCGAAGTTCCGCAGTCAGATAATCCATCGGGATTTTCAACACGGATGTTTCTTCATCCAGTTTCTTTTCAATTAGACCATATCGAGAGATTACATCCTGGGTCACTCCAAACGGATGAATAAAGAAGTAACTGTCGAGAGATTCATTGCCATATAATATCATCACATTTCTACCATTTTCAATAAGTAGGGATTGGGAAATAAACGCGATCGGAAGTTTAAAATATAACGCTAAAATCCAAATGTCTACATTTGTCAAAAAATAGTTCTGGCTTTGGATAATTTGCGGTAAAGTCGCACGACCCGCAGTGATGAGTTCCGCGTATTTCTTCATTCCATATCCATTTAAGATTCGGGTGATTTTCTTGTCAAATGTCGGAGTCCGCGAGAGCTTACCGTATTCAGATATTAAAATATCCTTTAGTTTCGCGATATTCATACCACCAAGTTGGTCGACGTGCTGATGCTGACAATGATCACATACAAAATAATTACACTGGTAACATCCAAATTCTGTTTGATCTTTTCCAATTGAGGCTCGGCATTTCCGACAAATATCGGGCTCGGGCTCGGCGGCCTCGGGCTCGGCGGACTCGGCGGCCGCGGCTGCGGCTCCACCCCCTGCTTCTGCAGATTGCCTCTGTGTCTGTTTCATCCGGTTACACGTATGTCCACTCGGGCATTTTGATGCGGTTTGAGCTACACCTCTTAAAATCGTCAAAATCACATCAAATGAACATTCTTCGCTTTCGTTAGAAAACAGGATTTCATACGTATCTCCTGCTGGAAAGAATAGTTGTCGCATTTTTTCAGTGACTTTACGCTTAGATACATCATTACAGAATCCTAATACGTGGTTTATTTCGTTTACTTTGAATCTCTCGGCGACGTCTTCTGATTCTGGAAGTGGAGGGGGCGCGGCTACTCCTCCCGCGACCGCGACCGCCGCCCCCGGTCGTTCTTCTTTTTCTACATCACGTTCACCTTCCAAATATCGGTCGATATACGTCTTACGATACGTATTGTCATATCTTTGTAATAAGACACCGGTATTCTCATTTGGATTCACCGTATAGAACGTCGTTTGTAACGCATAAGGATTCGCATCTACCGGATCCAAATTATCGAAATATTCTTGCGTGATGAGAGATTCCAATAAAATGATTTCATCGTCGTTTAGATTGTATTTGATTTCTTTAAATGTGAGATATTTCGCGGGTTCAAACATAAACAGTTTTACGCGTTCGTAACGTATCATTTCATCGGATAATTTCCCGAAATATGCGATTTCATTATCGATATCGGGATACATCAGGTTGCGTTGGGGTAGCAGTAATTTACATAATCCGCCTGCTTCTTTCAGGCAATAACTTTTTTGACCACACGTTTCGTGGTCTCTCGTGACACATCCGCTTACTTCACCGACCAATTTCAGTGTCTCTTTGCTATAACGTATAAATGCGATGTATTTCACTGTAATGCGTTTCATCAATGCGATGATTTGCGAGAGCTTATTCGTATAAATCACAAATGTTGATGAGATGATTTTCTCGATTTCGTCTTTTATGGCACGGTTTTCGGGGCGGTTCAATATATTTCGCGCGGTATTCCGAAACACGTTGTAAAAGTTCGTTTCCAATCGGATATTACGCACATATCTCTCGCGTGATTTGTCGCCTGCTGCTGCTTCTGCGGCCGCCGTCATAATCTCTTTATCCGCCTTGAGATGATTTCCTTCCGTTATCGTCGGTAAATCATCATCCTGGTTCTGGGTCGGGTCTATGTTAACATTGACTTGAATAAACTGGTTTGTTTCAGTGATTACCCCAACAATCAATCCATCTTCAACGACTTTCACTTTCGGACGACAATTCACGGTCTGTTTTGTCATTTTTTTCACTTTATCGGCGACTATATTTAAAAACTCTACTGTTTCGTGGTAACTATTATGCCATAAATCATCATTGTCCATCATTACGACACTGTATTCGTAGCCTGTGGCCGCCGGTCCTGCCGTATTTACCAACGGAGCAGATACAGCCGTAGGTATAACACCCGCGATCATTTTTCGTGTAGTTTCTTTCGGGACGGTCTTCGTCTGTTTTATTTTTGTCGTTGTTATGGTTTGTGAAATATGGAGTCCAATCACCTTTCCATTATAATTTACAACTTGAGACTGGATAATAAATCCCGCGTCTGTGAGCAATTTGGCGATCTGTTTTGCGGGCTTATTCATCACGTATTTATACTGTCGTGGCTGACTCGCGTGAAGACGGCAGTATGTGAAATAAATATCGCGAATATTCTCTATAACGTGCTTTATCTTCGGCATAATCGTCTTGCTTTTTATAGCGAACCGCCCAAGGACATTGAATTTACCGTTTGATTTACTTTCAAACAAATAAATAGGTTCATAATACTTGTCACGCTTCATCACGATAATTGTCTTCTTATTCGCATCAAATACTTCGCCGGAATACGCATTCGTCGGGCAAATCACCTGGACGTTATTTGTGATATCATCATCGGGAATCTGTAATAAAATGAGGTTGTTGCCATTTTTGAATAATCTCTCGTTGGGTTGGGATATGATGTCCCACAAATAAGTATGATCAATGATAACATTATCGTCATCCAAATAACTGATAAAGTTCTCATATGCGTTACATATTTTATGGAATAATTCGGGATTAAACTGCCGGTAAATATTTGATGTCTTATACTTCGCTCTATCGCTTTCACGCATTTCTGTTTTTTTATTGAAAAATACATCAATCAGTGTTCCATTCTGTAAGGTTATAAAACGGTCAATGTCGAGAGATTCGATAATGATTCGACGCATCTCTCGGATGGTTGGAACCGTATCTCCGGAGTGAAATGATACGGCGGACGGTGGCTGTGGCTGCTGCGTCGGCGGTGCGTTTGTGGATGGTGACGAAGCAATGGGAGCATATGCCCTAGGTGTCATTGCTACCGGTGTTTCATCATCGGAATGATATTCTTCTTCTTTTTCTTTTTCTTTCCCGCCACCCGCGGAACCCGCAGATCCAGATGTAACACCTTCCGATGATGAACGGATCGGTGGCGTCGATCTTATTTGTGCGGATTGTTTATTGATACTTTCAGTAATCGATTTTGAAATCATCTCTTTTAATGACATTCCGCCGCCACCGCCCGCAGCACCGCCACCGCCCGCAGCACCTGCGGATGCGATTATTTCATCAATCCTTTTATGCTGTGATATAGCAGCTGCGCCTGACGACGCGGACGACGCCGACGACCCCTGTTCCATTGCGACTCCTACTGTTGTTTTAGTTGTTCCGATACTCTCTTTATAATAATATGCGACTGCTGATAAAAATGATTGTTTGTCGTTTGTTTCTACTCCACGACGCAATAGACACGGGGTATCTTTCTTGATTGCGGTATTTTTCAAACTTATCTGACAATTACGACTATCTGAAAATAAAAACTTCTGGATCGGAACCGGTAAATATCCCCAACGATTATTATCAAGCGGAAACTTATCTGAACTTAAAATTCGATCATCTTTCATTTCGGTGATTTTGGCGATTTCAGGGGGCGCGGCCGACGACGCTACCGGCGGTTCTTTTGAATGTTCTGTTTCTTGAACGCGGCGAATATCTTCGTGTTGAGCACTACTATCTTCGTGTTGAACGCGAATATCTTCGTGTTGAACGCGAATATCTTCGTGTTTCTTCATTTCACATTCTTGTCTCCGTGCGGTTTGGGATGGTTTATCCCATTGCCCGAAACAACACGGTACACATAATCCTTTTGGATGTGCGTCCTTTTTCAGAAATCCAGGATAATGTTGTTTATAATTTCCCTTTTCATCTATATGATATTTATCATCCGTAAATTCGAATATACTTGCGCCGGGAGGCACTTTCTTCGCTTTCTGTGGAATCACTTTCCCATATTTTCCAGATCGAACTTCTTCTTCCGTCAAACTAGTATTATGCTTTAAACTCCAATATCTTGGACATATATAATGATACTGCTTACTTTGATCTGACCCGTATGTTATACTATGTGAATACGAATTCGGGTGCTCGCGGTCAATTCGTGCCTTTTCTTCGCTGGTTAAAATAACAGGTTGGCGGCGAACATTCCACGGACAACTGCGTGAATATGCGTTGAATTTACCCGCATCTTCATTGAGGTGAATAATCGGGTCGCGTTCTTGGATACGTTTTGAAAATGGGTTTGGATTGGCTAATTCTAGACCAGTGATATCAGATACACTTTCATCTTCTTCGCCTTCTCCTGCGGCTCCTGCGGCTCCTGCGGCTCCTGCGGCGGCTGCTGCGGCCGCCGTGCTAGACGGGCGAGATTTCGCCGCACCACCTGCGCCGCCAAATTGGGCGTCTCCTTCGTCGTCTCCTTCGTCTTCGTCTTCATCGTCATCCTGTAATAACGCAAACAAATCGATTCCTTCGCCTTCGCCGCCTTCACCGCCACCGGCACCGCCACCGGCACCGCCACCGCCACCGCCACCGGCCTCCTCAGCCTCAAATCCAAATACTAATTTCTCCTCAAGAATCGCAGATGTTACACTTTCTGATATCGGTTTCCTTGATGATGATACGATTTCACGCATTGTTTCAATCGACTCTTCTTTATCAGATGGATTAACATCACCTAATACAGCTTCAGGTTGAGCATCATCGATGAAATCAACTACAGCGTCTGCTTTTGATTTCGTTCCTTTTTCCGCTGTGGCTGCCGATGCCGCTGACGTGGATGTCGACGCCGCCGATGCCGTGGATGTCGCCCCCGATGACGCCGCCGATGCCGCCACTACCCGATCCTGACATAACTGGATAATCTGTTCGTAAGGTATTTCGGTCGAGTTTGGATCCTGGTATACACGAATAATTGAGTCAATATAAATATGTAATGAAGGCAAATAAAGAATATTGTTGATATTTGAAACCTCGATTGTAATGATATTATTGAACTGACCCTTCGTGATTTTGGTGAGGAAACCAGGGTTGTTCTTGATACGAATACTTCCACCACGATAACGCGACATTTGTTGCGTCTGTATCGACGAGAGAAGTGTCGCGATTTTCATCCGTGCGTCTTCTTCCGACATCATATAATTATCCCGAAGGCCGTCGATAATCTCTCGATCGGTATGCCTCTTATTCATCATTTCGATGATATATGCTTCCTGACTCGTCATATCATTATAGTTGCTTACACGCTTATACCGGAGAACAATACCATTCCTCAGCGACCCCTCGATTTCATTAAACGCACTAGAAATACACTTAATCATTGATTTGATTTCGATATTCCGTGTAATCGGCAACTGTGCGAAATACTCGACATTGATGAGATCGATATTCTCGTGGATGAATTTGGTAAATAAATTCATTTGAAACCCGCTTTGCTCTACATATTCTTTTACGACCCGAAGGACAGGATTCACAGTAGCTTTAATAATATCCTCCATTTCTTCGGTAGTAAACGAAAATTTCACGAATAGTTTCACGTAGACAGACCCATCTGCGTCGAACTCGCAAATAATTGGAATGGATAAATGCGTGGCTTTATGGTCGGGAATCGACGGGTTTGAATACGTATACTGGATAAGGATCGCAACTCCCTTTTTACGCGCGGTTGTTTTAATAAGACGGAAAATATCGCCCTTCGGTAGATAGGGGATTTTACGGCCGCTTTTACTTACACCCGAAATAAACAACTTGTAGATATTGTCCATTTTTTTGCCGGGGTTGTACTTGATAAAAGGAATATACTCGGAGCAGTGAATCAGCTTGAATATCGCATCTAACGAGAGATTATATTTCGCGTTCTGGTGGATATGAAACTCGACACCGCGGATTCCGCTATCTGAATATGCGTGATCACGCGTCCTCTTCTCATAAATATCGTATAATAACTTGATATTCGCTGTTTGTCGCATAAATCTCTCGTTGAGTATCTTTCGGTCTGCGTCGACGAGCTTCAATCGATGGAGTAATAATGTATTATGGGAATGGATTGTCGAGAGATCCGTCTCGCCGGATGCTTCGGCGGACCCCATCTCGAGAGATAAACGACGCGTATCGTCACGATATACGGCTAAATAAGGAAAATATAAATGGACTACGTAACTCTCGTTGATGAGACGAAGGGCGGGTGCGGCGGCGGGTGCGGCGGCGGCGGGTGCGGCAATCCCTAATTCCTCCAAGTTTCGCGGGTCTTCGAGAGATTTCGCGTATTGTAACGCATCTTCTGCTGTAACAAGGTAAATTGTATGATGTAAAAATACCCCAATGTCAATAAGCACAGTTTTATTCGTAGTGTTGATGATTTCACCGGCGTGGGCCTCTAAAAAGGGGTCGATGTAGATCGCATCGAATGGATTTACCGCGTAAGGATACCCGTCAGATACAGTGCTTAATTCTTGACCTAATACTACATTTACAAACCGCGGCTTTTCTTCCAATTTCAAGTTCAATATATTTGTATAACTATAATTCCCGTCGGTTCCGGTTCCGGTGCCGGTTCCGGTGCCGCCTGATGGCGGGCCTAATTTCGTGAAATCGGGCAATTCTGTGCCGCCTTCGCCGTAATTTACGGCCGTTCTCGGATGATTGTCGATATTCAGGAGGAAATTCTGGATTCGAACAGGTGTTATTTCCAGTTTTCCATTGGATGTGATTTCGTCATAACATATCTGGCTCGTGATGTTTCGGGCTTGTTTACAAAACATATACAATTCGGGGTAAGATAACCCGACCTTCTCTCGTGTGAGATACAGGAACTTCTTTTTGATGGTCTCGATCGAGTCGTCGGGGTAGATTCTCTCGGGGAGAAAGACAACCTTGATTTCGTTATGAGTAATCGACTGGAGCTCGTATTCACTAAATATAGATTTGAAGAATGGGTTTTTACGCTCTTGGATGAATAAATCGTTTATATTTACGACGCCACCTTCGTCGGTGAGAAACTCGACATTCCCGTAAAATACGTATAAGATGTTGTATTCTGCTGCTGCCGCTGCTGCTGCCGCTGCCGCTCCTCCTCCGCCGCCGGCACTTTCTTGTGATACGACAGGCGGGCGTTCTTTTATTCCAGTAGACGACCGTATATGACAGATCTTATAAATGGGGATCGTCCTTTCCATTATTGTCTATTATATGAATAGAATATTATACTTTATTACTTAATCAAATAAAGAATAAAGAATAATAATAATAATTCATTGTTTACGGGTGGTAAATGATCCACCGTTTATTTTTTGGACTTTTTACTATATCGGCGTCTCTTGTATCTCGATGACGACGACGATTTACGTTTCGGTTTTCGATGGATGGTTCGTCTCATTCCACCGTATGTGAACTTTGATAACGGTTGTTCATCTAATATATCTACGATAATGTTTCCTTTGTTATTTTGATGGGGGGGATTATTTGAATGACTACATATTAAGTGTTCTTCAATAAAACCTGGAAGTAATTCTCGTAGTAATTCAAGCACATGTTCACGGATTGGATTATATTTAAATGTTTTTCCTTTATTAAATGTTCGTTGTTTACCAGCGTGTTGATTACCAGTTATAACATATACTCGGTCAGCACCTATCTTAGTAAACATTTCTTTTAATTTGCCAAATCGTCCGCCACTAAATTGTCCGTCACCAGGTGGTTCTTCACCAGTATAATTTGAAAAAAGGTATTTTGCGTATAATTCCGCTAATGCTGTATTTTTATCCGGGTCCTTATCAAAAGTTAACCCAGTGATAAGAAATAATGTTAGATCAAGATCAAAAAAATATTTACGAATTTTAGGTTCTTCGGGCGAGGATGATTCTTCATATGTAATAATTTTTTGAATCATATCAAGTGTTATTCCATTTCCAGTTATTGTTGCTTCGGCTGTACTCAAACGTTTTATAAATTCCGCATCCGTATCCGCATCTTTAAATTTCGCAATTTTTACAGTAGAATAATCGTCACCGGGTTTCGTTTTGTCTTCACCGGTTCCTTTGACAAGAATGGGTGGTTTATCACTTGACGAAACAACTAATTCTACCTGTCCAGTAGGACAATGTATTGATTGTAATGATATTGGTGAATCTTCGTGTGCTTCATTATAAGCTTCTACAGCAGTGTTTACTTGACTAATATATTTTTCGTCATCATCAAAAAACAAATGTTTATTTGAGGATATAGCGACACTGTATGATGATGATGCTTCTACTGGTTCTTTTGCCTGTGCCGCCGCGCCGCCACCACCTGACCCAGACATTTATATATAATATAAACAAAATAATAATAAATACAAATGCCTATAGTATTTATTATTGTCTGACTTTCAAATACATAACGCCAATCAATGACCCGTGCCACTGAATTCAAAATGATTGTCGCTGTTTGTCGTGGTGGTGGTATCGGATTTGAAGGACAACTTCCGTGGCCTAAACTCGCACGTGACATGCGGTTTTTTGCGGAAATGACGTCGTCGTCGACGTTTCCTTATAATAGTGCGGTAGTGATGGGACGTCGGACTTGGGAGAGTATTCCTGCGGCGGTTCGACCATTGAAATTCCGCGACAATTTCGTGGTCTCCGCATTACACGCTGCTGCTGAGGCTGACACGGCCCCGATGGGGGCGACGACGGGTGTCACTTTCCTGAAAAATCTCTCGGAAATCCACGACCACGCCAAGAATTACGACACGGTCTGGTTTATTGGCGGTGCGTCCATCTACGAACAGGTGCTTTCGTCGTCGCCGTCGTCGTCGCCGTCTTTCAATATCAGCGAGATTTATATCACATTTGTCGATGAAACGTATGAACACGACACGGCGTTCCCCTTGATGTATCAATATGAAAGTATCGAAGAATGGGAGGCACTTAAGAACAACCCGATGAACCGCGCGATTTGGTGCTGGACAGATGCGGACTCTGTTCCGAAGTATGTATCGTTTTTCAATGATCGATCAAACGTGTTGTATGATATGATGGATGTTGACCGGGATATTGTATCGAGTATAACACGGACAGAGGATATTCGGGGGATACAGGAGCGAAGATTGCCGGATACCCGGTTCCTCGGTGCGTTCCGCCGCACGGCACGGTCGCGGTCCGAGTGCGTCCGGCCGCACACCGCCGATTAGAGTGCGTCCAGCCGCACACCGCCGATATCAATTAACATCAATGTCGCATTATTACACCGTTATTGCGTCATTATCGCACCCGATGCCCCTGGTTATTGTGCGAAGGGTTCGTGGTTCGCGGCCGGACGCACTCTAATCGGCGGTGTGCGGCCGGACGCACTGCGCTAGTTATCAAAATGCGGGTTATCATTAATCGTCATCCCGCAATACTCTTTCGGTTTGAGTTTATAATCTTCCGGTGAATACACCTTGATTTTCTGGGCCTCGTCGATAAGAAACCGGAAATTGTTCCAGAATTCGTCCTTATGTCCGACACTCTCCGTCATAATATGACTCAACTCGTGAAGTGCGACAAATGTAAGCGTGTTTTCGTCGATGAGTTTATTCCCCTTCTTGGTTGTATTCACGCAAAACGCGAGTTTCTCACCCTTGTTCTCACTATACGCGGTGTATTCGCTAGTAGGGAGCGTCTCGCTTACTTTTTCGGGGCGGAAGTTTTTGACTAAACGTTTCACGTTATCGCGGTCGGGATAAGTATCGCCCATATGTTTCACGACCTGCTTCATTTTCTGGGTCACGGTGGCGAGAAGGTCGGCGGCCAGTTCCAGTTTAGCGCGTTCGCGGACGCAGTATTTATTGCCGTCGACTTTAGAAACAATACATTTCAACTGAAATGCGTCTGATTCTTGGTAGATTTTAAGGCAAATGACGATAATGAAAATTATAATAATATATCCAAAAACACTGGTTTTAAACATCTTTTGTATTTATATAGGGAGAGAATAATTTATTTATTGGAAATATTAATATAATTTTATGAATGTATCTTTTATGATATCTGGCCCAGCACTGCCCCCATATGTAATTAATGACGTCGACCCAAATATAACAATACAAGAATTAAAACCTAAAATATTACAACGTTTAAAATTGGAGTCGAATCTAAATATTACACCGCAAAATAGTATACAAAAAATATTTTTAAAAGGAAAAGAACTAACAAATACAGAAACACTTAAAAGTATTAGCTATTCATCTGAACTTAGATTATTAGTATTTTTGAATCAGCCTATTCAAGTTGTTATTATACCGAGGACTGCTCAACTAGTTAGTCAACAAGCTATAGAACCTATTCCAGACTATAGAGCAAATGATCCATCTCAATCTGGTTGGGGTTCTCGAATTCTCGGCTATCGGCATCTCGATCCTAGTCATAGATATCCAATTGATCCTTACGATAAAATAGAAATTAAACATTTGGTCGAACCATACAAACGTGGTGGATCCTCTAGAGGCGGTCGCCGCCGTAATCGTTCTAATGCCCGCAAGAATTCACGTCGTCAAAAACGCAAAACTGCTCGCCGAAGCCGTCGTGGTGGATCTCGTCGTGCGTAATTACAATATAAAAGCAATATTGAATAAATAATAATACAATACATCCCCGCAATATGTCAGATTGTAATCCGTCCAAGCTTGCCGATGAAACGTCAACTGTAGCGGAATATACCAGGGACAAATCGCCCCAATACGGTTATATTGCGTGTTCAATGATGTATCATTTTACCACAAGTTACCTCTTTTCATTACTATATGATTATTTGAATATGTATGATCAACACGTCCTCGTGAAGTTCGGGTTCGGATATCTTTTAATGAATGTTCAATATACACTCATTTCGGAAATCATCGACTGGACCGCAAGTTCTGTTTTTACAAATATACCGTATTTGAATTCAAGTAAACGACCACAGTTGAAGCGACCAGGTAGAGCGGAAGGTTATTCGATTTATTTTATACGATGGTCGGTTCCACTCTTTATGTTCACAACACTTTGGTTTAATGAAATTGTTCGAAACGAGACACCCATTCACAATATTGCGGCTTGGATGGACAGTTGGAGTACCACCGACGATATAGCGGATCATAATATCAATCATACATCATCCGTTTATTCTGATAGAAATATCGTATTGTATACTTTGTATTATTTGCGATTGGCGGTTATTATTCAAGTATCGTTGGCCTTTGCGGACATTATGTATGGTGCCTGGCATCACGCACAGCATACAAACAAGTGGTTATATTACAAGACAAACCACCAATACCATCATCAGTTCCGTTATCCTCTTGCTCGTGAAGCAACGTGGCTCGGTTTTATTGACCTGTGGGTGTCATCGATTATGATTGGTCGGTGGAATATATCGCTAATGGCTATAATACTTGGTGTTGATTTGACTCCATTTGAATTGTTGATGTGTATCAGTTATGTTCACGAGATGAATTGTAGTGACCACTGTGGTAAAGTTATGCCGTATCATAACAGCGTGCCGCTTTTACCGTTTCTAGAACAACCACTTGGTCTTGGAAACGCGGTTGAAGCACACGAATCTCATCATAATTTGAATACACGGTCGTATGGACTGCTTGGTGTATATGACCGGATTATGGGAACAACGCGACTGGCTACAGTTTCGGGATGATATCGGAACGGAACGGATCGGATCGATCGGAACAATATGATACAATACAATACCGTTATGGATTGTATCATAACAATTTTTATCTATTTATTCTTTCACATTCGGAAACACCCACTTATCCACCGTCGTGCGAACACAAAATGCGCGGTGGGAAATAATCCCGGCGATGAATAACCCGACGAGAGATTTCCAGAATGCGACGCTGAACACACGAGCGATTAGAAAAGCAACGATGACAGTCGCCGCGACATCAACAACCGCAATATCGAAGATACGGTAAGCGTGAGCACCTTCTCTTGGACGACCAAATATATCCTTGTAACGACAGAGCCCGAGAGATTGTTGGGTGGTCATTATAAGTATTTGAATTGTATTGTATATATACACAGAATACAAATACTGTATCATTACTAGATTTCACACGTCCAATCCGGGTCAGGTTTCTGTATGAATTTGGGTGTGTAGTTATAATCCGCGGTCAGTTCCTCGCCGACATTCAAATCGCGTGCGGCTAGAAGCCACCATTCGCCGCCTGTGCCGCCGCCTGTGCCGCCGCCGCCGCCTGTTGTAGTGGTGGGTTTATCCGGATTGGTCGAGAGATATGTATTCGGTAGAATGGTATTGGCTGGTGCTACACGACCGCTCGCCGAAATCGTCTTCATTGACGGGCAGTGATGTATTTTACGTCCGATGGGTGTTACATCCTGATTGGATGAGATGACAACAAACAATCGTTCATCTTTATTACGCTGACGTTTCGTGAATATACCCAATCCTAATCCGGGTATTTGACTTTCTTTAAGTTCGAAATCTGGGCTGTTCAATAAACCATACTGGTAATTCACGAGAGATGGCACGATCAAGAACTTGGTTAGAATGATAGATAATGTAAGAACGATGAATAATGTGATGATTGTCGAGAGAATATTTGTCATAGCAATGACGACAGTCTAATACTATATTATACACGTATAATCTTCTTCATACGTGTATAACCGCTCCACTGTCGCGAATATGTTGCGACTAGGATCTCCTTCGTCGCTCCACTGTCGCTCCACTGTCGCTCCACTGTCGCTCCACTGTCGCTCCACTGTCGCTCCTTACTAGCTCCACTGTCGCCCCTAATCGCCGGTGTGCGGGCGCTCGCACTGCGGTCGGTCGCACAGCACATTACTGAGACCCACAGCCCAACTCTAAAGGAGTACGCATCAGATCGGGAGCAAAGGTGCTCTGGTTCCAAGGACCGACATTTAACTGAGGGTTAGGAGGCTCAGAACGAATCTGGAGATTGGCGTTCTTCATCGTGTTGCCGATGGTGTCGATTCCAGTCAAGAAGGTAGCGGAAAGGAGATTCTGGCCTGAGAGATCACCACTTCCAGCGGGATTCAAACTGCCCCACTGATTGTTAGTATCGCGGGGAAGAAGGTCCGATGGGTTTACGACGACCATATTGGTCGCACTGGCGGGAGGAGCACCACCCTGACCCGTCATCGCATTCACCGCAGTATATCCGTTTCCACCGCTTGACATTACATTGTTACTGGAAGTAGCCTGACGGGCATCCGGGTTAACCGACAAAGGTTCCGATGGTAATTCAAACTTTTGGCCAGAGTAAGTAAATATGGCATACGCTAGGACAATCGCACCTAAAAACACAATAATGTGTTTGGGTTGAACGTTTCTCTCTAAATCTGACAAAAAACTCATTATTATAATTTAATTGTATATAAAATAAATGATAAAATAAATACTATCGTTCTAAATGTTAGTCTTCGTCGGACTCTGAACTTGCCGATTCTAAATCATCTAATAGATAGGATGCCTTAATCTCTTTGGCTTCTAAATAAGCACGTATTGCTGCCTTTTTGGCCTCTTGTGCTTTACGTTTTGCGACCTTGTACATTTCATAAATCACATCTTTATGTTTTTTCAATGTTAACGATCCGCCGCCGTTGCCGCCGTTGCCGCCGTTGCCGCCGTTGCCGCTGCTGCTATTGTTTGGCTTCCATTTTTGGGTCGTCGTAGTCGTAGTCGTAGTCGTAGAAGTAGACGGCGTACTAAGTTGCGGTGGAACATCAAATGTCGGTTCTTCTGTATCGATTGTATCCGGGATATTTTTGAAATCAATATCTACCTCTGTACATTCAAAATGCTTTAATGTGCTAGATGATGAATTAGATTCCGTGGGACCGAGAGATTTATCCAATGTTTCTATTAATTCTTTTGCCGTGGTCGTTGTTGCCATTGTTGTTTCCGCCGCCGCCGCCGCCGCCGTCGCGTCATTTGTGTTTTCAATATCAACCGATATTTCAGCGTATTTTCCTAAAGGTTCTGATGCCGTATTCGCCGTATTCGCCGTATTCGTATTTATGACACACGTTTCAAATAACGGTAATTCTGGAATCACTAATACTTGCCGTAATATCAACTCCATCTGAAAACTCCTGGCCGTGAATTTAATCCCCTGGAATTCAATGATCGAGATGATGTTATGGTGTGCGTTGACATAATCGACCGGCACTATCGCACGGTTCTCGTCGAATACTTTACATAAAAATGGCTGGAGATGGGGCTGTACTCGGTTTAATTCTAAATTCACTCGCACGAGATAATTCCCGGTCTTAAATGCGCGTATCGGCGACGTAAATGAGTTTTCAATATCGCTTCTATCGAGCTCTTGTGTGAACCACAAATGCCGCTTCTCATAAAGTAATTCCACTGACCGTTTTTCTAAATCCGCAATCCATTCGATGAACTCGGAGTCACTTTCATTTCCTCCAGTGAATAATAGGTCAATATGTGCCTTCTTACCTGATACAACGACACCTTGTTTCGACTGCGTTTTAGGTGTCTGAATATAAAGAGGCTTTTTACTGTCATAATAGACATATTTTGTCAAATACGAACCACCGGGTATACTGTTCGGAGGTGATAAATAAAGATGATCAAAATGAAATGTATCATTGGGGTGATATACTTCCATAGTTACTTTAGGCAAATGCGTCGGTATGCGTGTATGCGTGTATGCGTAGGTATGCGATATACAAATATAACCTGATTGGTTGTTAAATTCGTATTATGAAGCAATATATTATTCGGTTATGAATTACGATATAATCAATGACAAACTCCTAAATCATCGCACCCTTCCGTGACAATAAAATCACCCAAGTGATTTAGAAGTAGGGGAGCTACAGATTGTGCTGCGTCATTACACATCGCTTGGACGCTCTCGGGTAATACTGAACATACTTTTTCAATATCGGTGGTAACGAAGGCGATGACTTTAGGATTATGTAGGATGGTTTGATTGACACCATTGGCTACATATTCGCAGGCGGCACATTCAAGGGGGGAAGAAGTATGATTGTATGGTGCCAGTGGCACAAGTGCGGCATCGGCGCGTCCAAATGGAAACAATGGAACGGTAATTATCGTTTCAGGTAATACAATAAGGCCCAGGCCGAGGAGTAAAATGATGGGGGATATCTTCATTGATTCGTATATGTATATTTACCATAAATTATTTATTTAGTATAATGTTTTTTTTCATTGTTTAGTATATAACATAAAAATGCCTCGTTCACGTTCTTATAATAAACAAAATAAGTCCCAGAATAATAAGTACAATAATCAGACAGGCGGTGATGGTGGCTCTCAAGGTCTCCAAATATCTGACGCAACTTTAAGGCAGGCTGGTGAGATCGCCCAGAAACTTATCGGACAATCGATGAAGGAGGGTAATGTATCCCAAACTGGTGGTAGTACGTCTGGTGCCGCTCCCGGTGCTGCTGCTGCTGCTTCCGCTCCCGCTTCTCCCCAGATTCACAACGCTATGGTCGGAGGTGCCGTTGCTGGTGCCGTTGCCGGTGCTACTGCTGCCGCAGAGGCGGCTGAATCCAAATCTGGATTGAATATGTCTCCTCTTGTCGGCGGTCGTCGTCGTAAGCGTGGTTCCAAGCGTTTTGGTCTTCGTAAGAATAAGAGCAGTCGCCAGAATCAGAATCAGAATCAAGAAGAGAACCAGAACCAGAACCAGAACCAGAGCCATAATCAAAAGGGTGGTATGGTCCCCGGTTTGATGGCTGCTGTTGAGACCGCACTTGTACCTTTAGGTCTTTATTTAGGCCAGAAGGCTCTCCAGTCTCGTAGGTCTGGTAAATCCCGCGGTCGTTCTTTTAATTTTCGTAAGTTTTCTCGTAGGAACAGGTCTAGCCGTCGCAGGTAAATTCGCGTCGCGTCGCGTCGCTGGCTCCGCTGGCTCCGTGTAATAATATAAATATAACTATTTGTATTATTATATATTATGAATCCAACATCTATTCTTACCGCAACCCACTCCACACCGCCAACTCTTGAAACTAAAATTAAACGATGGGTAGAGTTAGATAACCGTATTAAGGAAACAAACGATACAGTCAAAGATATTCGTACCGAGAAGGTTATTATCCACGATGAGATTGTTGAAATCGTCGAAGAAAAGAATCTCGCCAAAGCGACTGTAAATATATCCGACGGGAAACTTAAATTCGTAGCAGCGAAACACACCGCACCGCTTACACTGACATATATTGAGAAATGTCTGAATGATCTAATAACCAATGGGAAACAAGTTGAGCAGATTATGGCGTATATTAAGAAAAACCGCGAGACGAAGACGACAATGGAGATTAAGCGGGTTTATAATGAAAAACCGGCTTCTTCGAAAAAGGGAGATGACGCTGACGATAGTGACGAAACAGACTAAAAATGGTACGGTATTGTTGTTCGGTAAAACGTGTGAAATAATAATACATACTTATTTCAGTAGGGAGTGAAATAAGTATTTTCAGTAAGGAGTGAAATAAGTATTTGAATATCAATGTCATCTAAAATCAGTCAATTTTTTAACCCATCAGAACATTTGGTGTTTCATCAAGATAAAGAAGGAAATATGATAGGCGGTGGATACCGTGTGAATAATTTGCTTTATCAGAATAAGATGCCGTTATTTGTGTCTGTGGTTGACGGCGGTCAACGTGGCACACAGACTGGTGGTCGCGGTAGCAGTGGCAGTAGCGGCAGCGAACCTCATTTTATTCCAGAGAAATTCAGTGACCTATTTCGCGATTTAGCGGTTCCTGCTGGACTGTTTATGATGCCACCGATGTTTCGGCCGCGTAATTATGCGTTTGAAGTGCCAGAAGAGGAAGCGGAGGCCGCCGACGCAGAAACGAAAGAAAAAAGGACTAGAGAAGAGGACCGGGGTGGAGACGACAGCGACAGAGACGAAAGCGACAGCGACGACAGAGACGAGAGAAAGGACTATAAGACAACAAAACACGCACCCAACGATATTTTCGATACATTATTATCCCTCGTTGAAGCCAAGGAACGAATACAGCATGATGTGAAGACACGGAGACACCGACCAAGTGGGAGCAACGAACGAAAAGAAAAGAAGCGACCGAATAAAACGAGACGCGGGAAGCTCGGACCGGAATAATGGAGTAATTTACAAAGATATTTCGGTGACTCTCATACATGAATCAAATACAGTTCTATAAAACTTTATAGGGTCGCCAGGACCACCACCACCATCTAGAGTAGAACTTGTTAACATAATATTGAATGTCAGGTCTGATACACCAGAATTATTATAAGCACCCATTATCGGGAAAATTGTACCACTTCTAGTTCCACCCCCCACTTGTGCTGTAAATCTTTGTGTTTTTTTTGCGATCTGGTTTACACCAGATGTTTCATTTACGTATATAAAGGAGCTATATATATCACCGTTAAATCCCTCATTATCATACAATGCTTCGTATTCCACAATGATTTTAGAATTGCTAGAACGAGGTGTATACGTATAACTCGCGACTCTTCCGCTTGAAATACCTACATTGGAAGCATCCGTTTGATTCAACAATGGGTCATTACCTGCGAGAAACACCGTGTTTATGGTCTGACCCGTCGTCCACTTTGTCGGATTCACCGACCCAGACACATCAAGCCTCACTGTGTTATACAAAAGACCCGGTTGTGCGTTGATTATATCCCGTGTTCCGTCAGATGTAATCACCGCGTTTCGTGTTGGATTGTGTACGTCAGTTACCGGATACTGCTTATGTGAAAGTGGCTCCATCCACATTGAGAAATTGTTTGTGTTTTGCGTGTTGGCGTTCAACGCCCGGCCACGTACCTTGTTCATCGAGAGAGACGACATCGGATATTCTAAATGAAATGAATGAAATGAATAATATTATATATACCAGTAATATTATTATATTATTATATTTATGTTCGACGACGGACTACCCTTGAGTTTGATACGCCACTATGCGTATTTCCAGATACAGTCCCTGACTTATAAAATACCAAATTATTAGTAAAAACCGATGGTCCGCTAAAAATATAACCGCGTGGTGGCGGACGTATTCTAGAAATACGTCCCGTAAGTATTATTGTTACATTAGACGCTCCGAAGAATGTAGCGTTTAACCCAGGAGATAACCTGAACCGTTCCAATATTACAGGCGTCATATAAACAGTAGTTAATCCGGCCGCAATAGTTTGTCCTGGTATCAGATTACCACTCGCATCTATTACGGTAGATGAATTAAATGCTGATGAACTAATTGAAATAATACTATCAGGAATTGTAATTGAACGTAATAACGCAGTTCCGGAAAAACAAATATTGCCTAATGAAGTAACTCCATTCGGAATTGTAATGGATGACAATTTGTAACACCCAGCGAATAACCCGACGGGAAATGATGGTATTTTATCAGTATTGAATATTACAGTTTCTAAATTGGTACACAATGCAAAGTTAAACCCAGACGCGTCAAGTGATGTCACACTACTTGGAATTGTAATCGAAGTCAAACTTCTACAAAGAGAAAATGCCAAACTATTAATCGACGTTATAGTATTTGGTAAAGTTACAGATGGTAAACTAATACAATTATAAAAGCACATTTCTGGAATAACTGTCACACTACTTGGAATTGTAATCGAAGTCAAACTTCTACAAAGTGAAAATGCTGCGTAATTAATCGACGTTATAGTATTTGGTAAAGTTACAGATGTTAAACTAATACAGTTATAAAAGCACTGTCGTGGAATAACTGTCACACTATCTGGAAACACGATAGATGTTAGACTAGAACACCCATAGAAAATATAATAACCAAAAGCGTCTCCATATATAGTGATTTTATTTGGAAGTGTAATAGATACTAAACCGGTAGCTCCCCGAAAACAAGACGCATATAATGTTATAGATCTATTATCGATATTGGTTGGAATTGTTAGAGAAGTTAAACTAGAACATTTTTCGATACATTTCGAAAAAACTGCTTCTAATTTATTATGTAGCGTAAGTGATGCCAAATTCACACAATTGTAAAATAAGTTGGTCGTAATTATAGTTATATTAGGTGGTATAATCATCGAAGTCAATCCCGACGCATTCGCAAACTGGGCCGATTTAGGTGATAATGTCATAGTTGTATTAAAAATTACAGTTTGTAAATTGACCGTATTCATAAACGCCAATGGCCATATTTCCGTTACGATAGATGGAATCGTATATGAACTACCGGTTTTTCCCGCGGGGTATGTATACAACTTTGTTCCATCTTTTGAAAATAAACATCCATCAACTGACGTAAAATATGTGTTGGCCGGATCAGTTGTTATACTTACTAAATTAATCATTTTTGAAAATAATAACCCGTTTAGTAAATATTTACTATCGACATCTGATGCATTCGACAAATTCGGGTTATTTGTGTATAATGGGATATCATAATTCCCGGAAATATATACGGAAACAACGTCATTTGGGCGATTATCGTAAATAGCTGGTGTTGTATTGAGGCATATATCAAATATATCGACTGCCGTGTATGTTTTTGTAGTTGAGTCACTGAACGTGAATATGATCGACATTATTGTTGTTGTTATACAATAATAATATATATAAAGTTGGGTGTGCACCATATTAAAGCAAACTCCACGCCCCTTTATTAAATGGTGCGATGACTACATCATTGATTTTATCCTTCATCTGTTGAATGCGTGCCTCGTGTAACGGGTCAATCATCTTTCCCGCTTCATAATTCTGAATATTCGCCATCATTTTCGACGATCCCTGGTTCATCTCCGGTTTGGGACCATAACAATTCACTCCAGCTTTCATTGACGCGTCGGCGATATACCCGCCGTTAATACCCGGTCTACCGCAACTATTTTTCTTCGCAGCATCGGGGCTCTTTTGAAGTTCTTCCCAGGTCGATTTTTGTGTAGGGTAAAGAATCATCTGGTTATCGGACCAACCATAAGAACACCATTCCGCGCCGGATTTATGTGCCTCCTCCATTTGGTCGATATTCGCCAATTTCGCACCATACGCTTCACATAACGCCTTTGCGTTGTCATAATCATAAACACTGGCTGGGACATGGAAGACTTGCTTACGCATTTTGAGAGATGGACCGGTGCCTAAATCACCTGCGGCAGTTTGTTCCGCAGGGACCACCTCAGATATCGCGATTTTCGGTGATGTTGAAAAGAGATTGGATAATTCGGTAGTTATATTCGTGTTGAAAAAATACTGGAATCCATTAAGTAATACAATCACAATGAAAACAGCCCATAACATTATTTCAAGAATGGATGTGTTTGCGATTATGCTAGTTTCAGTGTTGTTGGATTCGCCGCCCCCTAAAGCCGTTATAATGAAATAAAACATACCGATTACAATAAGAATGATAATGATAAACCTCGGTTTTATAATCGAATCGAGTTTATTATCTAACCACCCAAATATACCGCTTACATTATTGAGATGTGGCATTCCGCCGCCGCCGCCGCCGCCGGATCTTGGATTCTGTTGATTCATATTTTATATAACAGCGATATGAAATATATAATTAGCTAGTATCAGTATACAAATTATATATATTATAGTTTCGTAGATCACGAAGTGGCCTGTCTCTTGCGATAAAAGAGGCAATATGGAATATTACTTGTAATTGTTTCACCTTTCATCTCCGTCTGTTTTACATTTTCGTCGTTGAAATTATACCAGATATCATCCGCAGAACGGATCGTCGCAGTATAATGCCCGCTTTTACTAAAATTACCGTGGTGATTACAAACCGCGTATAAATCATAAATATAACTGTCGCGTTTATACCCGCGGACAAACGAGCTTAAATCTAAATTTTGAAGCGGGATTTCAACCGGAATCGTTATTTTGGCGGGCCCACGCTCGGTATATTGGACGCGTTTCAAATCAATAATCATTATATTTGGAAGACTCCAATACATGATACGCTTTTGTACTGCTTGGTATTGCTTGGTTTTGTCGTTAAACCACGCATTATCTCCTTCCATTCGCTCGCCTTCACAATAATGCGAGAAACAGTCATATAATGTCGGAATACGTGTTTTACCAGTGTCTCGGTTTTCAACCAATGGGATAGAGAGCGAAATAATAGAGAATGGCTCCGGTGACAAACTCAAGATATTATCGACTGAAAAATCAGCGCCGGTGCCGGTGCCGGTGGCGGTGCCTGTGGGCAGTCTCTCAATCACCGACATTTGAATCCCGTAGAAAATATTCAACATCTCCGAATAATTCTTCGTATACATTTGCTTCATCATCTCGTAGCATTTCTTTCCGACGATATCCTTATCGTTATTTACATTCCCTGTTATCGTCATATTCACTTCTCTCGCAAGAGCCATATGAAATGAATCCATCATAAACATTAGGAACTCCTGGACATCATTTTGTGAATTCTGGGTGAAGAGTTCCTGGTTCTTCAGACGTGCGATCTGTTTCATCGACGCCATAAACCCGCCCGGAGATACAACACAGTTTTCGCTCCACATTAGAGTTCGTAGTTTATCCCATTCGGTCAATAATACTGCGTCGGGTTTCTTCGTCAGACGCTTCTTGTATTTTTCGTCGTTTAAAAACCGGTTTAGTTCGTAGGTGTGTGACAGTGCCTGGAGACACGAATTCACGAAACACGTATTCCCCATATTCATTAGCCCGGTGATGCCTTTTCCGACGAAATCGGGGAATCGATGTCCGGACACTGTGAGTGCTTGCGTCATTTTATGGCGAGTGGGTAGTATTGAAGTTCTTTATATAATACTACATTTATACGTTTAAGTTTTCTTTATTGTGTAAAACAGATATAGAGAAATACTTCATACTATTATAATCTTATTTGGATGGAACACAACCCGAACCTGAACCCGAACCGTATGATGGCCGCATCAGATGGAGTAGATAGGTCCAGTATACGCTACTACGAGAGATTTCATCTGAACCAGTTTTATAATGCGGTAGAAGACGAACAATTGTATACGGATGAATATACGAATCTATTACATTCATATAATGAATTCATTGTAACTGGAAATACGATGTTTTTGCGGATGGAACAAGCTCTTCGTGCCAATTTAGACCGGTCTATTGTCCGGCAATCTTTTTATTATCACCGGTATTCTGATATTCGCCGGATAAGAACTCCCGGTGAGACTATTTATAATTTTACACCGGCGGTTCCTGTTGTTCCTGCCGTGGTTCCTCCTCCCGTGGTTCCTCCTCCCGTGGCTCCTCCTCCCGCGGCGAATCCGTCTACACATTCGCATCCACGCAATTCTAGGCTAGGTGAGACATTTGGTCGTATGCTAGCAAATTATTTGACGACGGAACATAATAGAAGCGAGAGACATAATGCGGATACTCTTGCGGATGCGACGAACGCGGCGAACGCGGCGACCCCCAATACGAACCTATTTTCGATGTTATACACATATACACAACCGATTCTTGCTGGTGCTGGTGCGGCTATTGCCGCCAGAGGAGGAGGAGGAGGACCTTCAATCCCTACAACCGACCAAATCAGACGTGCGACATTGAATACAACGTACTCGAATATTATAACTCCAGTAAATACAACTTGTCCCATCTCGAGAGATGAATTCGAAGACGACAGTGAGATCACGATGATACGTGGATGTAATCATATCTTTAATCGGCTTAGTTTGAGAGAATGGTTTGTAAATCATTCTACGTGTCCAATGTGTCGGAATGATATACGTAATTATAGGAGCGATGCCGCAGCAGGTCCAGCAGGTCCAGCAGGTCCAGCAGGTCCAGCAGGTCCAGCAGGTCCAGCAGTAAGTAATCTTTTTTCACGTATTATGGATAATTCTCTAAATTTTATGAATATGGAAATTAACAATGTCACGGATGATAGTGTTACATTTTCATACGATTTACCGAATCGATATAGCGATCAAGATATGTTACACGATATTCTAAATGCTGCATCGGGAGCATCGGCACCGAATGACAATGTCGGCGACCCCGACGATTATGGAGGTTGATTAAAAATAGTATAGTCCCGTCCCGTCGTGCCGCTCCCTCGCGGGCTTATTATTTTTTACCACCACCACGGAACCAATCCGTAATCGGGCGATTTCCTTTATTCAAATTGTCCGCTTTTACTAAATACTCATCGAATAACAGCGATTTCACTTCCTTATGTCGCATCTCTGTTATTTTCTTCTCACGTTTCACTGGATCGTCGATCGTAGACGCCACCGTCTCTAGTGCGTCCAAGAAGCGTCCCTTCTTCTTTTGAAACGCCGGTAATTGCTCCAATACAAGCGCGAATAATTGCTGGACTGGTTTCATAATCTGGTTCGTGATATAGAACGAATAATTCAATTGAAGTCGGTTGGCGTGGATATATTCGGGGTGCTCTATCTTATCACCCTGAAGTGCTCCCTTCGTGTCATTATGAATATACGCGTAGGGGATACGGTCGCCAGTATTCGGTTTATTTCCAGGGTCGCGTACACCCATCCTATCCGCCAACACCTTGTGTGCGATTTGTGCTGGGTTCTTATAATCCGACCGCAACGATTTGGTGATAATCAGTTTCTCGATGGGACATTTCTGGTCGATCATATATTGGAGTTTCTCACGCAAGAACGCGATGGCCCGGTCGACATTTTGCTCCTTCATCAGAATATCGATAATCCCGCCGTAGATTTCCTTCACAATCGGAGCATTGTCACGGCGTTTCAGTACGATTCCCATACTTTTCAGTTTGCCCTTATTCGGGTTTTGCTCGTAATATACACCAACGTATCCCTTTTTACGCAAGAGTGCGAAGGGACAAATCGTCTTTTCATATACCCACCCGTGAGGTGATTTCAAGAACCGTGAAGAATAATCGCCCACCTGTTTCGCGAGCTCAATCGTGATTTCAATCGCGTCTTTTCCGCGGATGGGGATGCCTTCCGGCGTCGCGAGATTGAACGTAAAGAATACACTATCCGTATCTCCGTAAATATACTCCGCTTTAGAATGGACGATGGGGTACTTCGGGTGTGATGTCGGCAGAAGGATATCGCCATACGCTTCTTCCACTACACGACGAGCATACGTCAAGAGTTTGCGTCCCGTCGCTGTCGTTGATGCGGCCACATCCACTTCATAGAATGTGCTTGTTTTCGCACCACATTGCCCGTATAATGAATTCGCGGTGACTTTATAACCAAGTTGTCGTTTATCCAGGATATTCGCCATAAACGCGTCGGTCTGTTTTTCCGCGAGCTTGCGGGTCGTTTTACGTGCGACGAGCAGTTCTTCCAGAATCGACGGCATAATCCCCTTCTCTCCTGCGGGGAATTGTGCGAATCGACATACTTTCGTGCCGCATTTGACTTTCACGGCGGCGGCTGCGGTCCTCGTCGCGGATTTTGGGCGTGTCCATTTGTATGTATCATACGTAATATCCACATATTTATATCCGGGCAGATTATCGTATTCTGCCTCCCCCGTTTCGCGGGTAAGCTTGCCATCCAAATCATATTCCTTCGTCCATACTTTACTATCGTGTGACAGATTCTCGCTAATCATCGATGACGGATACAGTGACGAATAATCATTACACGCGACAGGATTGTCCAGGTAAAGACCGCATTTTGGTGGCAGGACAATCGCGCCTTCATAGCCGGACTCACTCCGGTCCTTGTCGATGACAGGCATAAGTGTATCTTTCTCGCGACACTTCATCGCCACATAACTTGTGAGTTTGATGCCTTGACCGCGCATAACCAGGAAACTGATAGGTACACTACAGATTTTCGCCATTTCGACATACCCGGTAATAATATCGATTTTGTTCATCAGATGATGAACGAGATTACAATCCTGAATACAGTATTTCGCGATAATCGCACGTTCACGTGGACCTTCATTTGTCATCCGGAAAATATCTTGCGGGCTTACATCATCTTTGGCAAGACCCCATCGCACCATTGTTTTCATATCGGGGGTCGCACATCCCTGGACGTCAAATGAACCCGCCGTCGCGCCGACAGCCGAGACCTTGAACTTGAATCCCTCTTTATATAAATCCGTCGAATGATTGGTTTGCTCGAATTTCACGAAGTTACCTACATCAAGTCCCACCAGATTATTTGAATATACACGCGTCGTATCTGTGGTGGAGTCATATTCGACGCTTTTGACGGCATCGCCAATGAAGTAACTAGAGACGTCGTCCAATTTATATGACGATAGATTGAAATCACGACGCAGATAATTGTATACATCCACTTGAAGTCTCCCTGTCATTTTGATATAATGAAGATCATATTGACCGCTAGCCAGTGCGATTTTTGTTTGTTCGATTGCGACATTATCCGCCGTTATTTCCGTGTTTCCGAATCCGCCGCCGCCACCGCCCGCATTCCCGCAAAACTCCCCTTCATTACGCGACAGTTTAAGGAACTCCTCATAACATCCCGTCTCCACCGCACGTCGAAACATAAATTGATAATCAAAACCGAAGATGTTATACCCAATAATAATATCCGGATTCTCTTTTTGGATAAGACGCGTCCACGCCAGTAACACATCCGCCTCTGTAGTATAAGATTCAATCTCAGAATTCGGCACTTCATCCTGGAGATCGTCGCACGTATCCAATACGATACAGTTGTTTAGGTAGGGACGATTACCATTTTGGCCGTATTTTACAAATGTTGACCCGATAAATGTGACTTTGTCGCCCTCTACTTTTGGGAATATTGAACCAAGTGTATCGCTGATAATCGTGATTTTGGTTTCACGACTGTGTGTTTGATTGTTTAGGAGTGTGGCAAATGTAACGGAGAGGTCGGGTGCGGACCCTGCGGCCGCGGTCTTCGGTTTTGCTTTAGTGAATTGTGTATCGTCATCGATACACTCCGCACCGGCTCCTGCGTCGCTGTCGCTATCACTGTCACTGTCACTGTCATTGCCGCCGGCTTTCGCATCAGCAGCACTTGCCGCTGCGGCCGCCTTCGCTGCTTCCGCCATCTGGACGAACATCTGCTCGATGGTATTATCACGTTCAATGATTTCGTGCTTAATCAAATGCCGGAGCTCTTTTGTCACCACCAGGCGACATAACCTCGCCATATCCGCCTCTTTCGGGCGTCTTTTCGTATAAATGGTCTCTATATTTGGATATTTCGCACGACCTTGAAATGAATACTGGAATGCGGTATAAATCATATGATGGATATCATCGTCGGTGATGTCTTCGGCGGCGGTCCCTGCGGTGCGTCTGGAAATAACGGCGTCCACGATATTCGCCGCCAGTTTCTTATATGTTTTCACTGGAATAGGGAAATCACCGTGACTACTACTGGCTTCAATATCAAAACTACATATTTTATACGGGACGACCGTCTCCTTGTCGTTTTGGGGGATAATATCTTCAAATGACAGGCGGTATTCATACTGACACGTCGTCGTGAATTTTTCGATCAATCGCGTCTTTTTCGTGGAAAACTGGATCCAACCAGATGGGCTGATTTTCTGGATATGGAAGAAACGCAGGATCGGCGGAATATTGGCTTCATAGATGGTGATATTCGTATTCGCGAAATTATAGCCGTCGGGTTTCAGTGCTCGCGTCTTCCCCTCAAGTGCGGTATAAATATCATAAAACCAGAGATTCTTGACGCGGTTCATCACGGTGGTGTTTTTGAATACAAGCAGGATGAATTTGTGGTTTTTACCGCCGTCAAACCCATATAGTTTCTTTTTTTGGACGATTTCGCATTTCTCTGCGATAATACTGTTTTCGTAAAATTTGCTCTTTATATTCTTTTTAAGGTCGCGGATGAATGCGGATTTGGTAGCATTGGTCCAATGATCGGCGACCTTGACGTAGAAGAAGGGTAGGTAATCATCCACGAAAATGGAACAGGTTTCGCCTTGTTCATTGATACCGAACATCTGGATTTGGAATTGTTTGTTGTCCGTCGCGGTGCCGGTGCCGGTACCATCAGTATCAGTATCTACATCGGGTTCTGATGCGGACCCTGACGACAATCCGTCACCACGATGAATCGTGACATCTGTTTCACGAACGTGAAAATCGATCAGACGAAAACTATTATTATCATCGGTGGCAGGCACGGCCGGCGTCTTTTTTATAATCTTGAATTTCTTCGCCGCTTGTTTCAGTGACGGTGTACTAGGCATATGATGATGTTTCTGTTGAATACAATACAATAATTGTCCTTGTGTTGTATTCATTTAAAATTTCTTTATTTCAATTTTACATTTTTCATTTGATAATACCGCGGTGTATCGTTTCCGACACACACCTTATTCAAACTTCTTGATTGCGGCACGATGTTCCTCGATCACGTGTACAATCGTAGGATCATTGGCGATCTTTGGATCAAGTATAATCGCGAGATAACCGATTGCGGAAATTGCTAAATAAATCACGATGACCCAAGACACCCAATGCCACGTAAAGCACGTTTTATTGGCGATCCATACCATAATTATCGAAATGAACGCGTTTACGATGAACACTACTAAATTTGTTCCAACCAAATAAATATCGTAGATATTGACGAGAATCACCAATACCAAAATTACCGACGCAAGCGGGCAGATTGTGAAATGAAGGTTCATCGGGGGTGGTGGGATGTATTATATATTATTCGAGAGAATATTATTATTCGAGAGATTTACAAATACGGCGGCGGCGAGTGTCTCATCGTATGTCGGCGGCCAGGAGTTGGATGGCGTGATGTAACACTTCGTTTATTCTGTTGTTTCATTACTTTATGAAACCGACGCAGCGATTTCCGATGAAATAGCTTGAATTTTGTCCGTGCGTGTTTTGTAATACGCTTGATACTCGCGTGCTTGATACTCGCGTGCTTGATACTCGGGTGCTTGTGCTTGTGCTTCTTCACCAACCCAAACTTCGGATGTGCGACAACCCATTCCAGTAGTTTATTATAAACACGTTCCCCCGAATATTCCACACCTCGTCGCCCCTTGCTAACATACATTATACTTGGGACACCATTAATATCTTTAGGTATATGCTTTATTCCGCGAATAACGGGGTCAGTATCATCCAGAGCGTCAATCTCGACATTTGCGACTGTAAGAATACATTTCGGGTTTTTACAGGTATAGTTGGTTTTTAATTCGTCGATGAGTTTTTCCCAATCCGCGGCCATATTTTGACAATGTCCGCACCAATTCGCATACATTTTTACCAATAATCCGTGGGTTTCTGGATGGTCGAGTGCTTCCTTGGCTGCGGCATTTAGTTCGTTTATGTTTTTTTTACCATTGACTTCTATGATTTTTATCATCTGATAATATAATATTAATATTCGTATTTGTATATAGTATTTGTATATTATATTCCATAAAAGGTATGAATGTGGTTTTAAACGAACTAAAAATGTTCGGGGGGATTGTTAAATACTCATCGGCGATACGAACTGTCCTTGTTGTCATATTATTTTTAATTGGAGCATATATCACATATAGAACGCGGTCCAGAGGGACATTACCCGAAGGGTTTATAAATATAGAGTCCGACGCCCAGGTTGGGCGTGAACTTCGGACGTTGATGTCCGAGCAATCCGACGCCCAGGTTGGGCGTGAACTTCGGACTACGAAGACGGAAGGATTCGACGGTTCAGACGCACCTGCGCCTAGTTTCGAATCAACCAATAGCCAACGATGCCCGAATATTTTAATTCAACACGGAAACGAAATCTTTCTATACAATTCTAAAGTCGAAAAAGTGCCGGGCGTAAACCCGATCCGATTTAAAAGTTTAGAAGATTATTCGGAATTTATGGATTGGTTACAGGGACGCGGTATTCGCTGCCCGGTGTTGTTCTTACAGTTTTCATATGACGCACAGGGAAATGCTGTATATAAGATGCGGCCTTCCCCGGTAGATTTACAGGGCGGACTTTCTCCCAATGTGCCTTATTCGCCCGCACCCGCCGCACTCGTTCAGATGATGGATGCGTCTCGTGATAACCCACCGTTTAATAACCAGATGTATGATGGATTCGACCCCTTGAATTTCAATATGGGTGATTATACTACACAGGATGCTGAGTTTCGTGCGAAGGAACTCACGATGAAATATAGCGATAACCCGATGGATGCGAATTGGGGCGGGAAGCAGTATTCGGAATCGGTTGTTGACTCTGGGGCGTATATCGAGCGGACACGTCCAGATGCCATTAGAAGCGATACATCCGCACTCGTTCCGATGAAAATCGAATCTTCGAACAATAAATACCGGAACCCGATGTATGCGGGAGATGCGGTGTCGCGTGGTCGTGGTGCGGATGTTCAATGGGGGAAGGCACGCAAGCCGGTCGCGTAAAAAATTGATACATATTTTCATATAAACTGATATTATGTATTTGTATATTCAGGAATGACGACGACCACGGCGACGACGACCACCACAGCGGCCGCGCACCCAGAAGAAATCGAATGTTTTCGGCAGCCAAATGGAGGATTTTCACCGAAGAAGCGGTATGAATATACATACTCTACACGGAGGTCGTTGGAATATATTCCTGCGCTGTGTCGACAAGACTTTCGGCATTTTACTACGAAACCGTTTATTTATGCGGGTGAGTGGCTACGCAGCGAGCAGCGGGGGTTCGGGGACGGCGGGGATTACTGGGAGGTCTTTCGTGCCGATGACGGGACTGAGAATATCGTATATTGGGATTATGATGGGACAATGTGCTGGCGTGAATGTGCCGCACCCGCTGACACGGACTTGATGCTGGTGGACCTTGCGATCGACGACACCGCCACGGACACCGCCACGGACACCGCCGTTATTTCCGAAATCATCGATGAAATCCTCGATGAAATCATCGAAAGTGTATCGAATACGACACACCAGATCGATGAAATCATCGAAAGTGTATCGAATACGACACACCAGATCGATGAAATCATCGAAAGTGTATCGAATACGACACACCACGTGGACGAAACGCCACCGCCACCGCCCCCCGCGGAATGGTCGTTATTTGAATGTATCTTCGGCCAACCATCGAAATGCGGGATGTTTGATAAAGCGGAAATAACGACAATGGAGACGAAAAACTGTGTTCACTCAAATATCGCGGAATTTTGGTGCTTTGTAACCTCATTGTTTTATGGAAGTAGTTTACTTCTTTATTTCGTAAAAGAAGAAGACTGGTTTGAAAAATGGCGTGAACAAGCGGCACTGCCTGGGTTTATTCATTTGTCTATAATATGCTCTGTTATTGTTATGATATGTTCTATGATTTATCACTCGACGTTGTTTGAGGTTACTGGATGTATTGATTGCTTTTTTGCGTCGGTTGTCTTTGCGTCGGTTACAATGTCGGCATTTGGGGTGGGGGTGGTGGTTCAGTCGTCGGTATTGGTGTTATTGAGTATCGTGTATATTATGATGTGGCGGTATAGCACCCGACTCGCGGTGATTGTGGTGGGTATTGTGTTTCCGTTTTCGATGTTATCGTGCTATAAGGCACCATTGTATTATGGCGTGATTGTAGGTTTGTTGCTTTTACTTGGAATGTTGTGTTTTATATTGGATAGAATGGGATATGCTCCGCTTCATTCATTATGGCATATTTTTGGAGGGTGTGCGATATTTGCGACGCTGTATAATGTTGTTGTGAATGGGTTCCTCACTCCTCACTCCTACGTAATTCCGCTTCGCTCCATTACTTCGTCGTTCGGGTTCTCACTCGTCCGATAATTCCGCTTCGCTCCATTACGTCCTCGTTCGGGTTTCTCTCTTAATGAATCCGACGTCTGATTTATTCGAAAGTAATCATTGAGTTGTTTATAATTCAACTTAAGATGGAGGAAGACCCGAGTGAAAAGGAGTGGAGCAACCGAACGACGTAGGAGGAGGTTGCGCAACGACTTTTCACGAGGATTCGCAAGTAATCATTGAGTTGTTTATAATTCAACTTAAGATAGAGGAAGACTCCTCGTGAAAAGAAGTGGAGCAACATCGTGACTTTGTCGCGATGGGTTGCGAAACGACTTTTCACGAGGAATCGATATACCTAGCACATTCTTCTAAAGTCAACTTGAATTTATTCATTGTATTCAATTCATTCATATGCCGGATGATATCTTCCATCTTCCCTTCGCCGTGGACTTCTCGAGAGACGCTTTTGAGAGAATTGACGATCTTCGCATTCACCCACTCATCCATATTTGAAATGATTTTGTTATAATGATTATAATGTGAATCCATATTCAGGGATTTCTGAGTCTTCGTTGTCAGTTCTTCCTGACGCTTGGCGATGGTGATAATATCGCCGTCATTTTCGTCTTCGAGAGGGTCGGTGCCGCTGCCGCTGCCGCCTTTCTTGGAATTCCGGTTGCCGAGACCTTCGATCATCCCGATATGATTACGGAAAATATACTGGATTGTGACTAGTGCGACGATTATAAAGATGCCTAAAACGACGTATTTGGCGAGGGTGTCGGTGGATTGGTCATTTGGGTTTGGGAGGATGGCGTTCATTGTGGAATGGGGTTGAATGATAATGGAATCGGATGGAATCGAATGGAATGATAATGTAATACTGAAATAGTATTAGATTATTTTATAAGGACTTTGTATAATTACAAATATAATTAAGGTCATTTTTTATTAACATTTTTATTATATAGTCATAATATATACATATATAGGTTAGTATTAACTAACTAACATAATCTATAATGATTAAGCGAGCAAGGCTAGCAGGAGCAGGAGCAGGGCTAGCAGGAGCAGGAGCAGGGCTAGCAGGAGCAGGAGCAGGGCTAGCAGGAGCAGGAGCAGGGCTACGCGATACGAAAGAAATTGTATTGGACCCGATTACTATGTTATTATGGAAATTGCTTGCTGTATTTCATGATCCAATTCATGATTTTGGATTGAATATAGAGCGTATGAGTAGTATTGTTCTTTATATTAATCATATGGTTGATGAATTAAGAATTCGAGTCACTCCTATTGTACCACAACAGGGCGGTTTTATAACAGGTAGTGTGTTAGAAGCAGCAATAGAAAGAAAAAAAAAAGAAGCATTAAAATTACGAAGTTTTGACGGACGTCAAGCCAGAAATGTAGGAAATGTAAGAAAGGTATATAGAGCGAGAGAATATACAGAGAGAGAATATACAGACAGAGAAGAGACAGAGAGAGAATATACAGACAGAGAAGAGACAATTGAACGTAACGCAATAAAACAAATAGTAATAGTTGAACCACCGGAGGAGGATATTAACGATCAATATCAACAAATATTATATTATAACAGGTGTGTAGTTATTTTGAATAATAGTGATCATCAAAATAGTGGTAAAATGTTAGAACTATTTGTGCATATGAATCAACTTATAGAACAAATCAAACTGTTTGTGGTTTTTCAAATATTTGATGATATTGGGGATGATGCGGGGCAACATCCAGATATAACAAGAGATCGTATTATCAGTTCAATAAATGTACTGTATAATTTAATACAAGGCATTAATGTTGTTGTTGGTGATTTTCAGATAACCAAAAATGTAATTTTGGTGATTCTTCAAATGATGAACCATATATACATACAACTATCCAAAATTCGGATAAATGAAGCAATTGAACATCCCGGACAAATTTATCTTTATTTGGACCTATTTAAAGGGCCATTACTTCACGATATATTACGTGTATTACTTTTGAATTATTTTCGAGCAGGCCGTAATGTAAATGATGAAGAACACATTGCCCGTATCGTAACTAAAATATTAACTTCAACAGGTAGACAAGGTGGAGGTGCTCGACGCGGAACTGTTAAACGTGGAACTACTAAACGCGGTAGTGTGCGCCATCATTATAAAATGTATGGCGGTTCAATGGTATTGTCGGCATTTCGAGCGATTGATGCTGAAAGTAGAACTCTTTTGGAAAATACTTTACTAGAATGGGAAACTAGCGTGATTTATCGAGGACCATTACCTCCTTCTCCTCCGGACCAAATGGCCGAAATCGTGGAGAGATATATGGCTTTTTTTCAAAGAGTGATTTTACCGCCAATTAACGGAAATCGACAACTTGACCCAAGATTAATTCGTAAATTAAATATTGTAACATTTGGAAGATTAAAAAATACTATACCGTTATTGTATCGAAAATATCAAGTAGTTCCGATATTTGGAACCGAACTGGCTCGTATGACGCGCGGTGCTTTGACCAATTATGGTGCTGAACTTGTTAAAAAAATGAACGAATTTATGGACCAAACAAAGACAGACTTTGAGGGTTTAATAGCAGAAGAAGTCGCCGCTGTACAAGCAGACGCTGCGGCTGCAGCAGCAGCACCTGTTCCCAGAACACATCGTATTGCCGTTCAACAAGTATCAAAATTGATAGCCAAAAAAGGGTTAGAATATGCCAGAGTTATTTTGACCGGTTTACTTGTTGTTCCAGGGCAACAGCAACAGCCAGTTGCTATGCTGCCTCAATTACAAATTTTTTTACCTATCGCAATACAGTATATAGGTTCTATTTTGCAGCAGCCAGGTGCAGGACAAGTACACGCACTAGCACCACTAGCACCACTACAACCAGCAGCAGCGATAGGAGGAGTGTTAGCACCACAACCAAAAGAATATGACAAATACAATAACTTATTGGTTGAATTATATTTACTTGGGTTGATATGTCGATATGACGGAAATGGTGGATTACCTGATATAGATACACGACTATTCGATTATTATAGAGGACGATATTTAGTCCCCGCAGGTGTAAATGGCGTATTGCCTCAATACGCCGGTTTAGTATTTTGTAATGATCAAAAAGCACAACAAATTTTTCAAAGAGTTCGTACAAACTCAGGTTTATTTCGTGTAATCAACAATAGCGTATCTCGTGCTGTAAAAGACCTAATCGATGGTTCAACTGTGTGTCCGTCTAGTTCAAAATGCGATGCGATGGGTTCATTCGGCGGTTGTGCTTCCGACCATCGAAGAAATGAATTTTGTAGTATGAGGGTTGTGTTACGGGACAATGCGAATGTAAGCAATTATATGGCATTAACTGAAGTAACCGAAGAACGCGGTAATTTTTTTGTTAAAGTTGTGAATCAGTTCAACTTGGGTCGTTTAGTTGTAAATAGCACACATTCCAGGGTTGATTTACAAACAAATCCAACTTTATTATCCGCAAATAATGTATTTAAAAAAGCGTTAGACACAATTGTAAATTTATGGAAGAGTGATCCAAATATTACTCCAGATGCCTTGTGGGCTTTATTGGATGATGACGATAACTTTAAAAGGTTAATGGATAGTATATCTCAAAAAGGTATTGGTGATATATATCAAGAGCTTAATAGCATTATTGCCGAGGCTGGCTATGTCGGAAGTATACCACTGCGTATACTTGCTGCTCTAGCAAAAATAACCGTAGGTTTGGCTGGAGATAGACCGTCAGCAATACGTATGATGATATTGCTAATGTATGCACAACCGGTGAATCTTATGAAGAATGGACGCGTAATTGTTGGATATGGTAATGACACAAATTCATTTTTAGTTGGTCATCCCGACCATATTCCTCTACAACCAGCAGCAGCAGCTATTCGAAAACGACAGGGTGGTAGTTTGCGTAGCAGAGTGAGAAGTATAAAAAATAAAATATATAAAAAACGACATAACAAAACAAAGAAAAGGTCGTAACATACTTCCGTTATCACGATAAAAAATAACACAACTTTTCTATCGTGACCTTCCCTATATTCCGCTTTCCATCCCCGATATCCTTAAAACACTCCGATACGTGTTTCAATTTGTTCTTATTCATCGGTGACGATGGTCTCGCATCTGTCTCCTTCGTCGGTGTCTCCTTCGTCGGTGTCTCCTTCGTCGACACTAATTCCAAATCCAAATCCATAACGGGCAACGGCGCCGACATCTGCGGCGATACACTTTCTTCATAATCGTTCAATTTCCGCCTCAAATCTGCTAAAAATTCATAGACCGACCCGCCGTATTTCTTCATAATCCCCATCGCTATCTTCGGGCTTACGCCCGGCACCTGTGCGAGCATAATCTCGCCTATATTCTCTCGTGTAATGTAGTCTCGTTTCTCTTTCTTGGAGGCGACCTCGCTATATCTCTCGGCGGTCGCGTCGGCGTCGTCCTCGTCACACGGCAGTGTATTCGAATATGCGGGGACCGCGGGCCCCAAGGCACGTTCCTTCATCACCTTATCCGCAAAATGTAGAATGAACTCCGCTGTTTCGCCTACACTCATCGTGCGGATCACCGAGAACCCTTTATAATACAAAAGAGACACCATCGCACTTTGAAGTGCGGACTTTGATATCCGGCTATGTTTTGCGTTATATCGTGCGATATCGCCTTCAATGATATAAATAATATTATGGTTATGAAAATCGGTGGTTTGTGTCAGGCGGAATGATTGCTCTTTATATCTTCCGTCTTGTATACTCGCTGCGAGGTCGTTCAGTGACTTTCTCTCGAACAGGACAATATCTCGTCCTTCTGTTGGGTCGTGGATTATAATATCGCCTAAAGGTAATCTCTCGGATTTGATTTCGTGGATCGTCGTCGTCGTCGTGGTCGTGGCAGTGGCGGCGAGAGATTTGTCTTTACAAGACGCTGGCGTATTCGCCGGCGTCTTCTTCGGAAGCGGAACTTTAATCGTCATACCATCACCTAGATCCATCAAATAATGGTCTGGTTCGGGTGCGGCGGCGGCTGCGGCTGCGGCGGCGGTGGTGGGGTTTGTGGCTGGTGACACGGCGGCACCGCCTGCGACCGGTCGCATAAGATGAAGCAAGTCTTTCTCTCGACAATCTATTTTTATAAGCATATCGAATGAACGGAACGGAACGGAACGGTGTGTAAATAAATAATAACATCAAAATCTGTTTATGTGAGTTTATTATTATAACTTCGTGTCCTCGTTATAGCTTCGTGTCCTCGTTAAAACTTAGCGAGGTCATCCGACCTACGTTTATAGCTTCGGTCCCGAGTGCCTCGCCGGACTCAATCTCTCGATGAACTTAAATATAAAGTCCTTATGCTTTGCCGGTTCCGTGATTGTGGCTCTCATTGCGAAGCTACGCATCTGTCCAGTTCCTGCTGGGGTGGATCCACCCTTCTTATCACCACCACCGTTCATTGTATCCGTGCGGATTGCGTTGGTTGGACCTGTGCTGTTAAACATAACACGACGTGCGACTTTACTGTTTACCATTGTTGTAGTATATAATTATAGTTATATATTTATAGCTGTATAATTATATTAGCGACGATAGGAGCACGACGTCAAGCGGAAGCGTGTTTAAGCCTTGCCTGGTGCACAGTTCTTGGTGAACATTTGACGACCAGTACCACCCGTAAGCTTACAGTTGAAGATCAGGTTCTTCTCCTTCAAATAAGCATACTGCTCAGCACATGTACTGAAGCGAATCTTTGCCAGACAGTCGCACGTCATACCGTTCTGGCGGTAGGTGAGCGAGGACCAAGAACCACGACCAATCTTGGGCGCAGAACCGGGCATACTGCCAAAATGGCAGCCGCTGTTCACTAATGAAGCTTTCATTGCTACTCGTTTACTTGGCATTTGATTAATACTAATGAATTATAAATATTACAAATATAAAAAATTCGCTTAAATACAATCGTTTATAGTATATACATATCCTGTAAATGTTTCGACTTCGTAAAAATGGCTGTGGCGGCGATGGATCTTCATCCGATAATAATTCAGACGGCGAGAACATACTGCTAAATATAGACGAAAGTCCCGACGGCAACGGCGACGGCGGTATTGCGGGGGAGAGCTCGCGTGTCGGTAAAAATATATACAATGACGACGACATTATACGAGTTGAAGACGATAAATACGTATTCAACCCATATAATAGTGAAAATGTAGAAATAACGGTGCCGGATATCGAGAAAATACTCGCTAAATACGGTGTTCCATCACAAGTCCATAATATTGAATTGTACAAACGCGCATTTGTCCATCGGTCCTATACTCGGCGTCCTAAACTTCTTAATGAACTGGAAAATATCACATTTGTTGACCGCCCGACTGACGCAATGCCTCTTCATACCAAGTCCAATGAACGCCTCGAATTCGTCGGTGATGGTGTGCTTGAATGTATCACGAAATACTACCTCTATCGCCGTTTTCCTAAAGAAAATGAAGGGTTTATGACCGAGAAGAAAATCGCCATCGTGAAAAATGAAACCATCGGCAAATTCGCGCTTGAAATGGGTCTTCATCGGTGGTTCATCATTTCGAAACATTCAGAGGAAAAGAAGACCAGAACCAATCTGAAGAAATTGGGGTGTTTGTTTGAAGCGTTTGTGGGTGCTCTGTTTCTGGACTTCAATCGAGTGTCGATTCACGATGACGATAAATGGTTTGAGAAGGTGTTTGTTTGTGGACCCGGATTCCAAATCGCCCAGATATTTATTGAGTCGGTTTTCGAAAGGCATATTGATTGGACGAATTTGATCAAAAATGACGACAATTACAAGAATATTCTCCAAGTGAAAATCCAGAAAGAGTTCAAGACGACGCCGGATTATATTGAATTGTCGCGGGATGCGGATACTGGATATGAAATGGGGTTGTTTTTATGTTTAGGACAACAAATACACGAAGTGGCTGAACATCCGGAAACCGCGGTCCCGTTTCAATCATTGACAGATGGATTTGCGGGAGTTCATCGTATATGTGATGCCAATGGCGGGAAGGCGTTTATCTTCTTCGCACGCGCAGCACATAAAATCAAGAAGAAGGCTGAACAAACTACGTGTGAAATGGCGATTAAATTGATAACCGCTAAGTAATATACCAAATAAATATATCATACATATATATCTATTTATAGAACATGAGTAAATCGGATGTATTAAAACAACTTAATTTAACATCCCGTCCAAATGTTCACCAAAGTATAGGTGCTGGTTCCGCGGGTGAAGAGAATACCGCCAATCTAAAAGATGGGCTTATTATAAATGTTGTTCGTAGATTACCCGCAGAGGTGTTTAAACGGTCTCGTAACTTGTCTGAGCATAAAACTGTTATTGCCGAGAGAGTAAAAGAGTTTGAACCGGAACTACCAGTGGAGGCGGCGGAGGCGGCGTCGGGTGCTGCGGCGTCGTCATCGTCATCGTCATCGTCGTCTGGTGCGGATACTGTCGTTATTGATCGTCGTCATAATATTGATATCGACCGTGACTCAATTATGGGACGATTAAAACGTGCTCGTATCGTTCCAATCGAACGACTTCCTCCATCTTTTTCGAGTAAATTAGAGGCAGAGCCTGGCAGCGTTCGTGTAGAAGCGGCGGCGGATGAACTTGATGAAGGGAAAGCCGGTGCGGCTGGCGGGGAAGTAAATACAGTTGTTAAATTATCCAAGAGAGCAGTTTTACCATTTGAAGACATTGTAAAACAATCGAAAACTCAAGCAGCGGTGGCGATGGCGGAAGCGAATCAACCAGACGATTTTGAAATGTTGCGTCCGCCTTCAGATGAGGCCGCAACGGAAATGATTGCGGCGACGGCGGCGGCGACCACTGCGGCCACGACGGCGGCGGAATCAGCAGAGATAGCAGAGCCTCCGAAAAAACGCGTGACGAAACCTAAATTCAAAGTAACGGGAACGGCACCGGGAATGGCACCGGGAATGGCACCGGGAACTGGTGCGTCTGTTTCTGCCGCAGCAGCTGAAGTAAAATCTCAAGTAAAGAAAATCAAGGAACGCGAAGACAGTACCGTAAATATCGCCGCGTATAAAATCGGAGATACAGTCGTTGCGACCCGTCTTCCACCCACGCGCCCTATTCCGCAAATCCAAGCGTCCGAGTTTTATATGAATAATCGCGCCAAATTCATCCAATATATTAACGCATTATTTCGCCCTTATCGTGATGAACTCACTTCAGGTGAAAGCGATATTACGTGCGAATCATTATACGGCGGCGATGATTCCGCGTCGGTCGAGCTTCTCATTCATCAGAAAATCGTCCGTGATTACCTGAATATTTATTCACCTTACCGCGGTTTGCTTCTGTTTCACGGTCTCGGCAGTGGAAAAACCTGCTCTTCTATCGCAATAGCAGAAGGCCTGAAAACATTTAAGAGAATCGTCGTTATGACCCCCGCATCACTTCGTATGAATTATATCGAAGAAATGAAGTCGAAATGCGGTGACTTGATGTATAAAAAGAATCAATATTGGGAGTTTATTGAATCTCGTGGTAATCCCGAACTAACAAAGGTATTATCTAAAATACTTATGTTCCCTGATGAGAAATTTGTCACCTCAAAGGGTGGTGCGTGGATGGTAAATGTAACCAAACCTAGCAATTATGAGACTGAACTTACACCTAGCCAGCGTTTGCGTGTAGATCAACAAATCGACGAAATGATTCATATGAAATATGAGTTTATTAATTATAACGGTCTTCGGGCGGAGAAACTGAAAAGTATGACGGATGGTTATACACATAATCCGTTTGATAATGCGGTTGTTGTGATCGACGAGGCGCATAATTTCGTAAGTCGTATCGTCAATAAACTGAAAAACCCGACATCGATGGCGTATCGCTTATATCATTTCCTTTTGTCTGCTCAAAACGCAAAGGTGGTTTTATTGACAGGAACACCGATTATTAATTACCCGAATGAAATCGCCGTGTTGTTCAATATTCTGCGCGGGAATATCGACAATTGGGTGTTTACAATTGGTGAAAGTGGTAGTGCGAAGCTTGGAATGGACGCATTCAAGACGATATTCGGTCTTACTGCGCCTGGTGCTGGGGCGGCGGCGGGTGCGGGACGAAAGGGTGCCGGCGGTGGCGGTGGCGGTGCGGCTGGAGCATTCGCCAGAGGTATCGGTCTTTCTTTCGATCATATGGACTATAATGCTCGTACAAAAAAGCTGATGATTACCCGAAACCCGTTTGGGTTTGTTCGTGATTATGACGCAGTGTCATCCAAATATCGCGGAGTGATTCGACGCGGGGATCCGGCGGCTATAATGAGCGAGGACGGCGGTGGCGGTGCGGCGGGTGGCGGCGTATCTGTTATTGATACAACATCCACCGATAATGGTCTTCTCTCTGATGCGGCATTTGAACGTGCCATCGTCCAGAAACTCCGCGAACACGGAATTTCGGTTGTATCTGCTTCATCTAGTAAACAAACTCCTTTCACCGCACTCCCTGATAAGTTGGATGAATTCAACGGTTATTTCATCGATCCAAGCACTCTCCAATTCAAAAACCGCGATCTGTTTATTCGCCGTATTTTGGGTCTTACATCTTATTTTCGAAGTGCCCAGGAGAAATTATTGCCGACATATGATTCAGCGACCAATTTTCATCTGGTTGAAGTTGAAATGAGCGATTATCAGTTTGCGATTTACTCGAGGGTGCGTGACCTGGAACGCAAACAAGAATCGGATATGAAGAAGAAGGCGAAGAAACGGGGCACAGGCGCGGGTGCGGGCAAAAAGGGTGCTGGCGCTGGTGCCGGTGCCGGCGGTGAAGGCGGTGGCGAAGGCATCTATGACGATGTTTCATCCACATATCGTATTTTTTCCCGTGCTTTTTGTAATTTCGTATTCCCGCCTTCGATTCGTCGACCTTTGCCGAACGATGATGGTGCGGCTGCTTCTGAAATAAATAAATCGGCAGCATTAGGTGGTGTTCCTGATGCGGGGATAATGGGCGAAACACACGAAACGGCTGAAATGTTGGCGGCGCGTATTGCTCGAGCAATGGAACGCGGTAGCGGCGGAGGCACGGGGGCTGTGAAACGCGGACGTAAACCCAAGGGTGCCGCAGCAGCAGCGGCGAAGGAAGGCGGCGAAGGCGGCGAAGACGAAGGCCTGATGGATGAAAATATGATGGACGGGATTATGACACGAAGCGGCGATGACGAAGACGACGAAGGCGAAGGTGATTTGGTGATTACCGGCGAACATTCGGATGCTGTAGCTGCTACAATGGCAGCTGAAAGAGGAAGGGGTGCGGCGGGTAGCAAAGAAGAAAAAAAAGCACAATACAATGTTTCGATCGTTAAAGCAATGCGTGACTTGAAAGTAAGTGCGGGTAGTTTTCTTGTCCCGGATGAACTCGCGATATATAGCCCCAAATTCCTCCATCTTCTTCATAATATACTCGATCGACAACACATCGGGCTTCACCTCGTATACAGCCAGTTTCGCACATTAGAAGGAATTGGTATCCTGAAAATCATCCTTGAAACAAATGGGTATTCGCAGTTCAAACTCGGTAAATCTTCCGGCGGTGATTGGATCATTGATATGACGGCGGAAGAACAGGAACGGCCGTGTTTTGCGTTATATACAGGTAGTGAAACCGCGGAAGAAAAGGAAATCATCCGCAATATATTCAATAGCAAATGGAAGAATGTACCGAAGACGATCACTGACCAATTGAATGCTCGTACTACGAATAATATGTACGGTGAAGTGATTAAAATCCTGATGATTACAGCATCGGGTGCGGAAGGTATCAACTTGCGTAATGTCCGATATGTCCACATTACTGAACCATACTGGCATCCTGTTCGCACGGAACAAATTATTGGTCGAGCACGCCGTATTTGTAGCCATATTGATTTACCGGAAGAACTCCGGACCGTGGATGTATTTCTCTATATTATGCGGTTTTCAGCACGTCAAATCGCGTCGGATAACGATGAATCTCTTAATATTCGGATGAATGATAAGAGCAAGACGGATGGGGTGACGCCGATGAGTACTGACCAGTCGCTTTACGAAATCTCGAATATCAAGGAACGGATTACACGCCAGATTTTGACCGCAGTGAAGGAGTCGTCATTTGATTGTATGATTCACGCGACGGCGGGGTCGAAGGAACGACTGAACTGTTATTCGTTTGGTATGGGGGTCAGTGAGGATTCTCTCGCGTATCAACCAAATATTGCGACGGAGGAGGATGATAAGACGTCGAAACTGAATAAGAAGACTACGACGGTGAAGTTGCGTAAATTGGTCGTGAATGGGAAAGAATATGCGGAAGATCCCGACACGAATATTCTTTATGACCTGGAATTATATCAAATGGGGAATATGGTGGAACGGGGGCGGCGGACAATCATACCTGCTGACCCACGGACGGGGGCGGGGGAGCAGTCGCGTGTCATCTTTTCATAATAATGTTTGCGCCACCGGGCCTTACAGGCCCGCCTGCTCCAATATTTTTATCAAAAGAAGCAAAAATCGTCTTCTAGATTGAAACCGATACGAACGCCCACCGTCATCCATCATTTGTATATTATTAGATTGGTCTTCTTTTTAGTTTCAGAAAGATTGAGTTCATATCTTCGTGAAATCCTTCGTTGCGTTCGTCTATCGGTGGTGGTTGCGTCATCATATGCGTTTGTTGTTGTTGTTCTGGGTCTGAATCTTGTATAATATCCGGTGTTTCATCAAATCGGACTTTATGCTCTAGCACGGGTGCGGGCGGCGGTGCGGGTCTTCGCATAATCATAATATCATTACTTTTTTGGTCGGTTGCCGTTGTTGCCGCTGTCCGTTTGATATGCTCGGTGATTTCCGCCAAGTCTCGTTCTCGCGATGCGATTCGCTCCGCGATCAGTTTATCCATATCATCGCCTATCGGCGAGTCTGAACCGGGGGCCGGGCCTGTCGCCGCCGCCGCAGCCGCCGCGCCATTATAATCTAAATGGACTAATTCTACTGCCGGTGACGGTGCCGCCGATTTCAGTCTCGGAGGTGGTTGATTATGTTTGTCTGAAAAATCGATTTCAACCGGTCTCGGTACTTCTAAAAATGACCGCATCTCATTCTCTTTCTCTCGCATTCTTAGTTCTAAATCTTTACGTTTTTGGGAATGGAAATCTTCGACATTATAAATCTCTTGGCTCGACGGGAAATGCGGTGTCGGTGTCTGTGTCTGTCCCGATCCTGTAAACACGTCATCGCGGTTGGTTCCGCGGACTCCGCCGCCGCCGCCGCCGCCCTTTATCGCATTTATCTCCGCTGTTACTTTCGGAATACCTGTTGCGAGAGATTGAATCGCGAGTTTATTCAATTCAGTCAATGAAAATGACGCCGCACGAATACGATCGATTTCTATTTTGATTTGTTTTGCTGAATCATAATCTTCCGCTTGAATCGCGGTTTGTTTTCGTTGCTCTAATTTCAATATCCGCGCGGATGGTGCTTCGATTTGCTCGATGGAAGAACGGATGGTTTTCGCTGCGTCGTAGTCTTCTTCCGCGATCGCACGCTCTTTCGCGATATATAGCTCTTTCAGACGCGTGGCGAGGAGGATGGGGATAGACGCCGAGAGATTGCGGATGATGCGTTCGAATACGTGCTTGACTTCATCGGTACTTACGGTGTCAGGGACTGTATCGAATATCCCTTCTTCGGCTAATATTCCCCAGAGAAGTTGCTTGTTTTCTTGTGATTCGAGAGATGACATCCGGCGGCGGAGGCGGAGGGTGTGGATGTGTTTGAATTATATAAGCGGTGGGTGTTTATATAATTTATTGTGTGGATGTCTTTGTGGATATATTCCGCATTTATTATCTGAAACGTACACTTACTTGTTAATTTCGGCAGAGGTTCAAACATCGGCTTATTGATCAGAGTTCATATTTTCAGCCACTTGTTTACTTAATGAATGTTGTATCCCCCGGTGCAATAAATTATATGATGTCATTAATTTCTTTTTCTCATCCTCGTACATAGGGTTGTCCAGATAATATAGTTTTAATAGCATTTTTTTGAATTCGCTAGGTGAAAAACTATTGGCATATTCGTGACTGTGCGTCTTGATAAGAACTGGATAATATCTATCATAAAAAAACGCAAGATAACCAACCAACTCATTCACAGCCGGTCTATTAACCGAAAGATATTCATAAGACAGTTTGCGGTGTATCTTAAACCAGTTATGAAGACCCTCTAAATTTTCCATAAAGTTTTTATCCTTTAACTCTGCCTCTGTTAATTTCGGGTCGTCCTTATTAAAACCCATTGTAACGTAACCCTCAATTGACCATAACAGATTATTCATTTCTATTAATGGATTTACCCCCCCTTTCATCGTTTTATACTTACGGTTTTTCAACATTTTCGTCTTCCTTTTTATTGCGTATTTTCTACGCGTCTGTCTATTCTTGCGTATTTTCCGCGTAATTTTATTTTTCATTTTTTATGTTTATATACTCTAAATATATAATTATTTTATTACACTTATGGATGAATGGCAATTAAAAATCCACATTCGGCGTCGGGACCTTCTCATCCACATTAAAAAACTTCCGCCTGAACCTCTGCATATACTTATCCGACATCTTCTTCTTCTTATCCAGGAAATCGTGAACCGTCATTTTCTCCAGCAGCATATGAATAATCATAAATATCGCAAATACTCCGCATTCCGAGTCGTTTCGCTGATGTGATACATCATTGATATATTCCTTGAAAGGAATACCATTGGCGTCGCCCTGTTCTTTCACCATCTTCATAAACTTGCGTATCCTACGTTGCGGTTTATCGCCCGTGCTATCAAAGAAGAAGATGACTTTCGCACGCACATCGATAAACATCGAAACCCAGTGCTCCCCCGGCTTATCGTGTGGGTCCGTATTAAATACAATCCCGATTTTCTGTTTTCCGTTTTTCACGTGTTTCATAATATCGAATTTACATAATTCCTCCCACACACATTCTCCGTCATCGAGGACTTCATCGTAATCGACGGGCGAAGGACCGATGAAAAGAAACGACGGGACTGCGTGTTCATATTGTTTCAGAGAGTTGGCAATATCGATACTCGACAACCACTCGTGAATATCTTTCTTCCACTCTTTTGGTGCTTGTGGAGCAAATGTATAATGAAGCATCTCTTTATCTATACCTGCGGATGCGAAATTCTGGCGTAACCAGCACGCCTCCTGGTGACATACACGGCTCATATTGTTTTTAAGGGCTGTCCATATCTCGCGTGGGTCTGTTCCTTGGATTTTCTGATCAGGGTGCCGTTTATTCCAGAGTATTTTCAGCTTGTCGAGAGATTTGGATGAATAACAAGAGAAATCTTTGGTTTCATTGAGATCTGGGTCAGTTTCATCTTTTGGGGCACAACTAACAGATTTGAATTTACCGCCGTCTTTGGCAGCGGCTGCGACGGTGGCGGCGGCGGCATCGGCGGCATCGGCCTCGGCGATGACTCGTTCCATTCGAATACTAAACTTATACTACTATGTCATAAAAAATTGAACCTTTTATATTGTATTTCATCGGGTGATATACATCGGATTCATTTCTCGTTCGTTCATAATGGTTGTTCGCACTCGTTCTTCTTATACATCTTCCTCATCGGCTGCTGCTGCTGCTCCGGTCGTCGCTGCTGCTGTTCCTGTTGCCCGTCGTCGTAGCACACGTTTATCTACGCCTTCTTATACTCAGGCAAGCATTCGCAGTTATAAAATATACACTCCTGTCGCTCCCAAACGCTGTGTTCGGATCTACGAATCCGAAGACGAATCCGAAACATACGAAGCGGCCGAGACACTGGTCTCAATGAGCCGTGATGACGCCGACCACGCCGACCACGCCGGCGAAGCACCAACCCCGATTCCTCCATCCTTTCAATCCGGGTCTTGCCTTAACCCGATGAGTCCAGTCACACGGTATATCTACAAACTGAGTGTCTACAATATGGCCCAGACCTCCCATTATAACACCAGTTATATAGTATATAATAGTCACTCGCGGACGTATCACGTCTACAGTATCATCTCGACGATGCTTTCGTCGGCGGTGTCAGAGTCAGCGTGCGGGACGTTCGAGAATACATTGCCCGAACCAACCAATACGATTCAAACAAAATACTCGACATATGTGAACCTGGAATCCTATGTTATGAATCTCATTATTCCATCTCCACAGCGTGAATACTCTGTTCTGGCCGATTTCGTTGGTGTTGTCGGAAGCGACGACGATTTCAAGCAATGTGCCTTCCGCAGCGACTCGTGCTATTACGACATTGACTCACTGTGGAATACAACCGACTCGAAGGAAACTCTCACAGGACACAAGATGTTTATTCTCACCCCGACCCGTGTCTATTACTGGGACGCTGGCGCAGGAATTGTACCGACGAGTTCGATGTATACGATTGAACATATCAATAGTGCGTTGAATATTATTGCGACGATTCATTAGAGTTCACGCTCGTACTTGTTCGTTTATCGAGTTCATTGTGATAATCACGTATTTGGGGTAAATTCACGGATGATGCTACCGGTGCTGGTTTCATAACAATAAAGTCATCCATTGTTTTTTTACGAATACACATTTTATTCGCAAATGAAATCAATGCTTTATTGTCTTCGATGTATCTGGGCGGCGTGGGCACAGGTTCGACGGTATCGGCGGCGGCATCGGCGGTCGCGGCATCGGATTCTGCAGGCAATGGCGTTTCTTGAATTCGTTTATCTAATTCTTGACGTGCGTGTTGTACCGCGTCCGTGTCCGTGTCCGCGTCCGCTTCCGCTTCTCCGTGTCCGTGTCCGTGTCCGTGTCCGTGTCCGTATTTTTCATCCTGTATCATATTCGTTACATCTTTCCATTTTAAATACCGAATACAACATTTCATATATGCGTGATATGATTCATTCACGTCCGTGTCATCACCACTATCAAGAAATAAATCTCTCGTCAATTCGATAATCCGTTCTTTATAATACATCTGTTCTCTTCGAAATATCTCCGCGATCGTGTGTGCGTTTGTCTTCGCTTTCAAATATTTGTCATAATGATTCCGGTTTGACATCACCGATATTGTGAATTCATCGAATTCGTTCATATTACACTACTATTATGTCATAAAATAGTGTAATATTTATTTACGCCCTCGGTCACGCCTGGTCGCGTATTATCGTCTCATCGTAAGGTGTTCCTTGGCGTTCGATGACGCACTAGCACGTGGTATAAATGTCGCGAATTCCGACGACGATTTGTTCTTGGTTTGACTAGCATCACGTCCACCTGAAAAACCTTCCTCAATATGCGAAATATGCCGCTGTTGTTCTTTTTCTTTCATTTTCTTATTTAATTGTTCCTGGGGTATATAATTCGTAGCCGGCTCAATTGTCGGGCCACCTTCTCCCGTACAAAAACCGTCGTGTGTACAGTTAAGGGTGCGAAGCTGATACCTCGTTGAATTCTCAAATGTTAATCTTCCTAAATCGTTCGGATTCGGATTCATTGGTGCGAAATTCGTTGCGCCATTATCAAATAAATATGGATTCGGTTGTTCTACATCACGAGCATCAATCGTAACTTGATACAAATCACTCGTGGAATTCGGCACATATTCTGCGCGGTCATTTCTCTGATGTGCGAAGAATTGGTTTCGTAATGATGATTCTAAATTCACGCGTTCAGCCCATCCTCGCCACGGTGCTTTCCCGTTTCCAGGATTGAAAACTGTTTCAGTCGAGAAATTCTGGTATGCGGGGGTGGCGACTGTGGGTGTAGGGCGTGACTCCAAAATCGGCATCATCGCGTATTTTGATGAAATTGGGCGAACATCATATGCGGGTCGGAGTGCCGTTGAAGGGATAACCCGCTCATAAATTCGTGTATTGATTTCAGTTAAACGGTCGTGATGATTTGAATATGCCCCATTGACTACTCCATAAAGTTCCATTTCGTGGATCGTAACTACTTTATAATGTGAAAATATATTTTATATCCGTGTGCTGGTATAAAATGGGATATAAACATAGATTTATGTTATTATATATCTATTTACTTCGTGGCGTGAGTGGTATACAACAATGTGTGGTATCTTCTATTTCGAAACTGTCAGTCGCATCGCCCTCGCTCAACTAAAAACACTCCAGGAAAATTGTGTCGCTTCATCTCACCGTGGACCTGATAAGTCAGTATTTATGAAAGATGATACTCGTGCGTGGGGATTTCACCGTCTCTCGATCAATGGAATGGAACCTGCGGCGGACCAGCCGTTTTATCTAAAGAACTGTCGTTTGATTTGTAATGGTGAAATCTACAACTTTCGCAGCTTGATTGCGGAGTTCGGATTAGAGGGTGAGTATCAGAGTGGATCGGATTGCGAGATTATTATCCACTTGTATCGCAAGATCGGAATTCAGGAAACATTGCGTCGCCTTGATGGTGTGTTTGGTTTTGTATTATATGATTACGATAATGAGCTGACATATGTCGCAAGAGATCCGGTAGGTGTTCGATCACTCTATATCGGCGTTTGTCGTCACGATGGGGCGTTCGGCGGCGAGTATTCGGATTTGGGTTGTGTTTCATTGAACCCTGACCATTACGGTATTTGCGTGGCGAGTGAGATGAAATCGATCCACGTTTTATGTGATAGCATCGCACAGTTTCCGGCGGGTTGTTATATGGAATATTCGGGTGTGGATAGTCAGGATGGCACTGCGGTATTCAAGTCGTATTATGAGAATGCGTGTATCTATTATGATTCCGATAAAATGGTGCTGAAACGCACTAATTCCGAAAGTATGTTGGAGTGTCAGGTGAAGAATATTCGTGTGCGTTATTCGTATCCGGTGGCGTCCGAGGGCGGCGAGGGCGGCGAGGGCGGTGGCGAGGGCGGTGGCGAGGGCGGCGAGGGCGGCGACGTCGCAGAGGCGGTGATATACCGCAATATCCGCGAGTTATTCACTGCGGCTGTCAAGAAACGTCTGATGAGCGAGCGACCCGTTGGATGTTTACTGTCCGGTGGGTTGGATAGTTCGCTGGTTACCGCGATTGTTGCGAGAGAATTGAAGAAGACCGCACCAGATACCGTGTTGAATACGTATAGTATCGGGCTTACCGGGTCGGTTGACTTGATTTGGGCACGTCGTGTAGCCGAACATCTTGGAACGTGTCATCACGAGGTCGCACTTACCGAGCGTGATTTCCTGGACGCACTCCACGATACGATTTATCAAACGGAGAGTTATTGTACCACGACGATTCGTGCGTCGGTAGGGAATTACTTAATCAGTAAATACATTCAACAACAGACGGATGATGTGGTCATTTACTGTGGTGATATGTCCGATGAGATATTCGGGTCATACCGCGGGTTCTTGAAAGCCCCAAACGATGCGGAATTTAAAGCAGAAAATGAACGTATGATTCGCGATGTCCGGTTTTTTGATCTCCTTCGGTCGGATAAGAGCATTAGTGGTGCGGGGTTGGAAGCTCGTGTTCCGTTTGCGGATAAGGCGTTTTTGACGTACGTGATGTCGATACCGGCACGGTTCAAGCGATTTTATGACGGCGGGGCGGACCCTCGTATGGAGAAATACATCCTTCGTAAAGCATTTGAGAGCGAAGGATTGTTACCCGATGATGTATTGTGGCGTAGGAAAGAGGCATTTAGTGACGGAGTAAGTAGCCAGAATGGACGGTCGTGGATTCAAATGATCAAAGAACACGTCGACCGTATTATTTCCGACACAGATTTCAATAACCGCCGGCACTCATTGTATTCTCTTTATAATCCTCCTTATGACAAGGAGAGTTTCTATTATCGTCGGATTTTCGAATCATTTTATGATGGTCGCGGTGAAACAATCCCGTATTATTGGCGTCATCCCTTTTGCGATGGTGTGCTTGACCCGAGTGCTCGATTGCTTGATTTTTATGTGACTGACGCGGTGACGGATCGGGTGGTGGCCGATACTGGTGCGACAGCAGCCACAGATCTGGGTGCCAAGACTGGTCTCGACAGTTAATCCTCACTACACTGAATAATAATACCAATATATAGTAATACTGGTATTATAGTGATTTGATATCAATGAATCCAATAAAAGCCGCTGCGGAAAATCTCGCAGTGATGATAATGAATGGAATACGCGATCTGGTCGCTCCATTTTTCCAGAAATATGCGAATTATTATAAATATATCGATGTTATTTTCTATGGGACTTATGCTATTATCTTACTCGGGTTTTATAATACTATACCTGAATATATACCTGTTTTCCGAAACACGATATTATATATCGCGGTGTTTATTTTATTGATTCGTTTCAATACCATTTCGTGGACAAACCCGAAATTCGCAATACTCGGTGGAAATAAGTTTAGCGAGTTTGATCGTAAACTTATCATATCAACGTGTATATTCATCTTGTTTACACATATTGTTTCTGAAGCGGTGGCAAATTATACAAAGGAACAAATCAAAAAAAATATTACACAGCCAGTAAGTACCAGTGTGGTTCATCCAATTTATAATTATATCGATACATCTGGAGCAGTTGATAAACTTCCCGCAGTGAAGACATTTTTACAGCAGCAGCAGCAGCAGCAGCAACGTCCTGGTCCTGGTCCTGGTCCTGGTCCCGGTGCGTAATATAGAAGTTTACTGTAAATCCTGAAAAAATTGAAATGTTTTGTATAGTCTAACTAATGTGGTGTGAATCGTAATTGAAACGTAAGAGACAATGGCACAAGAACAGCAGCAGCAGCAGCAGCAGCAGCAGCCGGAACACCAGGTAGTACCGGCAGAAGTGATACGTCCCACTATGCCGGTGGACGTCGACATTCAAAACCAATTGGACATCGTGATGGCGATTATCGATGAAAATCAAGACAAAATGACCGATGGTGAGTATTTACGTGCGATGAACGCACTGGGTTCATTACACAAACACAAACGAACCGCATTTGGTGGCGGGACACGACACCGTGCCGGCGGTGGAGGCGGTGCCGGCGGAATGGAGAGATGGTTGACATTGGATGACATTTGCGACGATGATGAATTATACGATGAAGTGATGGAACTGGCAGATGACATCATCATTGAATTATGTGGTGACGATTCCAGCATTTATGCCAGCGATGACACCCTTATGGTATCTCGCGGCGAAGAAGAGGTTGTATTTGACCTCGTTGTCAATTACAAACCAGAAGAAGGAAATGCCGGCTACGACGCATCGCCACTGACGCTTCATTGTGCTCTTCAAATGATTACACTACGTCTATTCAAGGATACGCATCACGAACTCGAAACTGTTCGTCCTGTGAGTTGCCAGTGTGGATGGCGAGGAGCACAGGGCAACTGGGATCGCCATATTCGCAATGAACGTCATCAGCGTTGGGTTGCCCGTGAAGAAAACCGTAAGGCGGCCGTAAGAGCTGCTGCTGCGTCATTGGCGGCTGCGGCTGCGGCTGAGGCGGAAGCATTGGCATTGGAAAATGATGAAGACTATCAGGTGAGTCGAATGTATCAGGCATTTATGGACGCATCGGACACGACGGTGGCAACGACGGTGGCCTCATCGGACACGGAGTCAGATCCGGATGTCATTTATATCGACGAGGAACGCTTGACGCCCGATTCACAAAGGGGAAGGGAAGAACTTATCGCGGCTGCGGTGGCCGCTGGAAAAAGGGTTGTCTACATACATCACACCACGACCCAATGGCGCCGTATACAGTAAAAATTACTCTCGATTACTTGTTCTTGATTGTCTTATTTCGCATATTCTTCACCGCGGATGCTTTATCTACATAAAATACATTGTTGCTGCTGCTGTTGCTGCTGCTGCTGCGTTGCCGTGTACTGTTTTTTTTCATTGTTCTACTTCCTCGTTTACGTATAGTCTCCGGCGGAAAAGGCCCATCCTTGAAAAACTGCTGAAGGTGGTGTAATATATACTTGCTAATGATTTCGTCTATTTCGCGCGGGTTCATTTTGTTATGATGTTTTCGGCCGTCATATTGTGCCTGGTTGGCACGTTTTATAAGCAAGTTCTGTAATTCAATAGTAATCACCTGCTTCTTTACTTGCGGTGTCATCGTCGAGAGGATCGACCCCGTTATCGGTTTCAGTGGTTCAAACACATTTTTATATAATTTGCTACTCAGAAAGCGGAGGACATAATGCTCGAATGGAATATAAGAATGATACCCCTGTAATTTAATATAATACACCTTTTCATCCACCATCCGTTGGTGTAATACATCATCTAGAAAACATATTTCAATATCCGGTGGAAGACGCGAACAACGCAGAAATTCGCTTACTGTTTTCTCACCTGTAGTTCGTTCAGGGTATTTCGACGACGACGACGACGACACATCGCTGCTACCATTTCTCGGTTTAAATCCGCCGATAATATGGTCGAATAATGGCGGGATAATCGCCAATTCCGTGGACGCCGTGGACGCCGCAGACGCCGTCTTCTTACTCCGTAGTTTCATTTCAAGATAATCACGAATATGCTGAACCCACTTATCCGGCCCCTGATTATTCGTATATATCATCACTTTACTACATACCCCAATGTCTTTCTTTTTACGAATATAATCCAATATTCGTATAATATTCGGGCGGAATATCTCGGGGAAGATTTCAACTAAATCGTTGAAGTGTTTATACGAAATATCCGCTTTATAATATTCATCAAGGGTCGCACAAAATATCCCAAACTGGGCGAAATTCCCGAGTGTTTCATCTACATCAAATACGACTACTTTCGGCTTACGTTTGGTGGGTGTAGACGTCATTATATATACGGATATATAATTATTACACATCTTCCACATACTCTACCGCACGCAGTATAAGCAATTCTTCGCGACTTAATCGTTGAAATACGACATTTAGTTCAAATTTGATCTGAAAAACAAAATGTTTGACATTACGTATCGTAATTTGATGTAATCCGTCCTCTGGTCTCACTTTGACGGAAAATAATGTTCCACCAAGTGTCAGATACGGCTTGGTTTCAAGTGACCGTAATGGTATCCATCGCAATAATTGCGTATGTTTTAAATCACGCGGGTCTTCAATGACACGATACATTTGTAATTTCCGATCGAAATCCTCCATTTTTTCCGTTGGTAAATTCAACGACGAGAGAATCTCTCGACGACGTTCAGCTATCTTCTTCAATGTAAGATTGGCGATTGTGCTGTTTTCCGTCTTATTCATCGCGTTTAATATCGCATTCACATCCAGGGGAAATGTCGGTTCATCTAACACGGATTGTAATAAATCATCATCTGAATTTACAGCATAATCAGTCTCCTGTACACTATGATGTGCCCGATGATGAGACGACGGCGGGTCGGCGCTTGCGCCTCCTCCTATGGGATCGGACCCGGAACCGGACCCGGACTCTGAATCCGATCCGGACTCTGAACTACTACGTGTATCGAATTCATTGTCATCGTTGTCGTCGTCGTCGGATATTCCATTTGTATATTGTCTATTTAGTAATTCATCAATATTCAAACCATTATATTCTTCTTCCAATTGCCCTGTTCTGGGCCTGGACCTGGACCTAGACCTAGACCGAGACCGAGACCGAGACACCGATGGACGCATATATTCTAAATCCACGACTACCATCTTTTTTGAAGGCGGAATCGAAGGCGGAATCGCCATCTTATAATTCATTCCCGAAGGGGCAGTAAGCGTAATATACATAATACAAATACTTATTTATGTAATATTCGCCTATATTTGTGACGATGAAACACGGTTTTGCGATCATTTTGGCACCTCCTTACTGAAAACCTGAGCATATATAGCATTATCTTATAGCTTTTTGAATAGTCAGTCAGCCGGGAAAATGGCACGGTTCCGTCCAAAAATGGCGTCGGATGCTCTTTTTTGTAAACACCTGACTGAGATCCCGCGGGTGATTGGGTGAAAATCAGCCGAAATCGTAAATTATGCTCTCGTCAGGCTAAACACGCAAAAAACGCGTTTTAAAAGTAAAACGGCCAAACCCGGATTTGGACATTTTTGAAAAAAAACAAAAAAACCCTTTTTCCCCGAGAGCATATATAGCCGTTTTGTTTTTGGTGATATTACTGAATATGGTGTAAATGTTGCCAAAATCTCTAAAGTGCATTTTGACAAAATTACTACAAATACTACAAATACTACAAAAAAACCCCTCAAAATACTACACATTTTAGACGATGATGTTCGATTTTTGATAAGATAATGGCAACATTTAGACCAACCGATGGTGCGGATGTTGCCATTCTCACTGGGAGAAATGAAAAGTCAGTGTGCCGGAGGCGAATAAATATTAGAGATATATAATAGACTATAATAGACGATTTGATTTTATCCAATTTTAAAGCGGTGAAAAATGCCAAGAAAGTATGTTGACTACTCAAAAACCTATGTCTACCAACTTACTTGTAAAACATCCAATAAAAATACGGTAGATTCATATATTTCATATACAACCAATATAACTCAGAGGAAATACAAGCATAAACGTGAAGCATTAGATTCTGTTCATCACCATACAAAATTATATGATTGTATTCGGAAGAATGGTGGATGGCCGAATTGGACGTGTATAATTTTGGAGGAATGTTCTTGTAGTAATGAATTCCAGGCCAGGGAACGGGCGAATTTCTATATTATGAAAATGAAACCAAATTTGAACGATGAAAAAATGGACGAAAAGACAAAAGACTCCGTCCTTGAAGTTCCTGATTTTAAACCGAATATTTTCGCCGATAAAGTAGACGCATCGAATCTATCGACCGTTTTGGACGGGGCGGTTTTAGCCGCAGAAGCGTCGGCGCCGGTCGTTAGTAAAGAAGGAAAGTATATTTGCCTTTGTAAAAAAACCTACGCTCATCGTTCAAGCTATTATAAACATACATCTACGTGTCTTCAATTTCAACATAAACAAGCCACGAATAAAACGGTTGTAGATAATTCATTGAATACTCTTTCTGTGTCTATTATTTCTACTACAACGACGATGATGACAACGACGACGACAATCGAGACATCATTGGTTGCGCCGGCGCCGGTGCCTGTGGATGTGCCTGTGGACGTGGATGTAGACGTCCCAGTTATTCATTCTGCCGGTGCCGGTGACAGTGATGACGAAAATACCGAAATGGTTCGATATCGATTCAAATCTAAAAAAAAAGCGAATAAAATAGAGGAATCTAGTATTTTTCAATATTCAAACTTTAGTAATTCGGAAATCTCTGTTCAAATCTCTGAAAAACCATCGTATACATATTCTGAATCAGGGTCCGGCTCAGGGTCCGAGTCCGGTTCAGTGTCTTCCGAATCCGACTCCGAATCGGAAAGCGGTGTGGATTATACCGACGCTGACGGATCAGTTTCCGTGACAACGGATGCGACGGCGGAATCTGCCGTATCTGAATTATTATCCGCACAAAACGAGAAACTGAAAGATTATATTCGGAAAATGATATCCGCGCTTACAATGGATAAAAAACGGAGCAAGAAATCTCTCGTCAATTCTCTCGTATTTGAGTTATTAGATCAGAATAAAACCCTCCAAAAACAAATCGTGGAATTAAGCAAGGAACGGAATATTATCGTCAATAATACGAATAACAACCAATTTAATTTGAACTTCTTCTTGAATGAACAATGTAAAGACGCGGTGAATATGACGGAGTTTGTGGATTCTCTCGAAATTACGATGGACGACCTGACGTATACCCGGAACCAGGGACTTGTGGAAGGGATTAGCAAGGTGATGATTGACGGATTGAAACAAATGGATCTTTATAAACGGCCGATACATTGTACGGATCAGAAGCGTGATACGATTTATATTCGGGATAATCATCAGTGGGCGAGAGATGAAGGGAATGCGCGGATGCGTCAGGTGTTTGTGGATATCGCCAACAAGGAATACTTTGCGGTGAAAAAGTGGATGGATTTACACCCGGGATGGGAGACGAATAGTAGGTTACAGGATTTTCATCATAAGATGATTCGAAATGTCCTTCACGAAATCAAGGATGACCCGATTGGTGAACGTAAGATTATGAAAAGTATAGAGCGAGAGATTTTCATAGAGAAGTGAAATTGGTGGTTATTATCTATGGTTAATATACAACAAAATGAAGTCAAAAACGAATAGAAGAGTTAAACGCGTTAAAAAGACGCTACGAACACGGAGGAAGTTAAGAAAAATGAAGGGGGGGGTAATTGAATGGTTTCAAAAACGTAAAAATGAAAGGCAAGTCGCATATTGTAGAGAATGTCTAACAACGTGTAATGGTGTTACTCAAACACAACCGCAACCTCCTCCATCCCAAACGCAACCTAACGAGAACGGTTGGTATGCTACATCTGATGGTTCTTTTCGTAATGGGGGGTACGGCGGATTTACCTTGTTAAAAAATGAGAGTCTAACCAATAAGGATAATAGTATAAATACGTCAGGTATTGAATATAGTAAATATTCGACACTTATAAATAAACTCCCAAATCCGTCAAAAGAATATAAATCAAACGGAAAAAAATATAATATATTTTGTGATAATTTTAATTTACACTGGAAAAATATAGATACATCAGAAGAATATAGTTTTAATATAACCAACCCACTACAAATAACTATTGATGGAAAAAATGAAACACTTAGTTTACCGTGGTTTGGAATGTAAAATTAGAAGTGTATGCGTGTGTCGTCGTCGAGAGAAATATACATACAAAATGAAGTGTATGTCTATATCATTATCATTATCATTATCATTATCATCATTACTGTTACGTCTAAAACTTCGACCCGATAACCTCATTGGCCGCCATCGGCTCAAACGACATCATCCCACCGGGCATTCCACCGCCGACATTTTGTGCGTACGTGCTGTTAAAGTGCTGGGTTTGCTGGCTTGCCTGCGAGAGACCGTAGTCCGCAGTGCCAGTATTCCGGTTGGCGGTGAGGACGGGGTTAGGAGGTGCCATTCCACCACCGACCATTCCACCGGGCATACCTCCAGCGTAAGGCTGTGAGAGGGGTTGTGTGATGCGAACGGCACCACTGCCGCCCTGTGCGCCTCCGGCTTGTGCGCCGCCACCTCCCGCACCATTATAACTCGACTCACCACCCAGGAGCTCAATCGTGCGCTCCACGATAATCTGGACCTTCTCGCCCAACTTTGTCTTAATACTCAACAGAATCATCAATATTCCTAAAATAGTTGTCGTGAAGTTGAATTCAGTGTATCTGTATCCGGAATAAGTGGGGATATAGGTGATTAACCGATGGATAAAGTAGATGAACACGAACATAAACAGGATTTGACCGATGATTTCGACTAAAACCATCAAGGTCGCCTTGTGGTCGTCGGGTTCAGGGACATACGTGCGGACCAAATACAACATAACCAAGATAGGGATGAAACCAATAAGCGTATATTGGACGATGTTTAATAAGACGCCTTGTTGTTGTTCATCCAAGCGAAACACGTGGTCGACAAATGAACTGCCACGTTTTGTTCCTTCTTTGACGGTTTCTTCAAACGCCTCCATTTACGAGTTTTTATAAGTATATATATACCAGTGAAGATTTAATTACGGGATGAAATGAAATGAAATCGAATCGAATCGAATCGAATCGAATCGAATAATGAATTAAACACAACGGTTTCTTTAATATTATCGAATCGAATCGAATCGAATCCGAATCGTCCGAATGCTTCGCCGTTTCTCTCGTATCAATAGCACGCCTCATTATATCCTATCTGTGCCCGCCGATGCCGACGCCATCAACACCGCCACCGACGACGCTACCGACCAACTCCCCACACCTGTCACCCCCCACGAAGAGTATCAATACCTAAATCTTATTCACGATATTATTGAACAAAACCACGAACACGATAGCCGGAATGGAACCACACTTTCGGTATTCGGCGCTGCGATGGTATTCTCATTAGATCAAGGACGAATTCCTATTCTTACAACCAAACAAATGGCGTGGAAGACTTGTCTTAAAGAATTATTCTGGTTCATTCGGGGGAAAACAGATAATCGCCTGCTACAGGATGCGGGCGTCCATATTTGGGACGATAATGCCTCACGTGACTTTCTAGAATCACGCGGATTGTCGCACTACGCCGACGGCGATCTAGGGCCCGTATACGGGCATCAATGGCGTCATTTTAATGCTACATATTCTACGTGTGATGCCGATTATACAGGTAAGGGCGTCGATCAATTGGCCGATATTATCCGGTGTTTAAAACACCCCACCGAGAGATTTTCACGTAGATTGATTATGTCTGCGTGGAACCCGTGTCAAATCGATGAGATGGCCCTACCCCCTTGTCATATCCTCTGCCAGTTTAATGTAGATAATCAAAATCGACTGTCGTGTGCTTTATACCAGCGGAGTGGTGATGTCGGATTAGGCGTACCATTTAATATCGCATCATATAGCTTTTTGACACACTTATTGGCGAAACATTGTGGATTAATCGCCCACGAATTCGTATATCATTTAGGAAACGCACATATTTATGATGATCACATAACCGTATTACGAACCCGGCAATTACAGTTGAAACCGTTTGCTTTTCCACATTTGGAAATAACGACGCTGAGAGATGATATTAACGCATATGTATTGGAGGATTTTCGCGTAATGGATTATAAATGCCACTCTCCTCTGAAAATGAAAATGCGAAAATAATATAGAAATAATCTATTTATACATTTTATAATCTTATATTCAATGAGTGGAAACGCAGCTTTATCCGCCGCACGTAAACGCCGTGCTTCATCTTCTCCCAGTGTTGCTGGAAGTACGCCTTCATCCCAACAATTCAGCGGTTCTTATTATACCGGAAATAATATCCAACATATTCAGACGATGATGAATCAATCTAATGCTGCTCCGCCACGAGGACATTCGGCGGCGTCCTCGGCGGGCGGAGCAAATGTCCCGCCTACAATACCATTGAACGTCTACGAAAATATCGAAATGATTAAACAACAGATTGAGCAGAGAACGAAATTAATCCAGACCCAGGGGTCTACAATGACACCTGAAAAGTTGAAAATTCTTCATAAACAGAACGAGGTTCAAATTCAAATACTGAAACAGCGTATGCTTATGGTTCAAGAGATGGAAATGGCATCAAGTCCGAAAACGACGAATTCTCCTGTTCAAATGGCACCGGCACCGGCATCAGCAGCATCAGCACCGCCACGACAGTTCAAGAATGAACCGCAATTTATTTACGAGAAGGGTATTCCTCGCCCGAATCCAAATTATAATAACGGGAATATGAGTAATATCGATACGACGACGACAACGACGACGACGTCTACTACGGCACATACCCCACAACAACGAACTACTACGGCACAGCCTTCACGTACTTTTCCGACTGCTATTCTTACACCGTTTGTAAGTATGATTACATCTACAGGTGCGACACCGCCGCCTCTTGTGATCTTGAAAAGCCACGATGAAAAAATAGGAGAACACGATGCTGTATTAAATGACTTGGCGAATCGTATCAATTATATTCATTCTCAGGTAGATGAGCTGTCGCAAAATAATAGTAGTAATGCCCGCGGCCACGCCGCACACGCACACGCACACGTCCGAGACGATACCGCAGCAGACGTAGATGCCGATGCCCACGAAGACGAGGACGCCGACGCCGACGCCGACGCCGATGAACCAGGCGATGAAACTGAACTATTGATGGAGACTGTAATGAATGATTTAATCAATAGTCGTGATTTTGTCCAAGGTATCGTAGATAAGATTGTAAATGAAACCAATCTATCCGAGACGATCCTTAAAGTTGAACCGATTATCAAGGAGAATCAGGAATTACGGTCATTGATTCACTCACAACAGCAAATGCTGAATGAAATGAATACGATGGTTATGCGCCTATTGAATCAACGACAACAATACAATGAAACCGACGCTACCGCCACCGCTGACGCCACCGACGCCGCCGACGCTACCGACGCCGACGCCACTGCCGAAGCCGAAGATACAAATCCGGCAACCGAAATTCAAAACGATGAGAATGGGTTTGATGAGAATGGATTGTGTCATCAACAATCATCGAGTGTACCCGATATAATGCCATTACACGGATTCATTGTTCCTGATATGGATAATGCTGATATGAGTATTTGTTATGTAGACGATAATGTAATCCACGAAGATCCATTATCCGTATTGATTCGTGACACGGATATGGATGCGGCAATTGATGCTGCGGTGGATGCGGCAATTGATGACGACGAGCACGACGACGAGCACGATTATACCGCTGAAGCACCACATTTTCCATCAGATTCACGCATTGCTTTAGTTATCAACGAAATCTAACATAAAAATAATTGAGTATAAACCTATAAATATTAGTATTCAAACATAGTAATATTTACAATTCATTTTCTAGGATGTTAATTATTTCCATTTTCATTTTTTGTATCGTTCTTTTCTTATATCTTCATATTCATTTTCATATGAAACGTAGTAATGATTTAGAAGTATATGAAATAGAACAACCGTCCAAACAACGTTTAGAAGAAGTATGCGATATACGCCAACCGACAACATTTGAATATTATAATGAGCATTTATTAACCGCTTTATCCTATCACGGTATAACTACAAATTATAGAGCATTTGATATTCAAGTACGTGACGTATCACCGTCTGCTGCTTCTGCTGCTGCGTCGTCAGCGGCATCGGCATCGGATTCGCCCCCCGAAAGATCGCAAAAAGGAACAGACAATACAAACAATAATACAGTTCTTTATATTCCAGTGACATTGAAGATCGCACACGAGGTCTTCCAGAAGGATACAGAATCCAAATATATTAGCGAGAATAATGCGGATTTCATCGACGAGACGGGGCTTGTGAAAGTTTTCCAATTGAACGATGATTTTTTAAGACCGTATATGGTGTCAACGTGTATGTATGATGTTATGATGGCGTCGGTGGCCACGACAACACCCTTACGATATGAAGTGAATTATCGTAATTATTTCTTGGTGACACAAGGCCGGGTGAAAATCCTATTGATACCACCGAAAGACAGTAAATATTTATACCCAATCAGCGATTATGACGTATTTGAGTTTCGATCTCCCGTCAATCCGTGGAAAGTCCAGCCAGAATATCAGGACGATTTCGATAAAATCAAGACACTCGAAGTCGAATTATTCCAAGGGATGATAATGTATATACCCGCATATTGGTGGTATAGTGTCCAGTTCGTCGTCCCCGAAACAAGCGTTTGTTCGTTTAAATATCGCACACATATGAACACGATTTCGATTTTACCACACACGATGATGAATGTTCTTCAGAACTTGAATATAAAGAGAGATACACTTGAGAAACGGGTATATATTCCGGATCATTTCAAACCGAAACAGACCGTCGTTGTGACACCAGCCACAAAAACACCCGTCGTGTCACAAGCGCAACAACCGATAAACTCTCAACATTATGATAATCAATATTTGCCGTCATCGTTACGCAACAATCATAATCCGTTTAGTATAACCGCAATGAATATTGTACCGGTGCCGGTACCGGATGTTGATAAGCAAGTGATATCATCCGTATTAGGAGGGGGGTTGATTACAGAGTCGGCTACTGGATCAGGCATACCGATAGCCGCTGACAGTAGTGCTGGTGGCAATGGCAGCAGCAGCAGTAGTAGCAGCAGCAGCAGCGTCGATATATTACCATCTGCTGATTATAACTTGACTCAAAAGGAGGTAACTATTCTATAACAATACACGTAATCTCTCGCATACATCATCAATAGAAATCGAATCGTAGGAAAGCATTCGTGTAAACAATTGACTTAAATGTGGATTTGCGATAGAGTCCAAAACAAGTGTGCTAACATATCCGATCGAATTGAAAAAATACGACGGATATTTATAATAATAACTGTAAAACTGTTGATGAATGTATAATGTAATAAATGCTAATCCAAGAGACCAAACATCGTGTTTCTTTTTAACGACACTCCAATTGTATTTATCGGTTCGTTTCGAATCGTGTATATTTCTAAATTCAGGATGACAATATGGGATGGTTCCGCCCGTACCTATACCTAGATTATCCTTCCCGGCTAGACCAAAATCAATTAAATACACTGAAAAATATCGGGATTTCACCGGATCGTTTATATTAAAACCGTTTTCCTCTTTGATGAGTATATTATCCGGTTTTATATCACCGTGGACAAGTCCAGCCGAATGTATTTTCTGGAGTAACAACGCACATTTATAAAATAGATGAGTAAAAAACACGAATTTTGTTTTCGAGAAATTAATATTGACGTTGTCTTTAATATTATCGGTTGCCCAGGTATGTAACGACTCGGTATACTTGATATACGGCTGAATACTAAACGAAATATTATTGAATCGTAATCGGTTATAAAATACACGCGAATAATTCGTGTCGTTGGCGGTGGCGATGATGGCCGCGTCGTCGTTTGCGTCGTCGTCTGCGTCGATGATATCACCTTCATTACCATCTCCGACATATTTACATCCACACGGTTCGTTTTCGCAATCACATATATTGCCATTTATGTTTTTTTTCATATTGATATATGTGAAATATGGAATGACAATATGTTCGTATGGGTTGTTGTTATTGTCGGCATCTTTTAACGTATTGATAATCTGCTGTTCGTCTAGAAAACAATACGGGGAATCATCGATACGAATAATATAATCGTTGTACCGAAAAACCCCGGATAAATACTTTGTTTTATCGGATTTGTATAATTTCTTCTCTTCGAACATCGACCTGTATAAATTATTAGCAATAATGACATATAATAACCTTAATTTAGTTTTAAATATAATATTCGTTGTTTCATCGCCGCCGATTGATAATTTTTCTAGTTTATTCTCGTATTTTTTATGTAAAACGACATTATCAATATTGATATTGCTGTTTGTTAATACGTTAACGAGTTCTTGTAATTCATAATCGTTTTCTAATGTGGTTTTCTGTATTATAGTATTGAATAGTTTACGTTCACTGCCAGTGCCAGTGAGGTCAGAATTATTCCCAGTCACAGTTTCAGAGCCTAAGCCTGAGCTAGAGTCAGACTCGGACTCGGAACCGGACCAGGAATTATTCACAAACATTTGTTGTGAATTTTGTAATATATTGTAACCGTTTCGTTTATTTACAATAATCCGATTTATTATTTTGGTATATATCAGATTCCGGATCTTTGTAAAAAGAGATATCATATATCACTTTATACTATTATAAGAATACATCTATATTTATTTCCAAGTGCGGATTTTATTTCGATCCGTTTCCAAATGTGCTCTCCTGACAATACGTGACATACAAAAATCCATCCGCATTCTTATGTGTATCATATATCGTTCCTACGACCGACGTAATCGGGTATATCTTGTTATTAATAAACATAAAGAGTGCCTTTTCCGCGGGAAACTTGACGCGTTTTCGGATAATCTGCTGAAGCTGAAGAAGTGTCAAATCTCTCGGAGTGATGTATTTAGACTTGTCGATAGGGTAGGAGTCCCGGTCATTTTTTGATGGTTGGATAATAAGCGGAACACGGTCGGGGTATTTTTCAAGAATAATCTGCGACTTTTTAACGCGTTCTAAATAATCGTTGGAAATATCCCCAGAAACGCTTGAGTTCTTGTTTATTTCAGAATTATAGACACGCACACCACCTCCAATAGGTGACAAAAATGTGGATGTTGAATAAATATTGTCAGAGGGGTATTGTTGTTGTTGTTGTGCCGTAAGTTCTGTCATTGTGGCACCACTTCCAGGGATGGTAGGACGTAATGTCGGTGAAGAATAATGTGATGTAATAGTATTCATTTCAACTGTATATTATTATATATCTTACTTCGATTTATATCTTATATTACACCGATCGAAAAGAAAATAAAGCAATTCAACTTGATAAATTGAAATCTATTGTTTACATCCATTGGATGATAGAACGAGAACGACAAAATGGCTGATATTCGCAATTATACAACGAAGACAATTGTCAGGAAATTACCGGAGATCAATTCCGAGACGACGACGCCGACGCCGACGCCACCGACGCCGACGCCACCAGTTGCCGACCCTGAATTATTAGTAATGTCCCCAGAACAAAAAGACGCATACGCGAAATACATTGCGGGACAAAATGTGTTTATAACTGGACCTGGCGGAACTGGTAAATCCGCGCTCATTCGAGAGATTTATAAATACGGACAGCAACACGGGCATAATATCCAGGTATGTGCGTTAACAGGATGTGCCGCCGTGATGCTGAATTGTAAAGCGAAAACCATTCATTCGTGGGCCGGGATCGGGCTTGCGAATGGGGACGTCGAGAGAATTGTCGATAAAGTCGATAAGAACTTCTTCAAAAGGAAAGAATGGCGAAAGACACGCACACTCATCATTGATGAGGTAAGTATGATGTCGAAACGCTTGTTTGATATTCTGAATATCGTCGGTAAAACTGTGCGAAACTGTCACTCGCGTCCATTCGGTGGTATTCAGGTCATCTTTTGCGGCGACTTTTATCAGCTACCGCCGGTTGGCGTGAATACGGAAGACCCCGACAATTCACGCTTCTGTTTCGAAAGCGAATCTTGGTTTACGGCATTCCCTAAAGAGAACCATATCCAATTGAAACAGATATTTCGTCAAAATGACCCAGTATATTGCCAGGTGTTAAACCAGGTGCGTGAAGGGCGGATCACACGCCGAACCGACGAAATCCTGCGTTCTCGTGTAGGCGTGATTCTTCCCGACGTATCTGAAGACGGGACACCACAGACCAAACCGACCTTGCTTTATTCTACCCGGTCACGCGTCGATGAAATCAACCGCTTGGAAATGGAGAAATTGAAAATATTGGACCCAGGGAGTCGCACATATTCTTATCAAATGAAGGCCATTACAGATTTACCAATGACGGATAAAGAACGCCAGTTTCGTGCTTCGCAGTCCCAGGAACGCATTTCAATGGAGATATTTTCCCTCAAAAACAGTATATTGTGCGACGATGTCGTTCATTTGAAAGTAGGAGCACAAGTGATGTGTGTGATTAATATGGAAGAAGCCGTCACCACCGCGTCGACACCGATTTGTAATGGGAGTCAGGGGGTTATCATTCGTATGACCGAAACTGTCCCTGAATTACCGGTCGTTCGGTTCAACAATGGGCTCGAAATGGTGATTAATTATCATACTTGGGTGAGTGATAATATCCCAGGTCTCGGCGTATCTCAAATACCGCTGATTTTGTCTTGGGCGATTACAATCCATAAAAGTCAGGGTGCGACATTGGATCGGTGTATCATAGATATAGGGGATGGTGTATTTGAAGCCGGTCAGAGTTATGTCGCGCTTTCACGCATAAGATCCCTAAGTGGAGTAAGTATAAGCAGTTATGATGTGTCAAAAATCCTGGTGAACAAACGGGTGAAGTTGTTTTACGGAGGGTTGTCCGGCCCGTCGTCGCCCTCGGAGAAATAGAAACCCCGGTTCGTTCGGGCCGGAGAAAAAGAAAGCCCGGTCAAAAAAAAAGGTAAGAAGGTGCGAGTTTAAGAGAGAAATAGAAAAAATTGAAATGCTTTTTTTCAAAAAGAAATAAGAACAGCGATCAAGCAAAGAGAATGAACGGAATGACAGGAATGAATGAAGAAGTGATGAAGGGTCTGATGGAGATCCTGGTGCGAAGACTGTCGGTGGTGTTTGAGAAGGACGAGAAAGAGGTGAGTGAAGCGGTGAAAGAAGAGATGAAAGCGTTGATGGAAGCGTACAAGACGTGGACACAAGCGATGACAAAAAGCG